GGTATCTCTTACGCTAATGGCTTGGCGCAGGCCGATAGATGTGATTGCGTGGAGTCAACAAAGACGTGGTCATGGTCGGTATCTATGAATAATGATTGCATGAGCCATGAACAACTTGTCACATCAAGAGGATTTACGATTACGTATAATAATCAATGTGGTAGATCTATATCTGGTTCTGTGAGTGGTATAGGATATACACAAAACGGAGAAGAGCAGGTCAATAGCGCTAGCTTTACAATTCCCGCAGGATCCGGAACCAAGAGTGGAAGTGTATATTTTAGCCGAGAAGTGGTATGTGGAGATGTAACAATCTCTGGTCATGATTCAGGTAATTGTTGACAATCACTGCTGTTATGGTTTTTAATAAAAAGGAGAGACTTATTAGCCTCTCCTTTTTTGTTATACATCAGAATCTTAACAGTTCCCAGATCCTCCTCCAGAAACCCTTATAGACCCACATTGTACTCCTGAATAAAAACCTATGACACCGGTTTTTTTACCAGACCCAGTAGGTATACTTACGGTAGTACTTCCAGCCGTAACGGCTTGTCCAAGATCATCCTTACCAGTAACAGTTACAGTTATTGATTTAGATGATCCACATTGATTATTGTAAGACACTTCATAGGAGCACTTTAATGCGGATGTAGAACCAGACAGGCCATTACAAGGATCACCGCTCAGCATAGCGTTGGCGCTCCACGTCTTTGTTGACTCCACGCAATCACATCTATCGGCCTGCGCCAAGCCATTAGCGTAAGAGATACCATCGGATTGTAGGTTATTGTCGGCTATCCTATTTGCCTCGTCCTTGGTACAAGCCTCATATTTACCAGCGATTTGCTTATAATGGATAGTCTTAGGAGTACAGTTGCTAGGACAGTTCGTAGCCTTGACATTTCCCCATCGGTCATCATTGCCAACCTTAGAAGGACATATCTTAGCATCAACTAAATATTGTAATGCATCCATGTACTCTTTATACTTGTTATAAGCTTGTTCACTAGCCAGATTCGATGAAGAAGCACAAAAATCACCAGCGCTAATCACCTTAACAGGGCTATCAGGAACACATATATCACCGCATTCGCCCGAACATCCCTTACATACCTCATTGGTATAGATAGTGTAGTCATATGGATTACAGCAATGTTTACCACCATCCCGCCAATATCCTGTAGGATCGCACTCGCTAGAATAATGCTCCTCGCTATTACCATTATTACACCTGCTATTATCCATATGATATGTATTATCACACCCGCATCCACAAGATCTAGAATCGGACTCAACCAACTCATCTTGATTTGGGGCTGAAGAGCAAGGATTGGTCTGATTCCTACTCCTACGATAATCGCATCCACTACAATAGTAACTCCAATCATCATAAGATGGGGTATCATCGTCATCGGCGCAATCACCATTCTTATTAGCGTAAGCTTGAGCGGCGGTCTTAGTCGCCGTATCATTCTTGAAAGCGTTTTGAACCTTGCTGTCGGCATCCGCCTGAGATACGGTAGATGTCAACGCTGACAACCCTAAGGCGCTATAAGGAACGGATAGAGCGACACCATGTTTACATGTACCACAATTATCCTTATAAAATGTAGCGCTTCCAGTACCGGTCCATACACAAGTTCCATGTTGGTTAGCGTAATCCTGTCCCTTCTGGTCTAAGATCTGCTCGGCCTTGCTTCTGGCATCAGCCAAAGAAACCTTGCTGGTGATAGGCGTACCGCCGTTAACCTGCGTAGAGGTCACTGTTATTCTCTGACCAACCCCGCTTCCGGCGCAATTGTTCCTATAGAAGTCACGGCTTGCCACGTAAGTCCATGTACATCCTCCATTCTTATTGGCGTAAGCCTGACCATCAGATCCACGAACCGCGTTCTCAGCCTTCTTGTTAGCGTCAGCCAAAGATATGTTGGAGGTATACGGATGTCCTGGCAGCCTATCGCTACTTACGGATACCATGTCTCCTACGCCGCCATCAGCGCAATTGTTCTTCCTAACCTGTCCGGTATAGCTTCCTGTCCACGTACAAGTACCTTTCGAGTTAGCCACGCTCTGTCCCTGAGCCGTAACAGCCGCCAATGCCTTGGCGTTAGCGTCAGCTTGTGACACACATGACTTAAACTTACCATCAGAGCTAGGACTTGGGTCCGTAACATCATTCTGGGTTACAGTAACAGAACTACCCACACCTCCGTCAGCGCATTGGCGGGTAAAGGCCTTGGATGCCGTACCAAACCAGAAACATGTATTATTACCACCAGCTATATACCGCTCTTGATTATCAGGATCAGTATAACAGGTATTGGTGTTACGTTGATGTAATTGAGAGATACAGTCCTTACATACGGTCTCTATAGTCTCCCATACCGGTTGCTCGGTCTTCGTATGGCACGTATCATCATAGTTCTTGTTGACGAACGCCTGACCCATTCTGTCGATATAGGCCTTAGCCAAAGCGTCTGCCTCTTCCTGAGAACGGGTTGAGGTAAAGAACTGACCCATAAGATCCGGGGTTACGGTGATAGGATCTGCATACTGACAAGTAGGACACTTAGGAGTGAACTCCTTGCTATAATTACCTACATATATCTTCAGTTCGTCGCAAGTACCACGATCGTTGGCTATAGCCTGACCTTGCGCCTTGACAGCGGCCTTGGCAAGCTCATCGGCGGCGAACTGGCTCTCGTATGAGTAGAACGGACCTCCGGTCACGTCAGCCTCAGTAACGGTAACTGAAGACGGGATAAGACCAGACGGACAGTTGTTCTTCTCGAACGCCTCGCTATAATGGCCGGTGTACTTAGGAGCCTCATGGCAAGTACCACGCTCATCGGCGATCTTCTGACCTTGATTCATGACAGCGGCCATAGCGACTAAGTTAGCCTCATCCTGTGATACACAAGACTGGAACGGATGACCTTCCACCATATCTTGTGTCACGGTGAACGGATTTCCTACCTGATTAGCGCCACAATTGCTCTTCGTGAACTCGAAGCTAGCCTTGCCGGTATACATAGTGGCGTTAGAGCAAGTACCCTTGGTGTTAGCCAAAGCCTGTCCTTGAGCCTGTACGGCGGTCATAGCCATAGCGTCAGCGGCGGTCTGGGAGTCGTTAGACTGGAATGGGTGTCCTTCTACCATATCTTGGGTGATTGTCACCTTAGATCCGATCTTACACTCACCACAGTTGTTTCTCGTGAACTCCAAGGAAGCACGGCCGGTGTACGTACAAAGGGCGTGGATATTGGCAAGGGCCTGTCCTTGGGCGTCAACGGCGGCCTTGGCCTTGTTGTTGGCATCCTCCTGTGATACGGTAGACGTGAACGGATAACCGTCAACCATCCTATCATTTACCGTATAAGTACCACCAGTGCCAGCACCACAATTGTTACGGGTAAACGTACGTGTATAAGTACCGGTATATACAGGCACCTTCTCGCACTTACCTTTCACGTTAGCCACATCCTGACCTTGAGCCTCGACGGCGGCCTTAGCCTTATTGTTGGCGTCTTCCTGAGATACGGTAGACTTGAAATCTCCTGTCACCATAGTCTCATCCACGACAACCTTGGTGCCGTATTGGGTCTCATCACAGTTATTACGAGTGAACTCCTTATTATACCTACCGTAGTAGATCGTCTTCTCCTTACACTCACCTTCTAGGTTGGCTTGTTGCTGGGCGTTAGCCTCAAGATCAGCCTTAGCCTTATTGTCAGCATCCTCCTGAGAGATAATAGAGAAGTACTTACCAGCGGCTACAACATAAGTATAAGGTTGACCGATATGGAACTCATCGCAATTGTTTCTAGTGACTGTCTTCTCCATCCTAACGTTATAGTAGACGTTAGTCTGACAGTCGCCACGCTCGTTGGTGATAGCCTGACCTTGCGCCTCCACAGCGTCCTGCGCCAGCTTATTGGCGGCATCCTGCGATACCGTAGAAGTGAACGGATATCCAGAACACATCTTCTCGTCCACAGTGAAGTCAACAGGAGTAGAACCCTCAGGGCAGTTGGTTCTCTGGAATACCTTGGAGTACGATCCGGTAAATACCGGTATCTTCTCACAGTTACCCTTGATATTCGCTATATCCTGACCTTGAGCCTCGACAGCAGCCCTTGCTAGGCTATTAGCGTCTTCTTGAGATACGATGGATCTGAAGTCCCCTGTAACCATCGTCTCATCGACAACCACATCCGTACCGTATTGTGTGGAGTCGCAGTTGTTACGGGTAAAGGTCTTGCTAAACTTACCATAATAGATATTCTCCTTAGGCTTACACTCACCCTCCAAATTGGCTTGTTGTTGACCGTTCTTCTCAATATCCTCAAGAGCCTTCCTATCGGCGTCCTCCTGAGAGATGGAAGATACGTACTTGCCCTCAGGAATGATATAAACATATTCCTGACCGTCACTGAACTTATCGCAATTATTACGTATAAACGTCTTTCTCTGCTCCTCGTTATACCAGATATCGGTTATACACTCACCATGCTCGTTGGCGTATTTCTGACCGTTCAGGGCTATATCCTCCATAGCCTTGGCGTCTGCGTCCTCCTGCGAGATAAACGACTTGTAAGTCCTTTCCTCGACCGTATACAACACCACCGATCCATGCTGGTTGGCCAGACAGTCGTCCTTGGTGAACGGCTGAACCATCTTGATATTATAATAAACGGGCTTGGCGTCCTGAGCTATCATATACTCCTTGACAATATTACCGTCCTTTGACGTTATACGGAACTTAGCCGTACAGATCTGACCGGTATAATTAGCCTTGTATACGATATTAAGCTTATTATCGCCTACCCCATGGCTCTTGTCGTTAATGGCAAAGCAATTACCCTCGACACAATTCTTATCTATTTCCCTTGCCATATTATCCTTCAGTTATTCTCCATGAAACATCATCTCCGGCCTCTACCCTCACGATTTGGGTATCACCATCCTTATTAAGCGTCAACCTTTGCGGATCCACGTTGAAGGGTGGTTCCGGTTCCGGCTCACTACCATCACCGCAAGTGCAACATACCAGCTCGATATCATACTCGGTATTGGACTTGATATCGATGACAACCTGACCGTTCTCGCTAGTCACGTTATCGAAGTCATGATCAAGTATGATATAAGGTATATCATTAGGCTGTTGATTGATATTAACAACCTTACCGTTCAAGACAAACATCTCATGATGCTGTTCGTTATCCATATTCTTAGGCATAGCTATGACAAAGCTAGCCTCATACAAATCAGTGGCTCCGGGATCCTCAGGATCGGCATACACTATATATCTGCTATCCTCTTCCGGGACCTTCATGGATAAGCCGTTCACGTTCATGGAGACTATATAAGACTTGCTCACCGAGCCACCAAGGGTAAGACAGGAGGCCTTGACCGAGGCGGAGTTAAGCTTGGCGTTGATGACCGCCGTCCCGCCCTCCATATCGAACATGATATTGGTCGGATCCACGCTTACCCGCTCCATGCCCTTCTGGGTTATGGTAGCGAGCTTCGTAACCTTACCTTTCTCGACCGCTACGTAAGTCTCCCTAGGCAACCTACCCATCCATCCCGGCTCTACCTTAATAGCCACCTTGTCGGGGCCGGTACCGGAAATCTTGTCGTAGGACACCCATGAGGAACCTTGCTCGATCTTAGCAAGAATATCTTTTAAATTATTCATATCATTCCGCTTGAGTTATAGTCCATTTATCACTCTTACCTACGATAATCTCCAGAATCTGCTCGCCACCCTCAGGAGGATACTCGAAGTTAGTAGGCTTAATCTCAAATACGCTGGCGCCTCCACAACCAAGATCACAGATCATATCCGGCAACCATCCCTCCTCAAAAAAACGCTCTATAAGCTCCCTTACGGCCTCTGATAAAGAATCAAGCTCTAACCTATCTACTGGGATAGATCCTTTCTTGAGGGTCTCACCACATACCCAACCGTCACACTCGGAAGCCAAGACCGTATCGTACACTCTCTTAGCCATAGCACGAAGTATTTAAAATATTACTATTCAATGTAGTATATACGATATTAACATCAGTGAACTCATCACCCATGCAATATTTCTTCTTAAACTTAACGGACCTGCCAGAAACGACATATCCGTCATTAGGGACGATAGTACCGCAGTAGGTCACGCTAAGAACATTCAGAGGCTCGTATCTTAACCTTACGGCCTGCACTCCCTTAAACGAATCCCTTTGGATGGACGCCGTGGCGCCAGATACGGCAACCAGCTTCCTTACCAGAGACTCGATTACGCTATTCATACCATCACCGTTCCTGATGTCTGCCTCAGGAAAAGACTGACCATCATATATGATCTGGGAACTGTAGATACTACATTCATTCCCCGGTCTATATTCCGGCTTACATGGATTACAGTTATTCCTCATATCAAATCAATTTATTAATCATTCTCCTTAATTCAAGTATCTCAGCATCCCTGTCCCGTATAGCCTTTATCATAGCGTTAAGGGTATCGGACATATCGCAATTAGGGGATAATCCCAATGATTCCACACGTACCTTATCACCGGGGTAAATACAATCGGTACTCATGTACGTAGAACACGGTACTTTCGTATCGTCTACAGTAGGTCTGTATTGTTTTTTGTTGCAGCCATTCATATCACCATACCTCCTCTTCAGTTCCGCTATCCCCACCGCTACCACCGGCGTTGACAAGCTCGTTTATAATCTTCCTCAAATCCAGAACCTCACGATGGTATAAATCTATCTGCTTATCCCTAGACGCTATAATACGCCTCAATGAGTCTATAACGACAGATATATCAGTACCTTTCTCTATACCGTCCACCACCAACTCATCACCTGAGTATAAGACGCATTTATCATATAAAACTATAGGACATCCATAGCCAACACAAGGCTCGTCCTGACAATCCCGATCGCAAGGATCACAAGGATCCTCGGGGCATTTGTTAAGAAACCTATCTATCTTAACGCCATGACAACACTCTTCGGGACGTTCCCGTGAATGATCATGACAACAACCACCTGTATTACACATATTAATAATATTAATGTTTTTAGCAAAGATACTTATTTGGTTTGGAAACAAGACAACATACGTTATTAAACAATATAAGGGATACGTCATTCGCATCCCCTGTACCCTAGAATTATAACAACGAAATAAAATCAAGATTTCAATTTAAGAACAGGATTACCCCATCTTTCTTTCCATTGCCTTCCCAAATCGTTTATAACGCCATCATAGTCTTTTATATATCCAGCCTTAATAGCATAAGATATATTTCTTTCTATTGATACTATCATATCTAGCTCCTCGAAGGAGGCTCTATTTCTTATTCCTTCCTCATGCACACCGAAAACAACGAAATTAATACCCTTAGCAATTCTTGATAGCGATTCCTTTAAATTGCTCTTATCGCTTATAAGCGAAGATACGCTACTACACATCTCTATATAAGCGTCACCAGCTGCATTTCTTACCCCTACGATATTATCAACAAACCACATTACGACATCGGCACAAACTTCAGGACTCATCTCCATAGCCACCACGAGGAAAAGATATGGATTCATATACCACATTTGGCCATCCCCCTTACCCTTTCGGCATGCCAACCCCATTTTGTTTAAATCACTAAGATTTAGGGTCTTGTTTTGTAGGCTGATATTTATCCGCTTACATAAATCCCTGTTTTCTAGTCTACTAATTATTTCCCTACATTTCTCCTGAAAGCCATCATACTTAATAATATCATTAAGCTTCTTAGGAGATAAACCCTTTTTAAGCCTATCATCAGACAAGACTTTCATAGCTAAAGTGATGTTAACAAAACCATTATCACTGAGCGCAGGTATAACAACGCCCATCAATCTCCTATCAGAAGATTTGATTTCAACCCGACTTTTCATAACTTTGAACAATATTTTAAATTAAACATAATACCTATCGGTTCGAGATGAATAGATAGGTATGCAAATATAAAATATATTCAACATATAAGCAAGTGTATTACAGTATATAAACTTATCACCATTGATATATATACAAAAAAAATGGAGGAGACACACAATCCCCTCCAAAACACTAATCTAACATTATGGAAAACACAAACGCATTCTTACCAATAACACTGATCTTCTTGATCGATATTCTCAACCCATTTCTCGCACTCAAGATTAAGATCAGCGTACTCCTGCCCCTCTACCATCAAAACCTCACGGGCTTTGGCGTTGGCATCCTCAACCGATATCCATGACCTAAACCTGTTGGCTTTGATAGAGTAATATACTTTACCGGACCTATATCCAAACGGACATACCTTTTCAAACCAATCACCGATCATAGTATTATAGAATACAGGTGAGCAACTACCCTCGGCATTAGCCTTCTCCTGACCTTCTTTCATGAACTTCCTATAGGCTAACGTATCGGCGTCTATCTGGGAGATATCGGATATGACAGCTCCGGCTGGTAATTCATATACAATACCTTCCTTGCCTGATGTGCCAGCCTCGCAATCGTTCTTGTAAAACAAGCCACGAAAAGGTTGTGAGGCCCAGTCCTCGCAGCAAGCCCCGACGGAGTTGGCCTCCCCCTGCCCGATCCGTCCAAGCTCCACCCTGGCCTTATCATTGGCATCTTTCTTGGATACGTAAGATACAAACCTACCTTCCTCTATACATACCTGCTCCTTGGATCCCTTACCGCTTACGCAATTGTTCTTGATAAACTCATCGCAGACCTGATCATTATACCATACGGACGGTATTATGTCGGCATATGTGTTGGCGTAGTCCTGACCGTTGGCTTTAATATCATCCTCAGCCTTGCTGTCAGCCTCCTCCTGCGTATCGCCAAAATAAACATCGGCCGGGACCCGGTAGTCAACAGAGCCGCCCACGTACCCGGCAGGCGGGTTGTTTCTGGTGAACGTCCGTACTATTTCTTTATTACCGTATACCATTATGATTCACTTTGTCACAAAGATACAATTTAAAATCAAATTACAAAGGAAGAGCCTTTTTGCTTCTCAAAACCTTATATAGATAATCTCTTAATTGCTCCTCGGTAGTTATATATCCAAACTCAATCATCTTAGCTATATCAATCTCCAGCTCCATCAACTCCTTAGCCTTGGCCTCCTCGCCAACGGAATTTCTTATCATAGTCTCATGAAGACCGTAAACTATTATATTCAAAGATCTAGCTAAATCCTGTATTTTATCTTTAAACCTTGATGAGTCCACGATTTTAGATAAAGCGGAAGACATTCTCTTATAAGCATCACCGGCCTTATCCCTATAATCTATAAGCTGGTCATGAACAAATCTGATAACTTGAACCTCAAACCTCGGATTTATCCACATAGCGAACTTGATAAACAGAAATGGATGCATCCACACCTGTTTCTTAGGTCTTCCTGATTTACCTGGTTCTTTTACAGTAGATCTCTTAACTAATTGATTATCAATTTTTGGGCATTTTTGCCCAAAACTATCAACAGACAATTCCTCTAATAACGCATCAATAAATTCCTTCGTTTTAGATGATGACAAAAATACATCCATCTTCCTTTGTTCATTACCTTCTAAAGAGTTCCATTGTCTCACTAATTCATATGCTTCGAAATAACCATCACTAGTTCTTTGAAAAAACGTTAAAATCACCCATTTTTCTCGTCAAAACATTAACCGTCTTCATTTTTTAGTCTAATTTTGAGATTAATAATTAAATAGTTTATGTCCGCTCCCTCGTGAGAGTCGGCGGACATACAAAAATAGCCAATTGGTGTGACAAACACAATCCAATTGGCTATTTTTAATATCCTAAAATCAGGACATTAATTACCCATTGCAAATCTTATCCTCCAAAGCATAAAGAACTTTCGCTACGGTCTTATCACCACTTACCTTCACGCAAGACTCACCAAGATCCCGGACATCTATAGCCTCCCTGATACGGGTTAGCTCTTCGTATATCTCCTCTATCACGTCGGAGACCATAACACACTCATCAGAGTCCTTATATTTTGACCACTCTGGGAGATCACCCTCGTAAGGCACGCAAGTGGACGGGGTTATATGTGAACAATTATACTTTCTCATGCCAACAATTTGTTAATACGTTCCTCTAACGATCTTACCTCATCCGGGCATAACCCGCAATCATTATCACATAATGACCTTTGCAGACGAATTATCTTACCCCAATAGGATATATCAGGCTTATTCCCGATCCTATACCTATGGTATCTCATATATCTACCCCATTGGCAGGACAGCCATTCGTCTACGACCTTACATAGATCTATCCTATCAAGGTTTGATATGCTTTGAGCGCCCATCCAGAATCTCCTTTCTCATTTCCTGTACCTCCTCGTCAGGCGGGCATCCATATGGCAGGTTCTTGATCCACTCACGGATCTTTTTCTGCATATTAAGATAAGATACGCCAACGCCATCACCCTTGGTACGAACTTGCTTATATATACTAACCACGTCACGCTCCATGGTCTGCAACGGATCTTGCATAACCATACATCCAGCGGTGCTTCTAGAAGCATATTCCCTATCGCTAACAACGGTAGAAGAAGAATGATTCATCATACTTCTCTCAATTCTTTCTCTCTCGGCCCTTAATGCCTTTTCCCTACAAGTATTACAACCCACGACTAAATATTTTTATGTTTAACAATCCACGCAATTGGTAGCCATCTCAAGAAGCTCTCCGACACGATCAATGATCTCATGAGCCGCCTCTATATTGTCCAACCTGACATTCGCCTCGGCTACGACCATAAGTATCTCCATCTCCTGTATCTTATTTATAAGATCCTTATCCTTGTCCTCGCATAGGATATCAGTCTTAATCCATAGCCGATCAAGACGCCTGCGTATAAGATCCGTCTTAAGATACTTGCGACTGAAGTTGTAAGTAGAAGGGCTACCTATGATCTTGATATCATATATACCATCAGGTAGATCAAGGTACTTGACATTACAATCATCGTAATTAAAGCAATTGAGGCCTAATGTTAGGCTAGTAAAGGTATTGACCTGATTCTTGCCAAGGAACAACGTAACGGGGTCGGACATGCCCGGCGTAGTGATCTCGATAATCGCCTTCCTGTCCTCCAGTAGCCCCCACTCAGACTCATCCAATACCTGAAGCACCTTGGGATCACGTGTCTCTAGCACCTGAAACGACAGCCTAATATCATTCATATTAACCTTCTTATCGTACCGGCACAAGCTATCGTCATAACGGGCTTGCATATCAAGATCCGGGATATCGGTATAATATGTCTTGACCTCATGCCCGTTGATAAATACCGATGTTATCTGGCAAACATGAGACCTAGCAACATCGAAAAACACCATCCTTACATTACCCTCATAATCAACGCCCGATGTCGGGTATGTCAATATCTGGGTATTATACTCACCATCGTTACGTCTAGCCACGACAGTAATAACGATAGGTTTTTCTATATCGTAATCATCCATGATAATCCTAGCGGCGAACTTATCATGAATTATCTTCGGTATGATATTAATCTGATTCATCTCGTATCTTTTTCACAAAGATACTAATTTGATCAACATCACAAATACAATCATAAGATAAGAGCGGCAAGAAGATCGTCCTCGCTAAGAAGAATGCCTCCGTTGATAGCCATGAATATAGCTAGGTAAAGATAAAGAGATCTTAGATCGTATTTAAGCATCCTCCCTCTAAGGGATACAATAAACTTGTTAAGGTCAGGGTTGTCCCCGGCTACAGACATATAACTCTTAAAAAGGAACGTATCGTATATAGGATCGGATGTAGATGGATCGGTATCATCATAAGAGAAGTCACATATCTCCACCCATAACCTAATAGACTTAATGATCAAATCCTTTACAATAGACTTATTCACCATACAACCGAATCTTACCAAAGCCACGATATCACCCCACTTCTGCCCAGATACATCCTCAACAATATACATAGCCCCATTTAGCGGATCTTTCACAATAGACGATAAAACACTCTTACATCCAATAAAATCAGATAGCTCTTGAATGTTAAACATATCATTATCATGGTTAAATATGACATATATATCACCACTTCTTACAATAATAAGATTACTCATCACGAATCCTCCACAAAAGAATTAATATCAAAACAGTCATCATAAGAGCATAGGCCAGGCTCATATCCTTCCTTGCCATCCTCTATGTCAGAAATAGCTCTATCAGCAATAGATCTTAACTCTAATAGACTTACACCTAAAAAATCTAAGGCCTCTTTCAAGTACTTATATAAGGACGAGGTTTTAACTTCCTTAAACCCCTCGTGAATCAAATGACTATTGAATATACTGAAAAGAACTTTATCATTCCTGCCGTCAAACCTTTTACCATTGTTTTTAAGACTACCATCAGAGTCAATCATCTTCCTTATCTTACTCGCAGATCTGGTATTTATGATATTCACCATAATCATAACTTTGTAATCAACAGCGGCTCTTCTAGCTTTATTAGCCCTCCCCTTTGAACTTACAGGTGCATTGTCCTCGCCGCCAATATACCTGAACTTAGCCTTGCCTACAAAGCATGATGGATAAACCTTGCGAATATTCCACTTATAATTATAATCTCCGATTGATCTCATGATCGACAACTCGCTATCAACTACCATCGATATCATCTTATAAGCCTTCTCAAAACACTTAAACGATCCTACATACTCATAGATAAACCGGTACGTCATACCTAGCTTAAAATCTTTATCAGATATCCTATTAAACACTATAGCTCTATCAAAGTTGATGATAATAGCCATAATAATCTTAAGCCTAAAGTAGGGAGGTATATAAATATCATCAGGACTGATGTTCCTAGGATTAGCCGTGGTATAATCAGCGCCAGCGAAAGTATCTCTACGTTTCTTGAAATTACGCGGATATATAGGCTGACCTTTAGATAGCTTAATGCAAGTACACCCCTCATCTACCTGCTTCTTCTCAGCCTCGGTATACACCGGGAATTCCTTTATCATAGAAGAGCATTTCCTTATATAATTCAAGTCGAAATTCATATTGTTCATATTTTGCCCACTTCAAATATAAGCAAAATATAAGACCTTTAAAAGAATAAGATGAATTAATTTTCCCATATATCACCATTATTATTTCATTAATAACATAACTAGCTGAAACACAGTTGTCCATTTTGTGACATGTGTAATAAGAAGCTTCGCTTCTTTCTGAAGCAAATCTCATTATAAAGCATTCCTTTATTTAATTCTTACCAATTTCTAATTAATAACCCGATTAATGAAATGATGTTAGCTAACGCCTTTTATTATCTAAAGTAGACATCCAAAAAACATTAATTTAAAAATGAGTAGTATGTTGGCAGATAAAGATCTTAATAATCCCACTCAAGACTCTTTATGATTGTATTATTGAGATATTTACTATATCCTTACATTCGATCTTATTTGGCAGATGACTACTATCTTTAAACATAATGATCCTATATGTTTACTTCTTTTCTGCGCTAAAGCGTGAAGTGCCAAAGGGAATCGGCAGGGTGGGTCGTGAGTCGCTCCGCTCCTGGCCGGCCATGGAAGGCAACCACCAGCCCCACGCTATGACGCCGCCACCTTGTTCATTGGCTTCCAACAAGAGTCACCTAAAAACAATACTTGTCTATACAATTATCTCTACGATTCCAGAAGTTAAATAAGAACTATTTGGCTTTAAGGGAAGTTGTTAGTTAAAAAGATGGTTAATTAAGTCATCTGGTCAAATAAAATCTTTATATTCGCGTCACGGTCGGTTGGATGAGTTGGTTTAGTCGGTGGTCTGCAAAACCATACACCCCGGTTCGAATCATGGACTGACCTCTATGCTATTTGCATATTCTTTAAAAACTAATTAGATAAGGGACGGTGAGAGATCATAGTCCCTTTTTATTTAGGAGGATCAAAATCAGACGTCCATCTAGCTACATCACTTATCCTAAAATTATCTATTACAAAAGACGCCCTATTACTACCATCCCTTTGTCTATTAAAATCTATATTATTATATCTCAATGAAATATTAGAGCATGGGAATGAAACAGACCGTTTGCCATCGACAAAACCATATAATGTATAATTAACCCTAACCATAGCTATATGATACCACCTACCAATAATAGCATCAGATGCTTTACCTCCATACGCTCCTCTTTGAGTAGCAAAAAACAAACCTAAATCACCAGCATCACCAGTTATACCAAAATAAAAAATACCATTATACCATTCATGGCCAACAGAACAAGCGCCAATAATGACTAATGGTTTATACCAAAAATCAATGGTAAATGGATCTCCATCACCAAATAGATCAGGTGACAATGTACTAGATGTATTAATCATCCCATAAGAATTAGACGTATTTGTGTATTTATATCCAGTTCTTATAGAATCGGTAACAAACTCTCCTCCCTTGATCTCTAAACCATCCTCGATATTAGGGGGGGGTATCCATCAACCTTAAAATCATTGTCAAATCTCATCAAGAATCTTGTGTGTTGATCAACAAGACCATCACTTCCATTATTCAACATTCTTCTTCTCATAAAACCTTTATCTTTTTCAATATATACACCAATACCAACAATATCATCAAGATACCAGCTACTATCCACACTATAGGCCATCTTGATTCCTTCTTATCATCTACGTCCTTGGATTTGATATTTGTCTTATTATCCAGATCCTTTATATCATTCCTTGTCTTATTAACTCCAAGGGAATCGGCTGTCACCGTGCTGTCCCGCCGGCCAATGACGATATGGGTATCTGTCTGCGAGGACACCGGCCGTTCCCCCGTGGCAGGATCAACATCCTTGTCCGTATCGAACTTCCTCTCAGTTATAACGATATCGGCATTAAGATCAGATGTCTTTATCTCCACCACCTTACGGTCTATAACCTCATCTATCATCGTCTCTATCCTGCTGATCAACCGGCTATCAATAGACGTTTCGCTAACCTGCCTCCTGCTTCCACAAGAGGACAGGAATAGCGACAGACCTAAACAAAAAATCGCCCTAAGACTTATCCTTAACCTCATCATCAGCAATCCTCCTTATATCGTCAAACATCTCATCAGGTATGTTCTTGGAGAAGCTAAACATCTTGAACACGTTTATTCTCTTGAACACAGCCTTGAATACCCTCACCAAATAAGCGTCGGAGAAAGCATTACCTATCGTATTCAAGAAAAGCATCACATATCCAACAAGGGCTATATACACCCCATATTTGGTAACGGTAAGTATCATGCTAGCCTTCTCCTCGATCGGGTATAACGTCTTATATATAACACATAATGTCATTACTATAAAACAGGACAAAGCGAACTCCTTAAGAATATCAGTAAACCTGACCTCCCTAACCCATCTCTTAAAACTAAACCTTCTTCTACGACTCCGTAGGAGCTTCCATCCCCTTATGCTTTGCGCTAACCTAGCCAAAAAATTAGCTATTAATACTATAAGTAATACAATCAATAAACGATGCACTGGCTGGAAGTAAGCCCAACAAGAGGCACCATACGCAAGCGCAATATTCCACAAAGCCCCTACTCGCTCTATCATGTCTTTGTCTTTCATTTTGTACCCTACTCGCAAAGTTAGCTACTATACCATTAAGTACCTAAAACACCACAGCATGTATACCGTTCCTAGTATCAAGGCTATCAAAATGCAACCAACCCACCTTCCCTTCAAGCCGGAAAGGATATGGTAACATATCTTGATGATCCAAGATCAAGCCTCTAGCCTGTTCCGCCGTCATCGACTTGACATCGAAATCCCCAGCCTTACCCAACACATGAGCGGATAGATAAACATCTTTCTTATCCTTCACGATCTGGCAGATGTTGCATCTAAGACCACGCTGGGAAAACTGTCCTTGCTTATCCCAGTTATTACAATACATAGGCTGTTTGATTATATCCCTACGCAATATAAGAAGGTTATGAAGAAAGGCGGTATCGAGAAACTGCCACGATCTGTCCTTCCACTTATTGTATGTATGGGGACATACCAATTCTACTATGTCAAAATACGAACCTAATTCTTTTACAATATCATTTCTATTCATTTCAAGCTGGCTTTATCGTCCATTTCTGGGCGTAATTATTTTTTAATACATATATTTTCTCCATAGGCGTAGCGGGAGATCCGTTGGACTGGCCTTTCACGAACCCCTCCGTAGCCTGTTCCTGCCCCGTAGGACGCTGGTTCTCGTAAGGATAAGCACTGTGGTACATAGATACACTAAGACCGTAAAACTGATTCCTTCTCCCGTCCTTGGCTACAGATGTCATAGTAATCTGATCCCATCCTACAACAAGGTCGTAGAAAGAGTTCACGAAATCATCTGATCTTTTTTGGCTATGAGTAGATGCATTCACGCTAAACCATGTAATAGCCCTCATCTCATAAATATAATCCGGAAGCTTATCCATTCTAAGACTATTGCTATGACTGGCGGTAAAATCTGTAAGATGATCCAATCCTCTACCCGACATATTATCATCATTCCAACCCGTCCTCCTTTCTCCATTCATCCAGTCATCTAAAAAAGCAAAACCAGTAATGTTAGGATTTATCTTATCTACCTCGAAAGAAGGAAGGGTGTTTATATCAAAATAATTCCACATATCAGGAGGACCAGAAGTTATATTCAACGAAGTTAATTTAGGAAGATCATTAAACTCCTTTATATACCTATCCAAATAACATGAAGATAAGCTGAGGGTTTGGAGATTTTTCATATTCTTTATATTCCTTATCCCGCTAGATTCTATATTCCTAAGATCAAGCATGTTAAACATATCTAAATAATATACCTCTGTCTTACTGGTTATAGCCTCAGGCATTACAGTCATCTTAGTACCCACATCTTCAAGAGATATATAAGTCAACTTTTTAGATCTAGACAATTTATCTACCGGTATACCATCATTAGCGTATGCCGTATTATGTACTATTAAAGATTCAAGACCCGGCGTATCCACGATCGGGAAAGCGGTCATCTTGCACGTCATGATTTCAGCATAATAAATATCGCAAGTAAAATCTATCGCAACAGATCGCTGCACATCACTTCTTCCATCAGCGTAAAAATGATTATCAACAGGGATGTACTGAGAACCATCCTCCTTTCTAAACCACCATGTCGTATTGGGATTTTTATGGTATTGTATAGCCAAAGAACGGAATATGATACGATAATCATTTTGCCCTTGGACCTTGGTCATAGGAAACTGTTCCTTTATTCCATCCCCCCAATCCACATTAGCCATACCGGGCTTCCTTGATCTAAACTGGACATACGAGTTAAATGGATCACCAATCACAGGATCGGGTACATAATTATAATCATCGGTATAATAATTTCTAAGTGCCTTATCCCATGTAGTGAACCACACAAACTTATTTAATGAAGCCTCATATTTATATAATGTCTTAGCCACGATTTTCCAACTCCTTTCTTTCTTTATCAAGATAATCAATAGCGATATTAATATCAAATCCATTATCAGACATAACATTCATCAAATCATCCTCACCATAAGCCACATACCTCAAAGCGTTATCATCGCACAACACATCACCATGACCTATAATAATATCCTTTCCTGATACGACTACCATATATGGATCCTGTAGATATCTACGAAACGACATTAAAGAAACAGTGTCCTCCGGTTTTACTACCCATCTTTGATTGTAGTTATTAGTAAGCACATATATCTTTTCCATAGGCGTTTGAGGATTCCCGTTGGACACACCCTTGACAAATCCTAATGGAGCCTGAAATACGCCACTAGGTCTTTTATCATCAGGGTTAGATGCTAGATAAATACTTAGATATAATCCATAAAACTGATTTCTTTTACCGTCAGAAGCTACGGAGGACATGGTAAGATAATCGAATCCCATCACTTTATCATATAATGTTGATATAAACGTATCACATCGCTCTTGGGTTGGCAGATTCCTATACATATAAAAAGCATTCATAGACCTCATCTCATATATGTAATCAGGGAGATTACTTACATCTGTATTACTATAACTATATGAAGCGTCTAAACGATCAATGTTTTCCAGCCCCTTACCGCTCATATAAGGATGCCAACTCACAACAGAACCATACCATTTGTTTATATGACTAAAAACCCTTAAACTAGAATTTATCCTATCCACCTCATCCATAGCCGGGCATGTATTAGGGTCAAACGATGATGTAGCACTGCCAGGATTTAAATACAATTCTTTCAAATTATTGAATGACAGCCATTCCTTAGGATACACTCTCACTCTTCCGCCAGACAATGACAATATTTCCAGATTAGGCCACATGGAAGGAAATTTTCTTATATTGGAAGCTTCGGTATCGCTAAAATCTATAGACATGACCAAATTCAAGTCTTTCAATTTAATTAATCTATTCCAATCTTCCGGTATGGATGTCAATGTCCCCACGCCAAATTCATTTAATGTTATACGCTCTATATTTACCGATCTCATTATCCTATCCTTTGGTATATCTGTTATAGTGTTATTCCCAGGGATACTTATAATTAAATTGATAAGGCTAGGCGCATTAAGTATAGGAAACCCTATCATCATAATCCTATAGGACTCCATCATCGTAACATTATTGGTAAAAGACATAGATATCACACGTTCCTTATCCATACCATCATCATAAGCATGATTGGGGGAAGGGATATACTCGCTCCCATCTTCCTTGTAAAACCACCATGGATGACTGTCTGGATTCTTACGATAACTTATATCCCTTCTCCTGAACATCAACCTATATTGACCATATATAGATCCACTCCTAGCCTTTACAAAAGGGAATTGCTCTTTATTCCCATCTCCCCAATCAACCTCGCACATGCCGGGAGTATTGGAATAAAATCCTATAATCTCATTATAATTATTACCATCCAATATAGGATCTGGGACATCATCAGTAGTATCGTTCCTACCAACACCTCTAAAAGCATACTTACCCTTAGTAAAAAAAGTTATGGATCCCTTATTGGAATCCTTACACATCAATTTCATATCTCTCCCTCCTCTATTCTTCTAAAATACTCGACAACAGGTGAACTATCAAGCCCTAGATTATTACAGATATCCATAGCCTCGTATTTATCGGCGAAGTTATACCTGGACATACCTTCAGCTAACACGTCTCCGCTGAACACGGATACATGTCCATCCTTTACGCCAAGGACGAACGGGGCGATCCTTGTCTTCCCTGCCCGCCGTGCCCTCGTAAGGGCGGCCTTGAAAGCCGGGACAGGCGCCAAGATCCACGTCTGCTCGTAGTTGTTGGTAAGCACATACACCTTCTCCATAGGCGTCGTAGGATTACCATTACTAACCCCCTTGACAAACCCATCAGGAGCCTGATAAACGCCAGACGGTCTCTTATTAGTAGGAGCTACGGCAGCATATAAATCTAAGGTAAGTTTATAAAACTGATTCCTGTTACCGTCAGAAGCCGTCTGCGACATCGTTATATAACTCCACGACATTATCTTATCATAAAACGTGTTAACGAACGTATCAGCCCTCTCCTGCGTATTTATAAATCTACCTTCATCACGCAAAGTCCATATCCTAAATTCCCTTATCTCATACAAGTAATCCGGAAGATCGTCTACCGGCGCCGTACTTGAAGAACAATACGTATTATGGATCTTATTTAACTTCCCTCCTACTAAATCCTGCTTCCATGAACTACCGTGAGCCATAAAAGCAACGCTTTCCTTATCATCCCCTACCTTATCCACCTCATCAAATACAGGTATATTATTCCGATCGCTTATAATGTTTATATCTTTTGCTGGAATAGAATTAAAAGCCGGATCATAAGAAGGGATGTTACACCAGTTGAAGTTAAAACCAGTAAGATTCTTCCATTCAGAGAACCTTCTCCAATTAGAATCAGGATCATCCCCAAAGTTAAAAACGTCATTGCATCCGAAATACCTCAGATCTTTCATGTTTAAAAAACCTTCTGGCCAATTACTCCATACACCAGAATGAGAAAAAGATCCCATCTGTATATTATGAAGATTAACGCTCTTGTTTATCCTTTCATATGGGATATCGCCATTTTTTAAAACGGATTTAACCATAGCCAAATAAGTTATATCAGGAAGATTAGCTATAGGGAACTCATGAAGGACAATACCATCCATATTAAATTCCCCATCAATTACGTTAGAGAATCTCATCGTAACCTCTCTACGCCTGATATCGCTATACTTATGTGGAGGAACCGGTATGTATTGTGAGCCATCCTCTTTCTTAAACCACCATACGGTATCATCCGGATTCTTCTTATACTCAATGTCAAGAGACCTGAATACAATCCTATAACTACCATCAGATATCTTAACTAAAGGATATTGATCCTTTGTCCCGTCCCCCCAATCAACGTCCACGAATCCCGGGTTAGATGTCGAGAACCTAAGATTGCGATTAAAAGCATTCAGTGATATTATCGGATCGGGTATATAATCAGCACCCTTACCATCAAAACAAGGGAATCTATCCTCATTCACTATAAACGTGACATAGGGCGCCACCGTGTCATATCCTACTAAAAATCCCATATCAACTAATTGAGGTTATATCATAAGACACCCATTCCTTATATCCATTAACCATCTCATATACTTTGTTGATGGTCTTGCATACGACAGCGAATCCGATATCCACGTTAGGGAACTTCTCGTTAAGCTCATCAATAGTAAGTTCCCTGACAATACTCTCATCCCATTTTCTCATCTCCTTTACCTCCATAAGGATCGGTTTACCGGTTACGCCTACGCTCATGACCCACTCACCCTCACGATTGGCATCCGCCAGATCTGGGAAGATAGTAACGCCAAACAACTCCGTGAGCACGAACTCATCGCCGTTCCGGGTAAACGACACCGCCGCTCCGGGGGTCAAGACTACCTCGTTCACCGCCAGCATACTCACCAGCTTCTTGGCTCCCCCTGATACGGTCCCATTCAACACGACAGTCACGTTACCCGTAGCGCTATTAACGAACTTGATATCATTCTTCTCGCTATTTATAGCCTGTAACCTAGACCCAGATACGATATTTACAATCTCATAATTCTTGTCGTAAGTGCTCTGTAGCGTCACATTACCGTATTTAGTATCGATAAGGGTAATCCACTTAGCCTTACCACCTACTATCTCAACAAGCTTATAAAACACGTCATTGCCGTCAGCGTCAACCCATCTAGCTATAGCACCCGGAGCGAAATTAGTCACCTCCCGATCTTGAGTATAACTTATAGTGCTTTCCGTAGGCTTGTTAGCCAAAGTAACGTAAAGACATTGCTCTACATCGGCCTCCATCTTAACTATCCCAGCACCATCGTAATAATAATCAGGTACGTTCTTCTCTCGTATCAACAAGATGGTACCTTCCTTAAGCTTATCGGCGTTAGTTGGATCATCCACGAAAGACTTCATCTGGATATAAGTATCGAAGATAATAGACGTACTCTTATCCTCTATCTTCTGATTGATATCATTGACAATATTATTAATCTCGTCTTTCGTATAATAAGGAGATAAATCAACCTTCGGACCTTCCTGCTCTAAAGCCTGAGTTCCATCCCACCAATAATCAGGTACCTCCTGCTCCCTAATCCAGAGGCTGTCACCCACACGGAGCTTAGCCGTGTTCTCCGGGACCGCCAGCCACTCATTCATGGCATCGACCGTATCAAAGATATACGCCGTGTTCTTGCCCTCAGCTATACGTCTTACGACAGCCAACTCGCTCTCGACATCGCTAAGTCTTTCCTTTATATTATTGATCTCTCGCTCTAACTTATCATAATTATCCGCCTGATCTATAGCCTCACCAATGGACATATACACCCCATTAATTAGCTTATTGTAAGTAATACGAGCTACTTTCTCGTAAGATGTCTTATACGACCCAGCTCCTTTATGGGTATTACATACAAAATCATATGTATTCTGATATACAACAGATCCACCGGTATTTATAAAATTATATCCATCTTGGCTCATCGTACCTCCCTTGTATCCGACAAGCTCAAAAGAGCATTTACCCGTACCTTTAGATCCAAACCATGTAGCGTAGGCCATGAAATACGTCTCTTCAGGTAGGATATCATAATACTTAGCCCTTAAATCCTTCACCGACATCCAAACACATTCCTTACCAGAACCGGTATTATCACCACCCCATTTAAGAACTTCTCTAACAGAGCTATCTCCATTTCCGGGGCCAGACAAACCTACAGCAAGATTATCTATGGTGGGAACATTAGAATTAAGGACTTCCGTCATCGTGTCCAAGTCCCTTCCGGAACTTGATTCCCATAAATATCTGAACGTCACAAAATCAACATCCCCGATCTTAATGCCTCCAGTATTACTAGGATATGTTTTTGTGACTAACTCATAATACCATTTACCATCACGGAAAGTAGCCCTTATCCTCTCTACTTGCTTGGGGGATATAGAGACATATGATCCGCCAACGGAAACGTTATCGCCATCAACCGCACGGGAAGTCCCATCCTTTGGATCCTCAGGGTCCACGGGGGTGTAGATCGTAGCCTGCTTATCTCCGGCATTGATAACAACTATATAATAGCTGTCCCCATCAAGACCCTCATCATGAGCCATGGTTACAAAGCCCCGCTCGCTATCCGGCCTCCATTCAACGACAACCATATGCTTATCCATAGGTATACCGGAAACGCTGTTAACGTAATTGGTTGACGACATGAAAATGGCATGATCATCATAAGCCTCATCAACACGTTGATGCTTAGTAGCCAATCCGTCAAGACGTGATATTTCAATGGGGTCAGTTACCTCGACCCCGTTATAATCATACCACTTATATCCTATCATCGTATTCTCACGACGATATTTCCTTTTTCTTATGACCTGACCTCCAGCTAAGGCGTCAATCATAAAATAATCATTACATACTTTAACCATAGCCATTCAGATTAACAGGTTTGACATAAACAAGCCACTATAGTAGCGCCAACAGGAATGGCGGTCAGCGTAGTCCCCACCGGGTAGGTAGGAGAGGATGACTCCATCACCATCAACGACGTCCGCTCAACGACCATATCGTTATCCACCAACCGACTTCCCTCCACATAGAACCGGCCATCGGCCACCTCATAGCACTCTCGCACCGGAACCATATGTCTTTGGCTCTTATCAGCGTAATCGCAGATCGTCACCTTAGCCCCATCCGGTATAGACGTAAGCTCATCACCTACATTATAATCAGGATGATCAGAGTACACGACATACAATATAGACTTAATATCCTGCAATGCCGGATTGACTGTCCTGAATCCCTTCAAATGTATCTTATGCCCCCCGATCTCATAACAATCATCCACGTCCATGATATTAAGATCACAACTGATAACCGTCCAGCCGTTAATAACCGTCTGCGTAGGGGTAGTATTGATAGGATGATCGGGGTCGGTAGACTCAACGATCTTATAGTCGAAAGTCTTTACATCCAGATTTCCGTTCAACGACTCCTGTCTCCTGATCTTCACCGTACCCTTTCCGGTATCATAACAAGTCTCAGTGGTATCGATAAGTCGATCCATGTAATCCGGCTCCTCGCATTCGATACGAGTGAAATTAGATGGCAAAGAGGTATATTGAGTACCAACATGGATATCATTGTCTGTAGAACTCAATACATGATGATTATACGACCTAACATGATTTAAAGGGTTGATAACGTAAGTGGATTTAATCCTTACCGATCCTCCTGGAGTCGAGTAACATTCTATCGCACTTCTGGTAATACGATCATCCAACCTTTCTAGAGCACACCTTTCACGGATAAAATCCGCAGGGATATTATTTATCCTATTTCCTAGCCCATACCTATTATCAGACGAGTCCACAATCTCCCAGAACTGGTTTCTTTTCCCAAGATCACCGTCATAAGACACCACATGTCTCATACGCACGCTTCCGGCTGATGTCTTGTAACACTCCTCGATATCAATAGGCATTCTGTCTTCCATATCCGTGAAATCACAAGACACCAAAGACCATCCGGTAGGCAGGGTGGATATCCGCTGTCCCGGGGTGAAACCGCCGTTATCCGAATCCAGTACCTCGTAGCGGACGTGGCGCTCGTTTGCCTTGGCATCATAAGACACGACTCTCCTTACCTTGACATTACCCTCACCGCTATCATAACATTCCACGAAAGACTCGATATCACGATCCTCCATATCCTCCATCTCGCACACCATGCGATCCCATCCTCCAGGTATGGCATTATATATCCTATCTACGAGAATATCGGGGTTCTCAGATCGTGTAACGACATAAACAGCGCCCCTTATATCTATATCTCCATCATAAGACGTTATTCTTAATACCTGTACACGACCTTTATCTGTATTATAGCATTCTTTCCTTGACTGAAGCATTCTATCCTCAAAGTCAACGAAATCACAAGGAACCAAAGAGAATCCGTCGGGGAGGGTAGCTAGGGCGGCTCCTGGGACAAAGTCTGCGTTATCGGAGTCCACTACCTCGAAACGTGTGTATCTGGCCTTTATCTTGGAGTCATACGACACCATCCTTCGAAGTTTAACGTTTCCGCTACCGCTGTCATAACACTCTATATAGGATTTGATATCTCTCTCCTCCATATCGTCAAAATCACAGACTACCCTTATCCAAGTATCTGGCAAGGAACTGAAGCTGGCGCCCTCAGGTTGTGACGGATCGGTAGTCTCCAGGACTTTATAGCTCTTATCCCTAACTCCTATATTCCCGTCCCATGACGTGAGAACCTCCAGCTTCACCTTACCGGCCGGTGTCTTATAACATTCTACAGTTACCTCAATATCCCGGTCCTCCATATCCGTGAAGTCACAAACGACCTCAACCCAGTCATCGCTTATGCTGGTGATAAACTCACCTACCGGATTCTCAGGATCGGTACTTTGCTTGACGCGATACCATTCCTTTCTGGTACCCATCTCGTAATCAAATATCTTATACCCCTCTATCTGTACCCTTCCGGTCCCGGTATCAAAGCATTTAAGCACCGGTATTATCTCCCTTTGGGTCATGTCCGGGAAATCACATACTATACGACTCCATGTATCGGGTATCTTATCATACTCCGTACCGATAGGATTGCTATCGTCAGTCGTATTCACCACCTCATAATGGGATACCTCCGGGTTCAGGCGGGGGTCTACTGACTCAACGCCCTCGATCTGGACCTTGCCCCCTTCCGTGGCGTAACATTTACTTACGAATATCAACTCCCGATCGGTCATCTCCGCTATGCTACAATCTATAGCTACCCACTCGGCAGGAATCTTATCCAATTCCGTACCAATAGGCGTATCAACATCTGAAGAGTTGATGATAAATATCTTCTCGGCCAATATCTCACCCTTATTATTCATATAGGTATGGATACGAGCCTCTACCTGACCTCCCGGAGTACGATAACATTGGTTGACGATCGACACACGGGCGTCCTTGATGTTAATGAACTGATAGTCCTTTTTAGGAACCTCGCTTACAAGTCTCTTTACTCCTTTATCATCGAAGTATACGTAACACCCGTCATTCCTCATCATGACCGGATACGTCTTTCCGTCTATAACAACACCGGAGAAGTCATCTGGCGGAACAGAGAAACCCATGCTACCGAATATGGAAGCAAGTCTCTTTAGATACTCATTAATAGCTGACATATTACAACATTTTAATTCTTATGCTTCAAAGGTAATAAAAAAAGGGAAAGAATTGAATCTCTCCCCTTTAGGAAATATATGAACGCAAAAAAGGTTCTTTATTTCGGCTCAGTTACGATGGCCGGTCCAAGACCAGCGGCAGCACCGATCATATTGATCATCTCCTGAACACCCTCATGAGCGCCATAGCGTACACGTAAGATCAGGTTAACCGGATCATCGGCGATAACCTTTCCGAATCCCTGAGCGTATCTATGAGGATTGAGCGTAATCTGGAAGTCAACGTACTGAGCCGTTTGCTCTACACGACTATATTCGTTCATGAACGTCCGCCCCATGAAATCCTGATGTTTCGGGAAGCCGTTGAAATGAGCGTAACCCTTCAACTCGTCATCCATCATATTGCCGCCGACATGAGTACGTGGCGCTTTGCTGGACAATCTCTCGAAATGAAGCTGATCCCACCAGATAGGAGATCCCTCATCCAAAGAATCAAGATAACCTCCGCTAGCGCCAACGATCTCAACGCTATCCTCTACATAAGTCATTTTATCCATCAAGCACTCTGACGGAGATAATAACATTTCCTTACCACGGAAACGGATACCGCATTTACAATTAGTACCAAGCTCTTGTGCTGATTCCAATTTCTTCCACATATGGTTGCGGTAGGACGCCGGAGCCTTGCTGGTGAAGAATCCCTCGAACACCTTGTCGCACTCATCACACAACATGTTGGTATATACCGTTGTCTGGAAGCTATGCTGGCAAGCCGCAGGAGTACCGTAGTCAGTGATCTCCAGTTCCGGGAAAGCCTGTTTGATTTCCTCCAAAGCACTGTTCCCGCACTCATCATCCGGGATCGTGATATAATACTTCTCGGTGGATACCTTGCAAGAACCACAAGCTGACCAAGAAGCGGTACGAACCGTAGGATTCTCACACATATCGGATGTCTTAGCCACGTAGTAGATGATAGCCGTAGGATTAGCCTCCACGAAAGTAGAGATCTCCTCATCCGTCAATTTCTTGGAAGTAGCGGCAATATACAAACCTGATCCCTTGATCTGACTCATCTTGTTAACCGTATCGGCTACAACGTTAGGCAATGACTCCACCGTAGTAGACATATCAACGCCGTCATCCTCCAAGGAGATAGAATACAGATAACCACCCTTAACCTCGGTATAGTTAGGAGGACAATCCGTACATCCTTTCATGATAGAGATAAGACGTTGAGTATAGTCAGCAGGTTTAACCCCTTTCTTCATAACCTTATAACGTGACATGCTACCCTCAATAGTCTCTCGTACGATCTTCAACCCCGGATATTGGGCGCGAACCTCAGCCAAGGCCAGATCATCACCAGTATCGCATACCTCCATACAATAGAAGTTCACGTCCTCCGTCTCAGGCTCCGTAGCCTCGTTGGTGCATCTTGTAACAGGAGTAATATCGATATAATCAGATAACTTACCACCACCAGCAATAGGTTGATTCTTCATCCGCTCGATACACTTCAATACGGCGGGCAACAAATCAACCTCCTCGCAAGGATCGCACTCCTCGCATTGATTTGGCGTATTATCACAATCATCCAAAAGAATGGCGTCATTGATCTCTACACGACCCTCCTCATAGCCAAGAAGCTCGAAAGCCCTGCCGGCGAGAATCAAGCGGATAACGATACGGTCTCCTTTGGAAACGGAGAAAGCCGTGTCATCAGAAACACCATTGTATCCTAAGATAACATCATCGACATAAGCATGATCTTTCTTCGGCCAAGAAGCGTAGATCTCCGTGATCTCATTCAAAGAGAATAACGGCGTGGAAAAATCCTTATCATAGATAGAGCGGGAAGCCGCTTGTTCATTACGACCGATACGGATCTCATAACGCTTGTCGTTACGAGGCTTACCGGTAAAATCAATCACGGCCTTACAACCGTTCTCGGAAGTATCTCTGGTATCATAAATACCGATCTGTCCTTCCTTCAAGAAGATGGAATCAACATCCACCATCTTAGCGTGTGGGGATACGAAAAGTACCCGATCTTGCGGTCTGTGCAACATATAATTAATATTTTAGTTTAAAAATCATTTACCTAACGCAAACATAACAATAAACGAGTTTACGACAATAAAGTACGGTCATGAGTGTATATATATTAATGCGGATTACATTTTTTGTAAACAAGATAAACTGAATATGCTACCACAATGAAAGATAATCCATAAAAAAACAATTTATGATGTTTTTGTATAACTATATGATATACAAGTAGTTGCTGGAGTCGGAGATTTCTCCGATTCCAGAGAAATAATACCAAATAATATATACAAAAGCGATAAATCCTATTATTATAATTATGATTATCAATTAATTATATTATATTTTGAAAGTAAATCCCATTTATTTATATTTGCATCGTGAATCTATCTATCACAGACCGATTCACGATATTACATAAACTTTTAAAAACAAAATTATGAAATCAAATCTAATTTTAAAATCAGAGAGTAGAACTCTTTTAGGAAGCCCTGTATCCATAATGAGTAAAGATGGATATGTGTGTATAACAGAAGCTATGGATTCTATAAAGAAAAAAAGGGAATCAATGAACTTATCCGCAAAAGAAATAAATGATGTATTGCGTAATCAAGGGTTCAAGGAGAAGATAAGAGCATTGATGACTCAATTAGGATACGGTAATGATAGCTTAAAGAAGAAAATAGATTATGATAATCTAACGTTGAAAGAATTTAGAAAAATAGGGCTAGCCTATAGAAAAGGAGGTAGAGGGGATCAAAAATGGTTCATAGATCCATATATTTTCGTAACTATAGCAATGGAACTAGATCCGGAGATATACGCTACTGTTGTTATATGGCTTACAGACGGATTGGTTAAAAACAGGAATATAGCTGGAGATACATATATAAAAATGTGCAAGGATGTTAGATCTTTGTTATGTGATAATATAACAAATAATGAATTTTCAGCATATATATCAAGAATAGCGAAAGGAATGAATTATGTGGTATTTGGTAAACATGAAGAAGGAATAAGAAATTACGCTTCTATTGACCAGATGCAAGAGATAGTTATGCTCCAAGGGTATATATCCGATATGATAGAAAGTGGATTCATATCTGACTTTAATGCCCTAATCAAGTATCTTGGAGATAAATGGGAAAAAAGATGGGGTAATATAAATCCGGTGACAGGATGTTAAAAAACCGGCCCGTCTTTTAGCTGACAGGCCGGATAATCAAAACTAACGTTGTTTATTTAAAGGAAGCCACATTATCCTTATCCATTCCATATCTATTCAATTCATTCTCGTTAAGGTTGAATTGCTTGGCGACCATATCCAGAATCTCCTCCACAAGATAATCGGGCAGCTCCGGGTCGATGTCCGTGGACTGGATACCGGCGGCGTTGATATACCCCGACAGGTCCACCCTGACAGGACGGCGGTAGTACGTCATCTTAACCTCCTCGGTACGGAAGCCTGACTCGTAGACCACGACCTTCCCGTTCCCTATGGAGTAGAATGTCTCACGGTAGTCGTAAGAAGGACGGTTATTCTCGTCTCCAAGAAGCTCATGGATATTCTCGTTCTTAGCCTCCCACATAACGAAATCAGTGGCCTCACACCCTTTGTATGAGAAAACTCCTTTTATGTTAGAGAACCATAGATAGTCGTCAGGTAAGTTAAAGGACGTAGACTCAGGGTCATCCATCCTACCCGCATTATCCAACGACATCCAATAAACAAGAAGGTTTTGGATGGAGCGTATAGTCTCGTCATCCTTCCTATTTAGATAGTACTTAACCAACCGGTCTTGGGCCTCGTTGAACAACAGCACGAACCTTCCCGGATCAAGCTTAATCCCGCCATTGGCAAGATTCTGCTCGTTCTTCTGCAAAGACCTTAGATACGCTTCTTGGATTGTCATAATTATTCCTCCTTAACCTTATCACCTTCCTCTACGTCATCCTTCTTCTTAATATCCTTAACCTTCTTTGTCTTGGACTTATCATCGATATTAGACATAGATATGATCTCCTCATACTCATCCAATACATTAGCCTTTATGTTAATAAAGTCTTTCTTGGTAGCCAAGAACTCGGCGGATGTCCGAACGTCAGGTCCTATGATCTGGCCATTATATTGTAATCCGGATGGAGTCATATTGATACGACCATTTCGTTGAAGGACGTTTACGATACGGTAAAACTCAAGAACTTCCTTGAAATCACCTTCCAATGACCGATCCCAGATATCAAGCAGATAATCGACATTGGTCTTCTTCTCATTCATCCAGTTTGATAGAGATCCTGTATAATACTCATCCTCCGTGAAATCCGGGCGAGTTACGATACCGATGTAAAGAAGAAGATCGATGACAGCCTGACGATCGTCGCCGCCTTTCTTAAGGGCGCTGATAAACTTATAGCTGATGTTCATCTTATTGATCTCACGCTGCTGAACGAAATCCTTCATATTGTCTTTCTCCACGAAACAGAACATGGAGTTCATGAAGACAGGATCTCCATCCATTTCCTGAGGAGTCAACATGCCGGAAAATACAGCCAGATATAAATAAAATAGATCTACGGTATTAGCCGTATTATAAACCTTACCCATGAAGATCTTATCCTTAGCGTCATCCCAAAATTCTAAATTGGTTTGAGATAGATCCATCTGCGACATTTCCTCGAAAGGCTTCATGATATTATCTACCCGCTGTTTGACGAGCTTATCGATCTCATTCTTGTCAAGACCATTATAGCATCTTGATCTTGGATAAAAACCGGTGTTATAGGCCTTGGAGAAATCATCCCAAGGGCAACATACGTGAGTGGCGTTCTCCGGGAACGGAGCTTTAGCTATATTAGCGTCTTGAAAGGCCTGAGGAGCACTTCCATCGTGTTTGCCTACAACCTCATATAAGGTATCTGACATGATATTGAAGCCGTTTACCTCGGCCAATACCTTCCTTGATTTTAAAATTTCTTTCATTTCCTTTTTGCGTTACTTTAAAAAAAGAGGAGAGGAATATCCTCCCCTCTAAAAACCAAATTACATATGAAAAAAAACTTAGCCGAAGTAGTTCGGTTGAAGCTCGATGATCAAGAACTTGCTGTTATCCATAACCCATGCTGCGGAAGCGGAATGACACCAGAATTGCTCTTTCATGCCCGGCAAGGATGATACGATCTCATTACCGTTGGCTTTGTGTGCCCAACGACCGTACTCATAACCCCACCACATGCTTACGCCTTCTGGCTTGATATAAAATACGTTGTTATTCATATTACCTAACTTAGCGTTAGCCGTATTAGGAATAGCGGAATATGCGTTAGTTGATCCAGCGTCAGTGATATTCTCGATAATACAAGAATAAGAGGATCTAGGATACATGCCATTCACCAACTCGCTACGATCTGTCATGTCGGCGTAATCCAAAGAAGGATCATGCTCGAACTCAACATTACCGATGCCCGGGATGAAAGCTCCCTTAACCTGAACCGGACCTAAGATCATGGCGTCATTAGTACCAGAGATAGGGTTAGAAGGCAGCATACGGTCACTACCCATACCCCAGCTTAAATTACTCAATGTAGTGAAGAAAGATTCCCTGATCAACTTCTCTAAATTGATCATAGCCATAGCTCCTACCTTGAACTTAATCTTACGCTCCGTAATAGGAAGATCCTGACGACCACGGAAAATATAAGCTGCGGCAGCCATAAGCGTGTCCTTAGTAATACCCATCGGGCGACTATAGTAGATAGTATAACCACGGCGAAGCTGACGGTAGATACCCTCATTCAAATGGATAGGACCATTTTGATCCATGATAATACCACCTTCTTGCCACATCAACTGTCTTGCCTCCAACTTAACCAACTCAGCCATACAGAACACCTCCAACGTAGAGGCTACCTTAGCCGTACGCAAATCAAGTCTACCATTAACAGTCTTACCGATAATAGCCAAATCAGGAATATTACCCTCATACTCACTTCTCATGGCATTCATACGACGAAGAGCGGTCTCCACAAACTCTGAAGTGCTGTTCTGGGCGGCCTGCATGGACTTCATACCAGCATACATAGTTGTCTCACCCTCAACACCACGGTGGTTTCCTAAACGAAACTCACAGGTCATGGAACCGGCCTTGTCAGCTCCAGATACCTTAGAGAACTGGGTGCTATACTCTCCAAGAGCATGACCGATCTTCCAGTAACGGATACCCGGACGTAATTTCTCTTTAGGGAAGTATTTAGCCTTACCACCAATAACACGACACCAATAACGTGTCAAGTCACCTTCTGTCTTAGACGGGATCTCACCTGAGATAAGGATATTACAGCCGTTAGCGGCGTCATAGGTGATGACATCATAAGCCGTAAACTCAGATGTGTTCAAAACGATATCAAACAAGCTACCATCAATACCCGGTTTTAGATGATGACCTGAAGTATCCTCAGCCGTAACGACAGCGAATGTTTTTGTAACAGGTAAATCATAACGGAAAGAGGCTCCAATACCGTTAACGGAGATCGTAGCGCCGTTATTGATCATACCCATATACATCGGAACGGGGTAATTAGCGATATTAGAGAACAGATTCAACAGACCCAAATGATTCTTATCAGGATCCTCATAATACCAGCTCGCCAATGAGCCTAAGTTATGCTCTACGAGCGAAGTCTTATAGTTCTTGGCATCGGTGAAGGCAATAACGTTATCACCATTCACGGTAGCCGGAAAACTTTTTGTTAAAAAATGATTCATAATTATCTATCTTTTAATGTTATACACTCTTTGATCCACTCAGATCAAGGAAGTTAGCTTCTATAGTATCGTTATCGATATTAGTCTTATTCTGCTTTCCTCCCTTATTGCCAGAAAGAAGAGTGATGGTCTTCTTATTAACCTCCATCTTAGCCTTGTTGGTTTTCTGTTTAAGGAACTCGTCCTTATTCATCAAGAACAAGGCCAAATCAGCGGCCATGTCCGGATTCTTGATAGCCTCCGAATAAGCTTTATCTATAGCCGTATGACCTTGATCGTCTATCGGCTTGGTAACGAAATCGACAGCCTTACCTATCATCGTGTCAGTCAACTGAAATCCTGAGCTTATAGACGTCTTAAGACCTTTCTTATAGATCTTCATCTGCTCAATCAACTCCTGTTTCTTTTTCTCGGATTTTTTCTTCTCCTCCTCGATAAGGTTATCCATCTCCTTTTTCAGGATATCATGGAACTTATTGGCCTTGGACTCAATAAACTCATCGCCCTTGCCGATCATCATCTCCATATTATCCTTTATCTCGTCTTCCGGCATACCCAACATCTTATAATAATGCTGGATAACCGCAAGCTGATCATTTTTATTACTCATATCAAGGCTATCCAACGGAGCCTGAATACTCTGATATTGGCTTAATAGTTGGCCAACGTTACCACCGGCCTTATCCACCTCTATCATCTTCTTCATGAAATCAGACATCGAGCCGGTATCAACCTTATCCTTCAACAACTCATCAGCCTTGTCCTTGATCAATCCCTCCACTATATCGAGTAAATCATCCTCTTTAGTGATAGTAGAAAGATCGACTGGCTTGTCATCTACCATAATATCAAGGTTGTCAATACTATCGATAATACCTCTAGCGGCCATCTTCTCCAAAAAAGATTTTCCGTTAAATCCTGATACCACGTTATTATCATCAGTACCGCCTTCGCCAATGGAATCAGGGTCTGGGGTGGTAGCATCGCCGCCCTTATCCCCGCCACCGTCAGCCGCTCCGCCGTCGGCAGGCTCTTCCTTGGTATCATCTATAGGATTACCATCCTTATCATATTTACCCTCGATATTATTCTTATCGCCATCACCGTCACCACGGTAAAAAAGTTCCTCGACACTCATGGTCTTAAAACCCTTAGCGAAATCACCCATGTCATTCATACAATTTCCTTTTTGCTTTTTACAAAATTATCATTAATCTAATTACCAATTAAATCAAACCCATTATAGTATATGACAGAATTTTACGCCAAAATGATTACAGATTTTGTAAAAATATTTACAAAACTTGTAATCAATTCTTGTTTATAATTGACGTAAACCTATCTGTGTCAGAACGTTTGTTCCTAGCATCTATCCCCTTTTCCTTTAATTCCAACTTCCTTTTCTCTATCTCCTCACGAGATCTTCGCTCAGCCTCGGCATTAGCCTGTCTGGTTCTCATATCCTCCTCACGGATATCCAGATCCCTTTCCTTCAAGGCTCGATCCGCTATAGCTTCCACATAATCCATACCCTCTTCGTTATCTTGTGTCCTAGCCGCTTGACCGGCGGCCATTATGCTCTTACCCCGTAAATCGAAGTTACCCTTGATATAAGCCAGCTCCTTCTCCTTCTTATGCTCGTCATTACGGGCCTGTTGATCGGCCTCGGCTTTTTGCTGTACAAGTCGTTGTTGATTCTGGTACTCCTCCTGTCTTACACGATCTGCGTAAGATCTGGCATCCCTTCCTATCTGATTCATCTCAGCCGTCGAGTTGGCATTCATCATTCTAGTGATATCAAGTAAGTCATTGCCCAAAGTATTCGTCTGTAATATATATTGCTTCAAATTCTCCAATTCCAGACGTTTCTTGGAATTAGATACAGCCATAACATTAAGATGACGTAACGACAAGCTATTATCCGTAAGACTGATGTAAGCCAAGGACAGATCGCTGTTCCTGTACATCACGGTCCAATCGTATCCTTCCTTCTGACATACTTGAGCTACCGCAAGATGAATATCCAATGTCCGTTTCTTGAAGTCATCGAAATCATTAAAGTAAGTCTGGGTCTGTAGCATAGTAGCGTTAACTCCCTGTTTTACGCCCGTAGAACTCTCGTATCTAGTTGACTGACCCATCGCTTGCTCGGATATACCTATCATCCTATAAGCCATCATATAGGCGTAAGACGCCATTTCCATACGGGATCTTATCTGATCCGTATTAGTAAGATCATATACACCGAACTGATTATATATGCTGCTCATCTGCGGATTCTGGTAAGGATTGTTTGTGTCATTACCACCTACACCCATAAATGAGACGGACTTAACGATCTGCATAAAAGTAGCCAAAGCTCCCTTCTTGTCCATCATATCCTTATATTCCGTAGGCAGGAATCCTAAGTCGCCTAAGAAGAACTTACCGATCTCCTTCTCGGCGTTATTGTATAGCTGGTTCATAGCAAGGTTATACATCATCTGGAACGGCTGTATGCGATCAGCGAGACTAGACCCTATAAATCCAGAAACCGGAATGACATAATCATACAGACTGCTATCACCATGTATCTGATGAGGTATTGGATCCCCACCAATATATATAGGCTTATCCATTAAATTACCTCCGGTGATCTTAACGCCAAACCTAACCTCAGGGACATACTCCAAGATATAGGTGTTCACCTCAGGATCACCAACAGCATCGGCCATAACCCTCTTTACTTTCTTTATGCCATTCTTCTCCAAGAATTCCGGGAGCAACTCATCGGTTACAAGTTCCTGATCAACCATTCCGGTCTCTGTCATATAAGTTATTAAGAATACCGGTTTCATGGATACCCAATATCCTTCCATAACCCTAAAAAGGCGAGAGTCTATCTCATATCTCTTACCATCGGCCATACCGGAGTTGAAATATCCAAAGGGATGGAAGCGGGGCAAGAAGCGGGGTTGGGTGTGTTCCTCCCCGTCAGGTCCGAAGGTATGGTACTCTCCCATCGGCACACCATAATAGTCCTCAGCGGCGACTATAGACTCATAGTCATGGTATCCTTTCCATGGAATAACCTCATTCTCATACATACCGGTAATAGACGGTTTCTTTTTCTTCCAATCATACCTAGCACCGTCATTAGATACCCATCCCTCATAATCATCGTCACCTCCCATAATCCGACGCTTGTCTTTGGCCGTCATCTTATGGCCGTATCTTGATATCAACTCAACACCCTCATAATAATGAAGACGGCCTACATAAGATCCATATTGCGGATATTTTACATCAGGATGGAACACCTCCATCGGACTCCACACCTCCGGTCGATAGTAATCAAAACCGACGAAATGATTACGAAACATCTTTCCGCTAAGAAGACGATCCCGGAAATTCTCCCTGTCAAGCTCATCCATATAAAACCTGCTACGATCAGCCTCGATCGTATGATCTCCCCATACAGCCGCCTGCGTCTTCCATCTGGTGCTCATGAACCTCTGGATATCGTCAGGGGTCATAGACGCCTTGGCCTGTTGGATTTGCTGAACATAAGCCTGACGTTCCTCCTCGGAATTAAACTCATTGTATGTAGGATCAAGCCCGGCCTCAACAAGACGCTGATTGACGATAATATCCCACTGTTCTTGTATATGACGATGAAGTAAGTTGGACATCGTATCCTCGTACTCGCTTATAGCCAGATCCCCTACCTCGTTAACAGTATATTTATCCTGTAGGTTCGTCAACCATCCCTCAAAGGCATTCACGATACCACCTATGATATCATAATGCTTCAAGAAAGAGGGTATCCTTATATCGCTCCTTAACTTCTGTACGTTTCTTAACTGTGGGATAACATCCGCCATCTCCATAAAAGATAACTTACCATCCGCCATCAGATAATAGTCACGGTACATCTGATTACGATCATACTGTTTCAACCCTATCGTCTCAAGAGCGTCCATACAATCCTCCTTCCATTTCCTGTTCTTTTTCTTCGTGGAAATAGCCTGAGGAGGTAATCCTAATAGCGCCCCTTTTGCAGGAAACGAATGATCTCTATTGAAAATCTCCATGTCAATCTAATTTGTTTTTAGCAAAGATAAGTTATTAAGCAACACTAAACTACCGAAACGCACCTATAGATACCGATCCAAAGGCAGAGGCATATATCTCATGGTGCTTATAAGCGTCTTCCTTACGGGCGTTATTCATCTCCTCGATCTTCGATTTAGGCATGTAATTGTTATCGTCAAAATACCTAGCTAAAGCTAAAGCATGACCAAACGATATAATTCTATCGACGTTCAATCCGGGCTTGTACTGTATTATTTCATCCAGTAGAGCTATGTCATCGATCAACTCAATGCCCTTCACCGTTATATCAAGACCGGTATTATCGTCATATCCGATAACGAAATCCTGCCAACAGTAATCCACGACACACGAGAATAGCAGGTTCTGGTTACCGGGGGTAGGGTATAGACCTAACTTGCTATTCTGCCGGGAGCCGGCCTTCACATACTTATTGGCTATAGCCTCACCAGCGAATAAGAAGAAAGATGCCGGCATACCGCTCTTCCCATTAAGATACTGCTCATACATCTGGTCAGCGTTCTCCATAAGACATATAGCACCATATCCCTTCTGAAGCACCTCACAAGTACGGCAAAACTGATCTATGGATGATGGGCGGGATACGTATGAAGCCACTATTCTATAGGCATAAGGATCTCGAATACCAACACGCCTTTTGAATACATAAAAAGCTCCTAATGAAGGGGTATCAGACTTCGCTTGCTTATACGGATCGAGCGAGCTTACGTATATAAAATCATCAAACCTATTAGATTGAGGCATCTCAAATATCTGAACAGGAGCGTCAATAACACCTCCACTAAACGGAAAACCAGCTAGCTGTTTATTAGATTTCGTAGTACCAAGCTTATTGCCCGATTCAATAAAAACATCACACAGCATGCCGCTATATTGACCCGACTCAAGAAGATCGTTCTTATGCTTGATAGCGTACTCAACCGGAAATAGATTTTGAGAAGAGCTTAAAAAACAGTCATCAATCGTAAAAGGATAGAACATGGTATGAGAGGTATAGGCTACCCTGTCCTTTGTAGATAGTTTCTTCCGCTCCTCATTAAGCTTATTGGTGCTAGCCTCGAAGTCTGTGGCGTCAATCTTGATCTTATTAAGCTTCTTATCATCAGGTTTTCCTAAATAATCACCCAAACCTATAGTTACCTTGACACCGGAGTTTGCCATTTGTCCCGGAACAAACATCGCCCATTTCCGTTCTTTCCATGTTTTTCCTTTCATGGCTCTACGGTTTAGGATATCCCAGTCCATGACCAGAAGGTTATATGTCTCGGGATCAGAAAACATTTCTTGAGCGTCCTTGGATAATTCTACCTCACCACCAGTACCAGCCAAGATAGGGCTAAGACGCCAGCCGTAAGGAGTGTCGTAGGAAGGCATGGCGGCAGTGTACGGCTTCTTGATAGGTCCCTTACCAACCTCGTCGAAAATAGCCGTAGCCGGTGTCAAACCAGCCGTCTTCTGAGTGGAGGTCTTCCTACCCATGTTGATGTTGGCTATAGAGATAATGGCATGGATATCACGTACGCCATTGGACATCCTCTTGCCTAATGTAACGCCCGAACTCCAGCCGGTCTTGGTTCTGTTGATCCTGAAAAAAGGATGCACATGATCAAGACCATACTCACAATACTCACCTATATTAGATAAATCGCTATCGCTGAATCCTACTACAGAATGACTAAGACCGATAGTCATCGTAGCATTCATCTGGAGAAGTGATGACATGATGGTTGTATTATGGGATACGACAAAATTGGTAGTAAGAAACTGATGCGATTTATTATCGACCTCAATACAAGTAGCCTTATATCTACCGTAATAATCTATATCAGATATCCTAAGCCTATCGTGAGTCTTAGATATATACATATCGTCACCATCCATGACACAATAATACCCCATAGACCAGAATATTCCTCTTACGAAGGATATAATATACTCACTTTTGTAAACGACCTTAAAACGATCGTCACCGGTATTTATACCGCAAGCGATCTTCATAAACGATCCTATGAACAACTCTTTCTGTTTTTTGGATGAATAAATGACATCATCCATCTCCTTCTTGCTTAGCTCAAAGATCCTGTCGGTAGCTCCACAAAGGAAGGAGGCGGCCAGAGACCCCATGAGCTGGGGCGATATCAGCCACCGCCGCTCAGGGAAATCTACCGCTTCCCCAATATCTATAGTCATTTTGGAGAAGTCAGAATGGATGATACCCATAGTGCTCATAACCTTATAATCACCATGATACTTGACTTTCCACTGGTGCTGCCCGCAACACACCACGCTGCGACCGTCCTCAAAGGTCACTTTGTACGTATCAACGAATCCCTGAGGATATACGCCCACTATAGTCGTAAGCTTACCATCATCACCATATATGATATCCCCGATATCGGCGAATCCTATTTTCTTAGATCCATGAGGAGTATATATCAGCTCCGAGTCCAGAAGAGCCTTGCCAAAACGACGAGTACCAAACATTCCCAACCCTTTCTTCTCCATACGGGCACGTTGGTACATCTCGGCGAAAAACCATTCGTTATCACGCAAACGACTGATCGCTGGCACACGTTCCCCGTTTGGAAGATCCTGGAATACGGGAAAGAAATTAACATGCCAATAAAGCCATGGAGGGATGAACGTACCATTGATAGTCACCCCGTACTTGACCTTATAAGCCTCTTCTTTAAAGAACTGCTTAACATCGTCATCCTGATCCTCCCAACCGAATAGATCGTTCCATACAGGAGGATTTTTCATGTTTACATAAAATTCTGGACTCGTGCTTAGACTCATTTTATAATATCCTTTAAAACAGACTCGATTCCACCAGAAACCTGACCCTTACGTTCCTTTTTCTGGACATTGCTTACAGACCTATATACATCCATGATCCCACTCTTCTCCATATAAGAATCATTCCATGTATTTATCTTATCGATTAATTTTGATATGAAGTCAAATGCCCTAGCCATATCCTCCGGCTTCTCCTTGTCCCAAGGATGTTTATCAATATAAGTCTTAGCGTCATTTATAGCCTTAGCTATGACCTCAAGATTGTCGTTCACCCGATCAGCGTCCTTACTCGTCGGCTTTCGTCTTCCCTGTGGCATTGGCTTTCATATCTTTGAACTCGTTATACTGTTTCATAAGAAGCTCATAAGACTGAACAACCCCGATCTTACTTACTTCCGTCACGCTCATGTCATGGAACATATCCTCAAGCTCCTTGTCGGCATATCTCAGACGTTCCTTGTCATCATAAAACACGAATCCAGATGTCCTGTCTTCTATAATACCCTTGGCGGTGGACGCATATGTCGTATCTAAATCCAGATCCATACCGAAGCTGGTAGCCAACTGGATTATGAACATCAACCTAGAATTAACTTTCACAGCCTCTATATTCAACATCTGTATCTTATGGGTCATCTCATGAAGAACGACAAAATCCTCCTCTTTTATCAACGAAGATGATTTAAGGGCTATCTTCTTAGTCCTATCCTCAATATCGCTATACAGACGCTTGCTCTCACGTTTTATGGCTATCCAATGCCTTATATGGGTATCCGCCTCTTCTTTAAGATAATCTCTAATCTCTGTTTTTATATCTTTATCTTCCATATTACGCATTATAATCATTGTTGTTTAACTCAATCTCATCACTGATACTCTGATCTATTATTCTTAATAAATCTCTGGTGCTAATATCCCGCAAGAAGCGTACGTTACCACCATTAGCCTTAGCAACTCTCCTTAAAGCGGAGTAAAGTATATCACCCAGCGAATATTCGGGTAACTCACGGCAACCGACTTCCATGACAATAAGAGCATGGATACGATCATCTATCTTACTTCTTACAGGACTTCGCATAGTATTTACTTATAAGCTTCCCCTATAATACGTAGCGGGAAATGTTTGAAATTACGTTCAGGATCATCCTTCGTATAACCCATAAGAGATAGATGTTTCTCAAAATGACCTTCCGTATATTTTGAGGTATCCAATGTCATCCTAAATATAGTTCTATTCTCATTGTCAGGATGTTTGTTATATGACACGTCTCCCATACATCCACATCCAAGATGATGCTCCTTGACATGGAAACCATCTTTATGGGTGATAAATAACACGATTTCTATCTTATCACCTATTTTATGATCAAAAATATTTAGATAAAACTCGCTCTCGTCATCCGTAAGTCCTATATCAAATGCATCGTTAGGGCACTCGATATTAAAATCGTTATGATCGGCGGTTATGACCTCCATGGCGTTCCATTTGGCTTTCTCTCCTTCCACGAACTTCAACGGGCATACCTCGGTCTTCATCCAAGCTTTCTCCTTGATAAAACAACCACACAACGAGCATCCCGGTCTTCCAATCAATCTATGGAATAATACCTTAAGCGGCAATTTAAAGAACCTGATATTAGAAGAGTTCTTAGGACATTTCTTGCATAATTCAAGACGATTCTTATACCATTCAGGGTAATCTTTCTTATTCTTAGGAATCCTGCCCAATAAACTATCTTCCCAAGCTTGGGCTATTACTTGGGCTTTACCGATTGTTTGCATATTATTTCTTAAATTGTTTTTGTTGAAAATCCTGTAATTGTTCCCATGTCATTCCATACCGACATTGATACATGGCCTCATGGTTATCACGTATAAGAGGATCTCCGTTCTTCAACCCCTCCATATCCTCTATCGCCTTAATCTTCTTATCCAGACAATCAAGCTCAATAGGCATCCTTTCATCCGGATAACGATTACCTTCCTTGACAAATATCCGACGTATCTTATCACGTCTTACCCGCATCTCGCGAAGATTGCATATAACGTATCCGATAAACGGGATTCTGATAGATATATTGTCAGTATACCTAGCTAGGTGATGGATGTAAGATACGGATGCTTTCATGCACCACTCTACCTGTTGTTTGGTAAACTTCCCATCAGATCTTCTTACCACCTCATCCACGATATCCCTATCGAATGAAATAAGATTCCTACCCATCAATATCCAATTTGTTTCTCTTGAACACAAACCCCATTACACGGGTATCATCACCCTCCCCGTCAAGAATAAAATAGTTACGTAAGCTTCTCATCTCAATAGACAGCTCACGGGTACGGAAGTTCCCGTTCTTCTTGTCCACCAGAAAACCCCCACGTTTAAGCTCGTTGTTCAGGACAGCGACGTAAGATTCCTTCTGTCCATGACAATCCATGTACTTAGCCCTGGTATCATCCGAGTATCCGTAGTTGATGTAGAAAGAAAGTAAGTTTATCGTCCTTTCGGTAATCAAGCTCTTACCCTTAGAATCCAGATAGCCGTTGTATATCCTTAAGAACTGCTGGATCATATCCAGCCTAGTGTCGTAAGGCAACGCAAATACGAAAGCTTTCCTCTGTTCCGACATATAAAATTAGTTTTCAGCAAAACTACTTAAAAAAAATATCGTTGTCAAGAAATTATGCCATAATCAACATAATATATGCTGATTAGCATGTATTTACGAATATCCAAAGGGAAAAGGTGGTGGAAATGGCGGAGGAAGGCCGAATGAGTCCACCGTAAGCCACGGGAACGAGGCCAGTTGAGCACCGGCCATACATGCCTCCGAGCGGCGGTGGACAGCTCTATCCTGCCTCATGGGACATGACCACACCTTTTCCCTTTGGATGCCTTCCTGCCGTGCTATGGGATATAAATCCAAAGGAAATGGGAAGTCTTGGGGCGATGGAGCCTGCCGTAGAGGATACGGGCGGCCGGAGCGTGAGCGACCGCACAAGACCTCGCTTTTTTTCTTTGGCTTTTGCTCCACCCGATCCCCCTACCGGGGTACCGGCTTCCGGTATAGGATACGGCTTCTACTAGGTTTAGCCTGCGGTATCCTGCCTGACGGCACCATACCTTGGCGGTAAAAAGAAATGTTTTATTAAATATAGACTTTAAGTGGAGTACACAGGAACTCGACGTCAGGAGAGGTTCTGTGTACGGATAGAGATATTAGTAAGTAGAATATATTTATAGAGTTAATTATATTTAATAAATATACCTATTAACGCGTGCGTAACAAGTAGGTTGAGAAAAACTATCGTTCATGCGCACAGCGTTTTACGGACATTACCTACCCTCCTTAAACAACAAATGGGCGACCTTCCCAGGCTACCCATCCATCCGAATAACTTGTTTCGTATTGATGAAACTTGTATATTCGCAGCAAAAACTTAAAAAAAATGTCTGGAACAAAGATATCACTTTTACAGAAAATAAAATCAAATTTCGATAAGATTCTTACCGAAAAGTATATTCCACGTAATATTCAGACCAAGAAAGATGAGCTAGGATGTGTAAAACTTCCAGCCGGATCACTTATATGTCCAGTTGATTTTAAGCCTGTTACTAATAAGGAAGGCAAGAAAGTGACAGCCATAAAATATTCATTGAAACATGAGGAGTATCATGGATCGGGAATCCGGATCAGCGATGAATGTAAGATGGCAATGATATATCTTATTATCATAAACGTACTCAAACATGTGTTTCTAAGAAAAAGGATGCAAGATGGAAACAGAGATCAGATAGAGATCAATACCAATGATTTTATTGATATTCTATCGGATGGATGCGCTTATTTCTGCTACCGACATGTATTAAGAGATTCTCACGAAGATATAAACTACCAACTTATAAGTCTAAAGGCTTGGGCTGAAGGAGAGATCAGAATAGCATTGTCAGATATCATAAAATACAAGCATAAGGCTAGTAAGGTCCCAAGGATAAAGGATATGTTTGTAAAGAAAGGAGAATCCATATACACTTGCATTGATAAGAATCTTGATTCGGATTCTAGACGAAGAATGGCTAACAAAAGCCGGAAGCTTGATAGGGTGAGAATCCTTTCCAAAATAATATTCAGAGCCAGAACCAGAAACGTACATCACATATACAAGGTAACTAAAAGAAAGACAGTTAAGTTCAATGTAGCATACCTTCTTAATGAGTTGAATAAGAAGCTCATAGGCATAGGTATGCGTGAAATATCTCAATCCACTATATACAGATACATAAGCATGTTCTTAGACATGTGTAAGAAGAGTATATCCGATTTGTATGACGAGGTAAAAAAAAACAATGGAGTGGTGAATACCAAAGACAGAAAGAACGTAACTATCGGATGCTTAAGACTATTATACAAGGGGAAATATATGCATATCCTTATATCGACAGAATACATAAGAGATGTATTTTTAGGAGAAAAATCTTCCGAGATGAGTAAAGCTGGATGATTTGAGTATCAGATATAAAATTTAATATTTACATATTATTCACATTTATTTTTAATAGTTAATTATAACTATTCGTATCTTTGTACCATAAACTTAAAAAGACATGGTACAAGAGGATTTTAGAAACGAAAACGACCTCCTTCGTCATATTATGACGGTGGATAAAAACGTAGAGCAGGGTCGTGCCTTGAAAAAGATTTTCACCACTAGGGAGAATCTGTTCATTACCGGTAGAGCTGGTAGTGGTAAAAGTACGTTCATGAGACGTATCGTAAAGTTCTTGGGTAAGTGCGTTATCGTAGCCCCGACTGGAGTAGCGGCGTTGAATGCCGGTGGACAGACCATTCATTCGTTCTTCTCTATAAAGAACGATCCTTATATCCCTTCTATCGAGAGAGGTATGTTGTCGAATAAGGTGGATGTAAGTCCGTTTATGAAGAAGAAGATCAAGAATCTTGATACTATTGTCATTGACGAGATCAGTATGGTAAGACCTGATTTGCTTGATGAGGTGGCTGACATACTTAGACAATGCAGGCGTAGCAAGGAACCTTTCGGTGGAGTTAGGTTGATTATGTTTGGAGATCTATCGCAACTACCTCCTGTGGTGACGGCGGATGATTTTATCGATAGGTATTATGAGAGCCGGTTCTTTTTCTCATCTAAGGCATTAAGAGCCTCAGGATTCTCGGTCATTACCTTCGAGAACGTGTTCCGTCAAAAAGATCCTCAGCTTCTTTCCGTACTTGAGGATATAAGATGTGGTGTTATTACCGATGAGTCAAGACAGATATTGGATAGTAGGGTCAAGTGTCCGGATAATATGGATAATACTATAATTATATGCTCAACTAACAAAGAGGCGTATGAGATAAATAAGACTAATCTTGATAAGATCAATAATAAGGTATTTAAGTTCGATGCTACTGTATTCGGGGAGAAGCCTGTAGCGCCATGTGAGGATGAGCTTATAGTAAAGGTAGGAGCTAAGGTCATAATAACCAGAAACGGCAATGGATATGTCAATGGCTCGATGGGTATCATAACCAGCATAGATACTGTTGATGAGACGATATATGTTCATCTAGATAACGATACTGAGGTGGAGATAACCAAAGAGAAGTGGGAGAAGATGAAGTATAAGCAGGTAGACGATTCCCTTGAAGGCATTTCTTGCGGCTATATAATACAATATCCATTGAGGTTAGGATACGCCATAACTGTCCATAAATCCCAGGGAATGACTTTAGATAATATATTTGTAGACATTAGTAGAGCCTTCGAGATAGGACAGATATATACCGCTCTTTCAAGATGTAGGTCAATAGACGGTCTTTATCTAAAATCAGTGCCTAAGGAAGATATGGTACTGCTAAGCGATAAGATATCTGACTTCATAGATAAGGTGGATGAGAATGATGGTGTTTTGAATCCGGAAAAGATATCTGACATCGGTAAGGATATGATAAAGAAGCAACAGGATTTATTTAACTTTGAGGAATTTGGATTATAATGGCTAAGAAAGAACTTTTTTCAGACGTAGATGAATTAGTATCATCTTTAAATAAAGAGCTTGGAGAAGGCTCGATAATGAACTTTGGCGATGATAAGCCTATAATATCCATACCAAGGGAAAGCACCGGATCGCTGGTGGTGGATAAGGCCCTAGGCGGCGGATGGGCGGTAGGCCGAATCCATGAGCTGGTCGGGATGGAATCTTGTGGCAAGACTATGATGTGTACGTTAAGTATGATCGAGTTCCAGAAAAAACATCCAGATAAGCTAGTAGCTATAATAGACGTGGAGAACGCTTTCGATATTGAGTACGCTAGGAAAATGGGGTTGGATATAAACCGGTTTTTGATCTCCCAACCAAGCTACGGGGAGCTGGCTATTGACATCACAGCCAAGTTAGTCGAATCCGGGAAGGTCGGATTTATTGTCGTAGATTCTGTAGCCAATCTGGTACCGAAGAAGGAGATAGAGGGCGATATGGAAGACAGCAACATGGGACTACAAGCTAGGTTGATGTCAAAGGCCATGAGAGTCCTTACCGGTATCGTTAACAAAAGCGATTGCGTTCTGGTATTCATCAATCAGTACCGGGAAAAGATCGGTGTTATATACGGCGATCCTAAGGTAACGACCGGAGGTAACGCCCTTAAGTTCTATGCCTCTATCCGTATGGAGATGGCGAGAAAAAAGGTTATATTAGGTGAGGACGGATCTTCAGTAGGTCATGAGGTCAGGATAAAGGTGCTTAAGAATAAGACCGCAGTACCGTTCCAGATAGCCGAGACAGCCTTATATTATGGAGTTGGGTTTGACAAGGAACTTGAACTTTTGAAGTTATGTGAGGAAACCGGTATCTTTACCCGTAAAGGATCATGGTACTGGTACGGAGAGGTCCGAGTAGGCAATGGAGTGGATAATACGTTAAGTATTATGAGAGACAATCAAGAATTGTGTCAAGAATTAAGAACTAAACTAAATATTTGAGGTTATGGCTATCGGAGCAAAATTTGTAGACGTAATACCTTCTAGTGTTGAGAACGCTATAGAGGTAAAAAAAGAGGATGTAAAGACCTATCTATTCGTAGGTATTCCTATGAGCGAGTTTATCGGCAAGAAACATGAGTTTGAGGGATATATATTCATGTGCTTACAAGGTGTAACCGGTGGGGTTGAGCTTGGCGGTGATATAGCCGTAGCCGTATTGAGACCGGTTCGCCCCGCCGTAGGGGAGGCTTCTTACCATTTGGTGGATATCAAGAAGTGTAAGTATAATAGAACTGACGTAGTTTTATTATTTAGAGAGGGAGATTTTAAGGTTGTTAAACGTGATGATTGTAATCTTATCTGATCATGGGTACGTATATCTCTATAAAATCAACAGTAAACGCATTCAGGTACGGTATTGATCCTGTACCTGAATGGTTCGACAAGATATCCCAAAGAACCAAGGAACTTGATGTGATGGTTGATGGTAACAAGGTAAAGGCTTTGGATATAAGCCTAGAAAATGGCATTCTACGGGCTTTTTACGGTTATTATATAGGTATGTATCCGGATGACTCAATACAGGTGTTCAGACCGGAGGATTTTCATTCATTATATACGCTCAAGATATGAGAATATACACAGGACTGATAAAAGATCTAGGATGTAGATGCTTTTATTACGATAGCGGGATGAATATTCCTATTGGATCAGTATGCGCTGAGATACCTGATATTGTATCTATATTAATGTCAAGGAAAGGATTGCCTCATTTTTATGAGCATATAGCGATAAAACGTGAAGATAACATTGGCGATAAGCTATTCTTTGATTTTAATGGGTATACCGATCAAAGATCAATTGTATTCAAGGGACTTGCATTACCTGATGCCAATATTGATGAATGTATTAAGTTCGCTCATAATTCTATAGTAAATCCAGACATGAGCAGCGATTTTATAGAAAGCGAGAGGAATGTTATACTAACCGAGATTGATAATGATGAATCATGGATTAATGATAATAGACTTATAGAATTATCTGGAATAGATAAGCGTTGTTTTGTAAATATATTAGGTACTAAAAGATCTGTCGGTAAAATAAAGGAAGATGACCTTACATTATGTCGAGATGCGATATTAAATAAATCAGAGATAGTATTTCATTTATATGGATGCGATGATTTCGCGGATAAACATGTATTAGATATGACAGAATTGTCAAATACTATTGATATCAACTCATTTTATCGTAATAAGCTTAAGGAATTTGCTGTATCTGATCCTAAATATGGTATTTATAAATACAAGAAGAACCCAAGACAGTTATATGTGTCGTTTATATTGGATAATTGTGATTTCAAGAAATTATGTGTAATGTTTATCGTGTTATCTATGATGTGTGGCAATTATAATTTCTCTATGTTTCATTATCTTAGAAATAACGGATTATGCTATTCTGTAAACAAGAGATACATGAATTACTCGAATAGAATAATTGCTAGCTTAATAATTGATGTAAGTCCAGATAAATGTAACATCACAAAAGATTGTGCGATTGATTATGTCAATAATTTTCATCATATAGCGAATAATGACAATATAGAGCTTGTCTTAAGGATGGCTAAGTTATCTGATAAGTTAAATATGATGAATATTGATGATTACTACGAGAGCTACATATCTTTTGTAATGTCAAGATTTAATGGGATAATGGATTCATATGACATATATAACAGTATATCTGTGGATGATGTGCGTGATATGGTTAAAGATATTACTGAGGATAAATTAATAATTCAATATTGTTCCTGATATGAATGCAGTTATAGGAATAGATCCGGGTATAGATACCGGAGGATTGTCTATGATCCCGGAGAACGGGGAGGTTAAGGTAATTATGACACCAAGGATATCGGCTAAGGGAGATATAGATCTTAGGGCTATATCAAGTTTCTTCCTCGATGCCGCTGACAAGATCCAAGAAGAGGGAGGCGGGACGCTGGCGATCGCCGTCGAGGACGTCCACAGCATCCACAACAGCTCGGCCGCCAGCAACTTCACCTTTGGCGGGAGACGCCGGGAACCGAACGCTCTATTCGCTATGATGGTGGAGATGATGGAGCGATACGGATCTCACCCGGATGTTAGGTTCATGTTCGAGGAGGTGCAACCAAAGACCTGGCAGAAGGAGCTTCATACGACAGCCGATCGGGTGTATACGGCGGCTAAGCTGGACACGAAGGCTACCTCCATCCGATGCGCCATGCGCCTTTTCCCTTTGGTCTCTTTCGTGAAACCATGGTCAGGAAAAGGAATACAACCTACTAAGATACAAGACGGAATGTGTGACGCTACGCTTATAGCCGAGTATATTAGACGTAAGTTTAAATTATTTTAATACTATTAAGTATTTATTATATTTGTATTAATGTAATTATGATTACATTTGCAATGTCATGTAAAAGTTGTTTATTATAACCTCGGATAATATGTAAGATGTTGAAAAATATTTTACATATACCGGAAACGGTCAGGTTATTAGCCTAAGTGCTTAGAGCACTACGTTACCTTAGAATGTATAGTTACCCTAGGGTGTTTATCCAAGCCCAAGGCTCTAAGGCAAGTGGTTAAACAGGAGTAGCGTATTCGGCAAAACAGTGCTGCTTGTATGAAACCTTTGGTAACATTGGCGATGGGTACTAACAGGATTTTTATCCTGATTTATCCCATAATCGGGATTCATACTCCGGAATCATTTCCGGTTTCGGAGTATGATTTTTATAAAGCTTGTACATGAATTATGGATGATAAACAAATAAAATATGTTATATGGTATTGAAGTGCTTGTCGAAATCATTAAATGAGAAGTTGGGTAAACTGGAGACGGTGGTTAAGAACGCCGGTTCCAACTCCCTTTATAAGGATCTTAAGATAGATGTTGTCAATAATCTGGCTTATATCACTTCCGTAAATGCCAAGGTATGTGTTATAGAGCGATTGGAGGTCGAGGCTGACTCTAACTTCTCTTTCTTGGTAGAGGCAAGCTCTTTTATTAAGTTCATGAAAAAACAGAAGAATTGTGAGATTACGATACTGCTTTCGGATAGAAAAGATCAGATCACGATCCACTACGCTTCTGGTGAGTATAGTTGTCCGGCTTTTGATATCAATACATTCCCGCAGGTACATAAGATACTTGATGGAGGAATTAAGGTTAAGATGAGCGATTATGTTTCGGTTCTTAACAAAGCCAGCGATTATACGGAGGTAGATGACTTTTATCCATGCATCGAGAATGTGGTTATTGATATTGATGATATTAATATTAATATAGTAAGTACGGATAGAAATACTATTTACAGGTATTTTGTCCCTAATCAGGATAAGATAGAGAAGATGTTTATCCCGGTATCGAACGAATCCGCGATATTGCTTGATAAGCATATCAATAAGTCATCGGATATGTTGTCTATAAAAGTGGATGATACTAAGACTTATTTCTCTACGCCTGATATGGATATGTATGAGACCCATTTTGAGGGTAATTATCCAAATTGGAGGTTCGTGGACGAGCATTTTGTCAAAACAAGTACCTATGTCTTTGATAATGATCTACTCGTCCAAGCCCTCCAAAATAATCTTAAAGTAAATGAGTTTGATCATTGTAAGTTGATATTTACCGATAAAGGATGTGGTATTATGTCAGAGAACCCGTATTCAGGTAAATCATGTAAGGAAAGACTTACCCCTTTGTCTCATTATGGTGAAGATATTGTATGCAACGTGTTATGTGGAAGATATCTGGGTATCATAAAAAGCATATCGTGGAATAGGATAGTTATCGAGCATGATCATAAATCTCATTTCAATAAGATTTATGGGGAGGATAATAAGAACGAGTATTTCTTGTCATCATCAGTTATTGTTTAACGTTTAAATATATATAATATGGGAGTTCGTGAAAATCAGTTATCATCTAATACACAATACTTTAATATAAGTGGAGGTGGTGTATTATATCAATCGTCAAGAGATCCTAAGGAAGGTTTCGAGGAACATATAAATGATAAGACAGGAGCCGTATCCTACTGGAGGGTTTTCTGGAACGGTATAGAAGGGTATCTTTCCGATATTTTTGTATTAGAGCAGGAGATGAATGGCGCTAAGACAAATTTCTTATTTATAAAGATAAGCGATGAGGAAGGTAATTATGTTATAAAAGTTCCGTTGATGACCTCAAGAGGCGGGATTAACAGCTATGTTAAGTCTCTTGTAAGATACTTGCCTAATATCGACCTGAAACGGAAGATTGTTATCAATCCTGCGCATACTAAAAAAGGAGAGCAATACGCTCCTGGCAATTTCTTTATCTCATACGCTAGGGAGACTCCAGACGGAAAAGATGAGCTTATCCAGCAATATTATAAGAATGGACAGAATGGATGGCCTGACAGGGTTGAGAGCACGGATATTATGGGGAATAAGAAGTTTGATTATACGACCCAAGACGCTTTCGCCTATCAGGTACTTAATAAATATATCCAAAGTATTAAGACAGATGGTGTGAAACCTGCTCATTCGGAAAGCCAAAACAACGCTGGTGAGGCTATAACGCAAACGCCCCCACCGTCATACGCTACGCAGGCTCCGCAGCAGACGCCTCCTCCATCATACCAGCAGGCTCCGCCTCAGACAGCCCAAGCGCCTTCTTTTGGAGGTCAGCAGCCGCCACAATATCCTCCTTTTGGAGACGACAGTGACCTACCTTTCTAATTAACTAATTGAAAATGAGTAATTTAATGGAAAGCAATTTTAATATATCTACTAAAGTGAACCGTGTCTCGATGCCTACCCAAAATAAGGTAGATACGGTTATGAAGAACTTAGGGCATCGACCTTGTGTAGCGTATTCCGAGGAAAAGAATATGTATTATAAGGACGGAAAATGGGTAGCGTCAGATCTTGACGCTACTATCTTACCTCTTAGGGAGATGTTCGAAAAGACATCTGATTTGAAGTTAGGATTGAAGATCGTTTATTTAATAATAAAATTATAGTATGGCTACGATTGAAGATATCAAAAAACTTCTGGAGAGTAAGTCATTTACATCAGCCAGAGACCTTGATGAGCTTGAGGAAAAACCGGATGATAAGCTTGATGAGGTTCACATGAATTGCGAACCAATGGTAGGGATAGTTGAGAAAGATGGTAAAATTTTTCTCAACTCTTTAAAATTCTCTAAGGCATGGAACTCATTGGGAAAGGATATTCCTATCAAGCAAGGTAATACGTTCCCGTTGGGGCAAGGTGATGTTCTTGATATAGATACAGGTGTATCGGCGTCGTTCCCGGATGATACTGTCGGGATGGTTATGATGCTCCCATCGTTCACCAACGATACAGGCCTCACTTTGGTAGGATCACCGTTCGTTTTCTCTAATAACGAGAATATTACGATCAGAGTCTCTAATGTCCGTAAGGATATAGCTATAGTCGAGAAAGATAAGCATATAGCTGAGTTAATTATAGTCGGCAAGATAAAGGCCGATATTCGTAGAACTTATAAAAGTGTTGAGGATGTTCGGATTGAAGATAGTAAAGAGTAGTTATATAAATACTCTAAAACAGGATCTTGATGAGGCTGTTAGCTATTTAAGTAGATTAAAAAGAGATTATGAGGATGATCGTAGTAAGATAACGGAATTGGAGGAAAAAGAAAGATATCTTAATACGCTTGTGGATTCTCTTAATATGGATATAGAATCCAAGGATTCTCATATCGTTAAGATGGGGAATGAGCTTAGTAAATCAAGAGAGCTATATAATGAGTCGGTGAAAGATAAAGAGACTCTTAAAAGGGCTTATATGGATATCGAGAAGAAACATAAACTATCATCTAAATTACTCGATGAGGCTAGAAGAAGGTACAAGGAAATAGAGGAGCAAAATAAGGCTATGTCAGATCGTATCCAGTATCTGGAAAATCATATTGATCCTGAGGCTTTAGATGGTGATGTGTCTGATGAGGTTATTGTCGAGGAGGATAAGATGGACCCTAATTCAGGTCATATCGATATACCTGAAAATAATATCTCTGAGGTTACTGGTACCGATGCCGGCAATGACGTAAATGTCGAGAATAAAACTGAGGAGAAGAAGAAATCTAAGAAACGTAAAAAGACTAAGAAAAATGAATAAGATCTTGTTTTTCTTGTTAACGTTATTTACCTTAGCGGCTGTCGGATGTAGTACATCTAGAACCTATTATACGGAGTACGATACTACTGATATATCTTATGTGGTGGATTCCATAGTATCTTCCGGGACCGTGATGGGTCAATGGAAGGAGTGGAGGTTTACGCTGGATGACGGCCGGGTCGATAACTTTGGTTTCACTGCCCTGTACGACTCCAAGGGAAAAGCTAGAGGGTCAATACAGGTTAGGCAAAGATCCGATACGTTTAATATCAAGATAATAGATTATCATAAAAAGGATAAGTAATGAAATACGGATTAGGATATATACCATCTCCAGTAGATGACAGAGACGCTATCATGAATATGCAACATGAGGCTGTTCCTGATGAGTATAAGATCAATAACGTTGATAGCGTGGTAGATCAAGGTTCTTCCCCTATTTGCGCAGCCGTAAGCCTGGCTGAGATCCTTAACTGGAGAAAAGCTATAAAGGATATCAAAAGACCAGCTAAAATATCTCCTTACGATATATATGATCTGAGAGAGGATAAGGACCAGGACGGGATGGTTCTTCGTGACGCTATCAAGTCTATCAAGAACGTAGGCGTAGATGGGGAGAAAATAAACAGTTACGCTAGGATCATAGATCCGGTATCAGCTAAGGTTGCGTTGATGCTGAATGGTCCTCTGGTTATAGGTCTGTATTGCTATAATTATGGTAATCGATTCTGGCAAGGCCAAGGACAGAACTTGGGAGGTCATGCCGTTATCCTCACCGGATGGGACAAGGCCGGCTTCATCCTACAGAACAGTTGGGGGACGGAATGGGGTAGGTCAGGTATAGAGACATTCCCGTTCGAGGATTGGTGCTATATGCTAGAATGTTGGACAATAGTTTCATGATATTACTATATAAACTTCGAGAAATTCCGGCTCACATCCTCTTGTGAAAGCCGATGTGGGTATATTTAGGTCCTGTAGCTCAATTGGTAAGAGCTGCTGGCTCATAACCAGAAGGTTATCGGTTCAAGTCCGGTCGGGACCACGTTGTTTTTGGGGAATAATATATAGTTTTGTCATTAGGTTTTTAGAGTTTAGATTTTGTTTGATGTCCTTGTCCGGGAGGATCGGGGCATATGGATCCGAGGATTATTGGATGATCGCCATAATATTGGAGATGCTGGTTCGATTCCAGCCGGATTCGCTAAAATATTGTTTTAATATGGATAATGGATATGTATAGATAATAGATACGACTCATCATAGAGCTAGAAGTAGCGGAGCTGTATATGAACATATAATCGTGGCTGAAAGAAAAATAGGAAGACTTTTGAAGCCAGAAGAAGTCGTTCACCATATCAATAAAATAAGGCATGATAATAGACCTGATAATCTTATGATATTTAGATCTAATGCCGATCATACAAGGTTTCATCATGGAGCTGAGGTTTACTTTGATAAGGAAGGGATAGCGTATTGTAAACCCGTGGAAGTTAAGTATTGCTCGTGCTGCGGTAAGGATTTATGTCATGATACTGAGGGAAGTTTGTGTTTTGATTGTAATAACAAGAAAAGAAGAGAGGATATGTTATCCAAATATGGTGATATAACTAAGGATAAGCTTTTTGAGATGCTTAAAAATGAGTCTTTCCTAAGTGTCGGTAAAAATTAGGCGTATCTGACAATATGGTAAGGAAAATATGTGATATCTTTGGCATTCCAAGACATGCCTCTTACTACAGAAAATTAAAGGATTGATAATTAGGGGAGTTAATTTAACGGATAGAATTTACGATTCCTAATCGTAGCGTGGATAAGGGTTCGATTCCCCCACTCCCCACATGGTGTTTTATTAAACATATTCCCGTAGGTCGGTAATTAACGATAACCGGTAGACAGCCTACGGGAATCAACAAAATCTTACGTGCTTAAGATCGCTTTCAGTTCTATTTTTCGTGTGTATCTATAGGAGGGTAGCACGACCCTCCTATTTATAATAACTATTTGGTATGGATATTAATCAAATAAAAAAGTATCTACCAGCAGGATGGGATGTGGTTGATCTAATAGATCACGGTATAATCGATCTTGATATTATGAACGGAAAGATGATGGGGGAATATGTGGCTGTGTTGATGATAAAGTCTTATGATAAGATTACTGAATCACATAACTTAACCACTTTCTCGTTCCATGATAAGGATATAAGCGGATTATGGAGATTGGTATCGAACGCTATAATGGCGGTTGGGTTAAGGAATAATCCTCTGACAGGAGATGGGAACACGGCAATCAAATAAAGGTGCTGAATACACTGAAAGAGGGATATTGGATATCCTTAACAGACAGTTCTTGGTATCTCCTAGATGGATTATAAACAACTTATATGTCTATAACTGGGAGTCTGATTATCTGGCTATAACCAGATCCATGTACGCTTATGAGGTTGAGGTTAAGATCTCGCTTGCTGACTATAACAAGGATTTCGAGAAACAGGAAAAGCACCAAGTAATGCAAGGCTGGTTCGAGGCTCGGAAGCAAGCCCTGTACGAGACCGGAGACTGGGTCAGGTACGGCCGGCCCAACTACTTCTACTACTGCGTGCCAGATGGGTTGGTTGATCCTAAGGACATACCTCCGTACGCAGGACTCGCTTATGTTTGTGGCAGGAATTTGAGAAAGATCAAGGACGCCCCTATCCTGCATCGTGATAAATTTGACCCCGAAGCTTATAAGATGGCGGACAAATTCTACTACAATTGGTGGAACGAGAGACGTAAAGCCAGACAAATAGAAGGGAAGGATATGAAAGACGAATTCAGGAAAAGCATGAAAAAGGTGAAGGAGAAGATAACCGTCGATGCCAAGATCAAGGCGATGGAGGCGTTCTGGAGCGTCTGCGATTACGCCTACTGGCCGTACGGGGGAAGAGGGGTGCCCGGAATGAGACCCAACTGTTCCGCTTGTGGCGAGGAATGTAAATTACAATGTCCGAAAGGAAAGGAATTTAAAAACAAGATAAGATGAGCAAGATCAAAAATGTATTGGCAAAAGCCATTTCGTTGGCCTCAGAACAGCCTATGAGCTATAACGAGGCAATTGAGTTACTTAATGATATAGATACATGTAAGGTCAAAATATGGCTGGAAGAAGGAGCGATATTGCCTAAGTACGCACATAAGGAGGACGCTTGCATGGATCTGTTCGTTAAAAACATAGAACTTGACGGGGGTAGGATTATATACCATACTGGTGTGCATGTAGCTTTACCTGAGGATTATGAGATGGAAATCCGTCCACGTAGTAGTATCACAAAAACCAAGGCAATTATCCAAAACTCTCCGGGTACTGTGGATGAGGGATACAGAGGGGAGATTATGGTAGTATGTAGACGTATAGATCGTTATGGAGATCCTTCTTATTCTAAAGGAGATAGAGTAGCTCAATTGCTTATCCGTAGACGGGAACGGATCGTATGGGATGAGGTGGAATCATTAGAAGATCTTGGAACGGCTGATAGAGGAAGTAATGGATTTGGTAGTACGGGTAAATAATTGATGATATGGAAGATAGGAATACGTCAACTACGACTAATGAAAGTTTGAGAGAAGCAGGTAAACAATCAAATCCTGTTATGTATGGATGGAAATGTCCGGTATGTGGAAGGGTATATTCACCTTTCACGTCTATGTGCGCTTATTGCGGCAATAATAACATGAATCATATTACATGCAAGGTTACTGGATAATCGATATGAGCGGAAGAGTTAAGATAAAGTCCAAAGATAAGGATAAGAAACCTAAGATCGATGTATTTAAGGTAATAGAGAGCCGGTTTAAGAACATGAACGAGCTTCGGGATCTTATCGACATGGATCCAAGGAAAGGGATGGTCAGGATCCGGGACGGAGCCGGCTTCAGGGAGGTGGAGCGGGGCGGGTTCCTGCACCGGAACTACCTTAACCTGTTGGAGGAGGAGCTGGGAGCTAAACTATCAATAGACCTTATAGAAATGTATATCAAAAAATAATATTATGAGCGTATTTATAAAGAAACCGATAGCGGTAGAAGCCGTAAAATGAAAAGGCTTTAATAATGATGAGATCAAGGATTTCACTGGCAATAACGTTAAAATAGAAGTTATCCGTGAAAGTGACGCTGATAACGGGATACCTCCTTCTGTTAATTGTAGTATAGAAACCCTTGAAGGTGTTATGAAAGCCAATGTAGGTGATTACATCATCAAGGGAGTAAACGGGGAGTTTTATCCTTGCAAGCAGGACATTTTTGAGAAAACATATTTACATGAAGATGATATGGGTAACGTATCCGACGGATATCATACATTTAACGAACTATATAAATATCGAATGCTTACAATGCCGCTTTCTTCAACGAGCTGGCTAAAGGGGATGTAAAGGTCTGTAAGTCACATAAGCATTATGATGGGGAGGAATGCTTCGGTGGAGGATGGTTTATTGTAATGGCCGAACTACCTACAGGTCAGATCTCCAATCATTATGAGAACCGGTATTGGGGGTTATTCAATATCCCTGAACTTGATACGGCATGGGAATGGGATGGACATACGCCTAATGAGGCCGCTGATAGAATAGAATCGTATTTGAAGTCAAATTGATATTAATATCTGCCCTAGGAATTACTTAGGGCAGGTTCTTTTTATATACCGAAGTGCCTACCACGATCTGGCTGTCTATATCCTCAATCAACTCAATGATCTCATCCCTTATATCGTAAGAAAGCAAGATCGGGATTATGGTTAGCATAAAAGATAGTATTATTCCTGATCCTATTATGATAGTAATATCATCACACTCTATATCTAACATCGGCATGACAAACATCAACCCTGACGTGAATATCATTACAAACAACGTGGATATCTCATTTATCATATCCCTCTCCATTACGTCTTTAATCATATCTCCTCGACTTTAGTATGGTTTATTATCCTACTGATATGACGGATACTTAATCCAGTACTGTCCTTTATCCTGCCATACACGTAGTTCCTAGATACGACAGTGGCCAAATCACCTAGCTCATTAAGTATCTCGTTGTTGCGGATAACCGTACTATCCCTTACATTTATCTTCTCGATATCTTCATCGCAGAAGAAGATCTTGATTTTATGTAGTATGTCTCTAAACATGATTGTAGTTTTGTTCCAAAGATATGAATTTTTGATATCCGGTCAAAGATAAGACAGGGAGAAGCCAAAAAGAACGGGAGGCGGTGGTAGGACGGGGGAGGCCCGGAAGGACGAGGGAGGCCCGGAAGGACGAGGTCTCCCTCCTTTCCTTGGGATTACACTATCCTTACCGTTACTCGATAGTTACCATGAGAACTTTTCCCATAGGCATAAGATTCACATCCCGAACAAAGATCAGTTACTATACAATTATCGTTTAATATATAATCACCATCCCAAGTTACATAACTTTCATCTAAAAACTGAGTCTGTAATTCAGATCTGTAAGTGAAATTAATGATCTCCCCAGGATCTTCTATCACCGTTACAGGAACAAAATTAGTTGTCCTATTCCCGTATATCACCTTATTAGCCAACTCGCAATGCATACCCGAATTATATTGATACGTAAGGGTTCCATTTATAATACCTCCACTTATGCCCAAAATAATATTGTACTCATTTTTCGGATTTAGATATGATATCTGGCCACTTATGCTTATAGTTTTTATCTTCTTATCGCGATATATATCAAGATAAGATCCGTTAAAACCAGATTGATATGGCTTCATATCAATATATATATCTACAGCGCCAAGACACATATCCTTGTTTATATTAACACGGTAGTGGATCTTACCGGAAGAAGAAGTCCTGCGCCTAAACATACCCCCCCCTCCTTATCTGAGGGTTAAAATACCCCCCCCATGTATTTAACTTTTTTATTCATAATATGTTATGTTTTAATTATATCGCAAATATAATAAAATTAATGAGAAAGCCGTGAGGGGACGATGGATGGATTTGATGGGGATATGAGGGATATGTTGGGATGCGCATCACATGTAGAGGTATGCGGGGATATGAGGGATATGCGGGATATGCGGGATTGCGGGGATATGCGGGATTGCGGGATTGCGGGATTGCGGGATATGCGGGATTGCGGGATATGCGGGATTGCGGGGATATGCGGGATATGCGGGGATATGCGGGATTGCGGGATATGAGGGATATGCGGGGATATGCGGGACGGACCACCTCTCCGAAATCGGGCCGTGGGGTCTGCCGTTTTTTGGACCGCCCCCCCCCAATCCACGAAAAGCGAAAAAAAGGAACGGCAAACGACCAGTCAACTAAAAAGGAATGCTTATTTTCAATTTAAATTGTTGATTATCAATGATATAAACCAATATTTTAATATACATTTACATTTGATTAGTTTTATTATATATAATCGTTGAATTTTTATTGTAAAATATTTGTTTGAAAATAAAACATGTATTATATTTGCAATGTGAGATAACAATATTAACAAACGAGGCGTGCTAGATGCCTATACAAGTCCCTAGGGCAAGGGCAAATCTAATGACAAGTAAAGATCTTAACAAAGTACAAAACGAGGTAAAAAAAGCAAGTGAGAAAACATTAACAGGTGCCGTAAAGGCATGGTGCCAACTTTTTAAATCTGGTAAAGAGATAAATAATATATTAAAGGAAAATGATGTCAATGTAGATAAGGAAATTGTACCCGCTTTGGTATCATTAGCTAAAGATAAAGAGATTGTAATACAACTTTGTAAAGAGATACTTCCACGTATTGAAAATACTTTTTGCGCATATAAAGAGGTGGAAAGAGAATATTACGACAAGCAGTATGCAGAAAAGAATGCGAAATTATCAGAGGATAAGATAAACGGAATTGCTATAATAGGCAATACGCATAAGCGTTTTGGATATAATGAACCTATAGCCTATGAGTCTGGAGTATATTATGAATCTTATAACGACACTGACAAACGTATTGTAAAGTGCGCCGTTCCTATCAAACGTTATACGTTTAATCTCATTGCAAAGTGCGTTACATACTATTTGACGCATCCTAAAAATGATAGATAGCAAACGATTTGCCCCCTATTTAATTACATAGGGGGCGTTATGGTGGCATACCTATGCGTTCTCGTCGCGCCACTGATTTAGACTAAATAGGTGTTATCTTTGATATTTTGATATAAACATATTGCTGGTCGTTAGGGTTCCGAGAGCTTGCAGTAGATAGGCCGCCGCTTAACAATGTGGTTTAAGTACTAGTCTGGTCTAGACTAGTACTATTATCTTTTGGTTTATATCAATTTGGTAAGTACGCTAGGTCAACCTAGTAGGCCGTGTAAAACACGGGGTATATTGGTGTATATACGCATGTATATGGCGTATGTCTATGCGTTGTGAGAGTAACACGCATTGAGTGTATTACGGTGTTATTTCCGTGCTAATGTATCAATACGACGTATGTTAGGGTTGCTTAAATACCTAACATGTGTACGGATAGTAAATAACAACCCTTACAAGGGTATTTCGTGCGGTTAAATTGACGGACAAAGTGCGCCTTGTCGGTACGTATCACGGGTAACGTATGTGCGTATTTGGCCTCGTTCAGTCGGGGCAAAGGGACAAATACAAATTAATTGGCGGGCGTGCGGGCGTTCGGCTGGCTGTATCGATAACGCCGGCCGTATTGTCCCCCGGCTTACCGTTTCTTATTGGTGCCATTTAAAACGAATAAATTATGTATAGGAGAAAATTTGACAATCTGAATAGAAAGCTAGCACTTAAAAAGGAAAAGGCTTTAGACGCTGCAAGAAAGTCTCAAATTGAGTTCTACGTTGAGCTTACCAAAGGGCTATACAAATCTAATAAATTAGATTGTAGTAGGGAATCTGATAAATGTAGGCGGAAACGTGTTAGTTACATGGCAAACAAATTGCGGCAATAGATCGTTTGTTTTTATTTGATTTTAAAGTTTGTGCCCTTTCGTACTGTAGTAATATAGGACGAAAGGGCTTTTTTGTGCCTATATTTTACAAAATGATAGAATGTGTATATATTTTGCTTACACATAAAAGTGTTAAGGCGGCAAATTTTAAGCCTTGATCGAAAATGTGTAAGTAAAATGCTTTATTTAGCATCATTTTGTATACATATATATCCATGCGGACGGGTATATTGTGCCCTTATGTATGGTTTTGCGCTTGAATCGATCCTAAAAGGTATATAATAGGCGGTACTTATTGTATATTTTTTATCTATGTCTGGGCTTATCTTCCCTTAGAGGTAGCTCTAGGGGTTGATATATATTATTTTATTGATACTCAATTAATTGTATTATTTGCGTTCAATTTTAAAATCGTGGTTACTTATTGTATATTTTTATGGGTGTATTTATATATTTGGTGCTTACCTTGTTTTGTGGGTATATGGCGTTTGAGTTGGGGCGGTATGTTATAGCTACGGGCGACGCTCTGCCTATAATCATAGTTTCTTTATTGGTTTTATTATCAATACATTGTATTAGGCAAGTATATAAGGCAATCAAGAACAAGGACCTCGATATCCTAGACTGAACGGGCGTTCCACGTGGAACAATCGGGAGGGAGGTCTAGGGTTTTATGCTGGGAGTTGATGGGGGGGGTGTTTTGCGGGAGGGGACACCTCCAGACAAGATAAACCAAGATAAATCAAGATAAACCAAGATAAATCGAGGGAAAATCAAGATAAACCAAGGTAAATCAAGGTAAATCAAGATAAACCAAGGTAAATCGAGGGAAATCGAGGGAAAATCAAGGTAAATCAAGGGGGATCGAGGTAAATCGAGGGAAAATTAAGGGGAATCGAGGGAAAATTAAGTAGCCCAAGTGAAATAAGGGGAATAAGTGGGATAAGGATACCCTCCCATACAGATAGGGATCTTATGGGTATGGGAGGTATGTCTATGTATGGGTGTATGTGTTTCTTTGGGTGATGGAGGGAGTGTGGGAAACCAAGGGAAACGGGCGGCGGCGATGGCGTGGGGTCGGCCCCGCTGGTCGTCCGTCCCTGTTTCCCTTTGGCGGTAGTGTAATATTAAAAATCTGATAGTGATATGACGAAAGAGGAGGCGAAAGAAAGGTTCGGTGACAATATAATAAACAAACTATTGTCGCTTGGTGCTGAACCGACAAATGTATGCAGGAATGACGATATTGTGGAATGGTGCAGTGATGGATGCATAAAAGTGGGCGATATTGAAGTATGGGCTTACTATTACTTTTATGAAGGAGAGAATCCTGATTTATGTAATTGGGAGGATCGTATGGAGATAGAGGTAGAGGAATGTTGGATTTAAAATTGACTGATATGAGATTCATGTATTTAACGGAGCTTAGAGGAAAGGATATATGCGTAGGCGACAAAAGTGCAAGAGGGTAAAAATATATGTAGGCAGGCCGTTGGCGGATACGCCTAAAACCTATAAACAAATAGGTGGATTTGTAGCAAAAGAACTATCCAACGCTTATAACAGCGGTTGTGTTTCCATCTATGAAGCAAAGGATAAAACGCTCAGATATTCGGTTTATCGAGACGGTTGTTTTTATCCTTATTACGGGAAGTTGGAAATAATAGAATAGTGGTATGGGGACGGAAGAAAATGAATGTGAAAGCTCGAATGTTTAAGAATAATAGACAGGTTATGCTATATCTGGATATTAAGGGGACATCGGATTTAGATTGTCCTTATATAGATATTGACACGGGGTGGGTTAACAGGATTTTCAAACATTTCCCGGAAAAAGCGTGGAATAACACTAGGTGATATATGGTATTCTAGGGTAAGGATATTTGAGGGAGGCTGTTGTTCGGAATATATTCTTACATCTCGAAAACCTAGGAAGAATAACCGGAGAGAACTTGTGAATAATCCCGAAGATCAATTATTGGGTTTTGATACGGTAAGGGAGACTGTATTTGGGATGGAGAAAGAATTGAGCATTGATGAGAGTGTTAATGTGAAATTCGATTATGAGATTATTTGAGGTGGTTAATGATACCAAGGGGAATGCGGACGGCTGTGGGGAGGCTGGACAGGCCTTGTCGCCAGCGCCGTCCTTTTCCCCTTGGCAACAATAGGAATGAATATGAACGAAATAGAATTACTAAGATTACAAGATGAAGCGCTATTTACCTTCGTGATAATATTACAAAGGATGAGGCGTATTATGTCCTTACGACTGACGAGGATATGATAGAGATTCTTATAGCTGATAAGAAGGACGGAAGCAAACGTATCAAGATTCTTGATATGGAATATACTATCGAGAAGGATGATATGTTATTGTTATTCGATACAGATGGGATAATAGACGAATGTCTTTTGGCTGCCAGCTGCATAGGGGTAGATATGTATTTTCGCAGGCAAGATGTCAACGCTATTTTGAATAACATCAATAGAGAGAAAGTTATGAAATATCCTTACATAGCTATTCAGTTAGATAATATACAGACTATCGAAAAGCGTAGGGTTATTTTTGAGATAACCGGACATAGGATAGATGATAACAAAGAGAAAATAGATTTTATGTTTGTTTATTTTATGGCTAGAATATTATGAGAGCGAGGAGGATTGTGAAGGAAAGAGATATTGTGAAGATATTGGTATTCGGGTATGATAGGATGCTTATAAAATCCATTAAGGATTCCGGATTCAGAAGTATGTCGGATGTAATATCGTACGCCAATAATATGGTCGGGGATAAGCCCATTGATCATATTAGGGTATCAAATGAGGCTCGTGGATGGTGTGGGTCATATACTAATTATGGTAAAAGAATAGATTAGTTCGATAGTAGGATATGATATGAGAAGGATTATAAAAGAGAAAGACGATATCAAGGTATCTATATTTAGTGGGGATAGATTGGCTCGTGTTTTCATTGATTCTGGGTATAGGAATATAGCTATGGTGATAGCCGATTGCAATAGAATAGCTAATGGTTGTTATCATATACATCATATTGAGGTGGTAAATATGGATAGGGAATGGTATGGCACATATACCGCTGATGGAAAGAAAATTAATTAATATAAATAACATCATGAATAATATCATAGAGAACAATGATGGGGTAAAAAGAAAGGTAAGGGTATATGATTTCGGCGAGAAGGTCGCTGATAGATATACTATTGTATGCGTAAGTGACAGGAATAAAGATTCAAGAGGAATCTTATTTTATCCGATGTTCACTTGTAACGAAAAACCGTCGCATCCGCAAGGAATAGGGATGTATGTAGGGGACTATTATCCTCATAAGGGAGGTATGTACAACTTAGGGAGAAGGGTGAAGGATATAATGTCTTTGCCTAAAGAAGTGATTAGATACATAAAATGGGTAACAACAACATGAATGAAATAGTTTACAACAATTACGATTTGGTTGCTTTCGAGCAGAATGGAGAAGTGGTAGTAGCCGTAACATTCTACAGGTATTACAAGAAGAAAGCTAAGGGCGAGGTTAATTATAGATGGAGAACCAGATGCCCGGAGCTGGTGGATAAGATCGTAAAACACCGTACCAAGGTATTTACCGGTCAACTTATCCAGTTAGCGAAAGCGTATGGGGAGAAAAAGGTTATAAAATATCAAAAGGAGGAGGAAGGAGTATGTCAAAATACGATAGAGACGCTATAGAGAGATATATACTGGATCATATAGATACAGATAATTATGGTAAGCAGTTTAAATACGATAGGGAATATCTATCTTTTATGCTTAACGTGTTCAAGAATGAGTATAAAGAACATATCAAAAGGGATGGAATTAAGAAGGCTTTTGAGGATTACATAATGAGCGTTCCGTCTATATTCAGGATTCATATAGCGGATTGTGATATTAGATATTTATTACGTTCATGGGGAGTGGAGTTTGATGAGGATGATGATGAGATATACATCTTATACAAGAAGATCATAAGAGAGGTCTTTTTTAAGATGTGTGAGGATATGAAAGTTTGTTAATGTTGAACCAAAACCTTGGCGGGGCGGAAGGATATATCATGATCGTACGTGTGCGGATATGATCCGGGGTCGGTTCCCGGCGCCTTGACACAACTTAATTAAATATAGATAATATGGACAATATTTTAAAAAGAGCGGCAGCGGAATTGAAAGAAGCCGGTTGCAGGGTTTTTGCGTGGCAGGATGATACTTGTAATAGAGGTTGGAGTAAGGGTGATTATACGATGTTGTATTACGCCTTCCCTGATTCACCCAACATCGGGTATCTGAGTCATGGGGAATATGGGATGAGCGTAGCGTATAGTAGAGCTTATATACCGAGCTATGGAAGTGGATCGGGGTGTTGTGTCAAGGAGGAAGCTACGTTTGACCTTGAGGCGGCGTTAGACGTGCTGAACGGGCCGTTACCTAGGTGGTGTAGGTCTTATGGGGTTTATCCAAAGCAGTACGATAATATTGATAAATGGTATAATAGCGATAATTATAACAAAAAATTATTTAAGGAGATTTGATATGGAGGTAAAAGATTGGGAAAATCTGGTTTTGAATACAGAAGTAGGATCACATTGTTTTGTTACGCTGATTGATAATAATGACATCAGTAGAGGTTACGCGCAGATCAGACGCGCGGAACATTTCGGGTATAACATCTGCTTCACTCGGTTATATGGGAATAAGTTTTATTTCGAAAAAATAGAGGAAGGACGTACGCAACAATACATCAATAGGAGAAAATAATATGGTGATAGAATTTGATTTTGAGATATACAAAAACGGAGATTACGATAAGGTGTATCTCCGCAACGGGAAAGAGCCAAGAGTATTATGTGATAATGGGAAGGGAGATCGCCCTATAGTCGTGATGGTTGAGGATGATAACGCGAATGATTATATTATTCTTCGTTATAACGAAACTGGCAGGAGGAATATTAATGGTAAATCGAGTCTTGATCTCGTGTTATCTGTAAAAGAACGGGAGCCAGAATTATGGGTTGTCGTTATATCTTACATAGATAATAAGGATAAGAGGCAAAAGATGGTCTTACCTAATTTTTTCTCAAGGAATATAGGAGGAAATATATATCTTCAAGGAAGCTCTAAATCGAATGTATCATATTATGTTGGTAGGTTAGAAGAAGATGGGTGCTTCGATGAGCTGTGCGAGAAGATAAGGGTAAAAAGAGATCGTATTTATAACATGGAAATAATATCACTATCAGATGACAAGGCGACAGTTTAATCAGTTGATAAATGAGCTAGACGGCAAAAGCCCGTTTATCGTATTACATAGGGATGCCGTTGCGCCTAAATACGTGGGCGTGGAGGTGTCGAAGGATGGGATGGTATACAGATATGCGATAATAGGGATAAACGATGAGTATAAGGCTAAAAAAGCCCTTATTTCGAAAATATTAGGCATAGCTAGTTACCTAAATGGCGATAAGCCCTTAAAAAGGGGTTAATTAGATGTATTTATGGCCTGCGGCATCATATACGATATAATGCCATAAATGACGTTGTATAGAGGATATGTATGATAATATGATAGATAACGCATTCGTGTCTTGATATCATAATATTATGCCATTATATCCTCTTTTTGTATAAAAAAGATAACAAATGATACAAACATCTTGAATATGGATGAAATTAAGATAGGAGCTGAAATTGTATTTAATATAACCGGCAACCATAATATAGGATATGCCAAAGGGGAAAAGTATATCGGGACGGTGTTAAGCGAGGATCACCGATCATGTCTTTATGTACGGACAATAGGAATGCCTAGGGCTTGTATTGATGAGCGGGATGTAGAGTGGGTTATTGATCCAGATGGGGATTTTGATATGGATGAGGCGATCCCGAATCCTATGGCAAGGGAGTTGTATAAGTTGATGGGTAGGTACGTTTATACGTTCGGTAGGTCTTATGAAAGTATCAATGGCTATATCGTGTACGAGTGTATGATGATGGACAGGGATTTAAGATATAATGTTATGTATGCGTTGCATGATCATGGATTTGAGATACGGCATATTGATAGTTATTCTTGGTGGATGACCAATGAGAGGTTAATGTCCGAGGTAACATACACGGAGGGGGATATTCATATAATTGTTCATGAGTGTATGGAAGATTATGTGGATAATGTGAAATTCGGGGAGGAGTTTTATAAAAACAAGGGAACGTGATAAGATACTTACTTGTGATGGCGATGATAATATTGACACCACCAAAAGGGAACGGAGGCATGCCCCTCGCCCCGAAGCCGGCAGTGGTCGAGGCACGGGTATGGGATAAGCTGGCGGCCGCCCTATCTTTCGTGGAGTCAAGGGATGACGATCGGGCGTACAACGCCACTTCAGGGGCGTTAGGGAGGTGGCAGATGAAAAAGGTGTATGTAGATGAGGTTAATAGGATATTGTGTCTTAAACGGGAGAAAAAGCGGTATAGATACGATGATAGGACAAATCCTGTCAAGGCTAGGGAGATGTTCGAGATATATCAATCTCATCATAATCCGAACAAGGATATAGATCGGGCTATAAGATTGCATAGGGGATTGCATTCTCCTATGTATGTTAAAGAGGTTAAGCGTAAATTGAGAGAATAAAAAGAATATAGGAGGATAAAGACATGGACGAGAATAATCAGCATTTGCGGCATATAATATGGATAACCCCTTCTTGAAGATCAGGATCAGAAACAAGTATCATATAGTGCCTTTTGATGATGTTAATAAGATGGCTAGTCAGATGGTGTATTTAATGGACAACTATCCTGATTTCGTTCAGATAGGGAGATGGTGGATATCCAAGAAACATGTGATGTCATGGACGCCCAAGGGGGAGGCCGTGGACGGATCGGGTTGGGTTATATCCTTCACCCTGTCCTTTGGTTTGGATAATGGGACTCAAATTAAGTTTGATGAAGAAGGTGAATACCTAAGTGAGATAGATAGGTTAAACGAGTTGTTTAATGTAATATTATAAGGGAGTATGTTGATAGATGTAAATAAATGGATTGAGAAAAACGGGAGCTTCGAGGAGGTCAATGGATTGGATTTAGTGAGGCACGGATATGAGTGGATTAGACGGATGCGTAAATTCGAGAATAAGGCAGATCGTCATACTTTTCAGAAAGTGTTTGGCAATAAAAGAGGCAATGAGTTATGGGACTGTTTTTTAGAGGTAGGAAGATCTATCTTCATATTAGAAGATAGCTATTTCCTGATTAACGACAGGAACGTCTTCTCTTTATGTTTAGCAGAGTGTAGTGATTATGATCTATATGAGCTTGTTCATAATATTGATACGGATAGTGATCAAGGCAAATGATGTTGTTTAATTAAAAAAAATAAATTGTTATGGAAATTAGAGAATGTTTATCGGTTTATCTAGAGAGTGGATATCTTTTTGACGATATGTCAGGAAGATTAAAGTGGTTTGAGATTGATAAGATCTTGATCAGTTTTACATATGGAGTAGTTAGATATGTAGGAACATGGGGAGGATGTAGGACTGAGAAGACATTAGATGGGAAATTATTTTATTCGTCCGAAGAATGTTTTAAAAAGGGCGAGAGCATTCCTAAGACAAGACTATCAATATATGATGTTTTTGAGTCATTATATGGGTTCATTCCAATAGGTGATGTGTGGAAATACAAAAACGGAAGAGCTGTCAAGGATAAGTTGGAATATTTTGATGTTGAAATAGATGATAAAGGGAAAATTTATTGTAAGGAAACATATTACAGAACACGTGAAGATGTGTATAAATTCAATGACTTAACTGTAGTTGACAGGAATGGAGACATAAGGTTAGTGGAATCATCAAAAAGTAGATTAATGCTTAGTAATGATCAATTGGATGTCGTGGAGAGAATGAAAGGCATCATTGATGACATGGTTAGGTTAAAGATGATTATGTATATTGATCAAGACTATAATCTTTGTTTTCTGCCGGGAGATAAAATAGAAGATTTGACAATGGATGAAACAGATGGATTTGTGGATACCACCGGTATAGTGACATCTATAAAATCTAAGAATGTAGTGGAGTTTTATGTAGAAAACCCATTCGTAAAGATAAAGGATGAGTAATATCTGAATCTGGATTGTGGTGGTTCGTGAGAATAGCCACAATCATATCTCTAAACGTGAACACGAGGAGGTACGTATGTCATTCGATTGACGTTAGGGATCTAGTTATATTAAAAGAGGAGGGATTATGAAAAAGATTGTATTAAAACTGTATGAGTTCGATGAGCTGTCAAAAGATTCACAAGAAAGGATCATAGAGCGTGAGCGCTGGAATGTAATGGAGCAATGTATGGATGCTTATAACGTAGACTATAAAAAGTCAATGGAAGCTTTTGAGGATCTTACAGATACTAAGGCTTATAGTTGGGAAGTTGGATACGAGAGATATGATTTTAGTTATGAGTTTAAATATAATGATCCTATTTATGAACATCCTACAGATTATAATCGTGATATATTCCCTAAGAATCTATGCGGTAAATTATTGTTCAGGTATATCAATAACAACATTATGCTGCATATCACGAAAGGTAAATATTATTCTATAGGCAAATATATAGATGGGAAATATAATTACAAGTGCAGACGCAGTCGGGTAATATTGGGATACGAAGACAATTGTCCATTAACAGGGATGTGTTATGATTATTATCTCCTGAAACCTATAATTGATTATTACAATGCATGGTGTACTTATCCGGAGGGTTTTTCTTTAGAGGATCTGATGAGACAATGTTATGATAATTTCTTCATGTTATGGCATAAAGAATATGAATATTGGGTTGATAACGAAGACGCTATACGTGAAGAGCTTCATCATAATCAGTACGAAGATCAACTTTATTATGAGAATGGGAATGTGTATGTTGAACCATTAAATGAAATAGTATGAAAGTAATATGTACAAGGTGTGGCGGAACAAATATTGCTTGTGAAGCGATCGTAAATCCAAACACCGGGAAAATAATAGATTATCTTGATGAATCTTTTATGCATGCTAATTGTGGGGATTGCAAGGAAGAGGTAGTGATAACGGATGTAGATAGAGTCAAGAAAGATATTGATTCTATGTTTTTCAAGTTCGTTAAAAAGAATGGGAAAGAACCTGAATACGTAGAATGTCAGATCGTATGGAAAGACACAGGGGATGATCAAAGAAAGACAATAAAATTATCATTGAGCATCAATGATGACGATAATGATAAAGTTGATGGGGTGGATGTTTATTACGACCAGATAAGTGAGGTGGTATATCTGGCTAAAGTCATATTAGAAGAAATGGAGGAAAAGATCATGGGAAAAGCAGTTAAAACAGATATGGAGTATAGGGAGATATTGGAGAAATCATTATCAGCTATTCAATATCTAAGGATACATGGATTCTCGACGTACATGGAATCGGAAGGTATTGTTAATAGGATAATGATGTTCAAGGATAAGAATGAGATGAGAGATCAAAAGATTATAAATATCAAATAGTAATTATATACAATAAAAATTATGAGCTTAATAGATAAATTAGAAGGCTTGGTGGCTAAGGTAGACACCGAATACCAAGAGAGGATGGAGGCAGTGATCCGGGAGATAGTCCCGGGGATGCCGGAAGATAGCGTACGTCATGCCGCCGAGCGGATGTGCACGGACAGGATGGGGGAGATGACGGATATCGAGCTTTGGATATTACGGGAGGAGGATAGACCTTATGAATGCCCTTATCTAAAAGAACTGCTAGAAGATAGAATGGTCAGAGTAGCTAAGATGCATGAGGATAAAAGCTACGCATACGATACGGATGATAATTATTGGTGCGCTACTTGTGGGTCTCATTCTCATAAAGAGGATTCCAAAACAGGATATTGTTGGCATTGCGATACAGATAATTGGATTAAAGAAGATGGAGCAGATGTTGGGGTATAATTATTAAGGCAATTATATCCTATTCTATATTATAATTGAAGTGTGAAGTTATTATATATAATTACCTAAAATATAATGATATGAAAATTCAAGTAGAATTAAATTTGGAAGATGTATTCGAGGAAGCTATGTACAACGAAGCGACGTTGAAAGAGGAGTTTACCAGCTCGGTCAGGTTAGCCGTAGTACGTGAGCTTAAAGAAAAGTTCAAGAATGAGTTGATGAGGGAAATATCCAATCCGATATCAGAGAAGCTTGAGGATATAGCGAGGGAGTCGATGAGTGAGCTGATCGAGAACGCCAGCAAGAAGAAATATAAATTTAGAATAGATTATATGGAAGAGGAACTGACGGTCGATGAGCTTATAAGAGGTAGGATCAAGAAAATCGTAGACAGCAGCATTGAGACAATCATAAGCTCAAGAGCTAAATCTTTTGTCGATGAGTTGAGAAAAAGGTATGATATGGCATTTGCTACCTTCATCGTGGATAATATGAGAAAGCAAAATATGTTGAAGGATGAGAAGATAGCTGAGCTGTTAAAAGATAATCCAGATGAGAGGTAGGGAGGATGCCAAAGGAAGGCTGCGATCGGTGCTCATGACGCCGGCTGCTCCCGAAAAGATAAGGGTGTTGTCTCCGTTATGGTACAGGGCGGCGGTGAAATTTCAAGGGAAGCCTGAGTCGGAACAACTGGATTTTTGTTCGCGGTGCTGTTGTACTGGAGAATGATAGGAGAAAGGATAGTATTAACTATTAATAATGTTTATTTAATTTAATTCAAAAACAAAATGTCTACTTTTGTAGACACATAAAAATTACATATATGAAAAAGAGTGGGTTTGTAAAGGCATTGGAGAAGATCATCGATATGGTTAAGACTGAAGATGATGGTTTCGAGTATGGTGGTAAAGTCATCTTCTATAAAGAAGATGATGATGACTATGAAATCTCGGCAATGAACATTGAAATGAATTTGGAAGTAGAAGCCAGCGTTATGGCTAGTATGGATGATAGTGCTTTTACCTGCCTTATGAGTGAGGTTTATAAACAAAAGGCGGTAAAGGCTATAATGATGGAGGAGGATGACGATGAAGACAATTAATGAGATGACCGATCAGGAGATATATGATCTTACTGACGAACAGGTAGAGAAATTGATCGTAATAAAATGCGCCGAGGAAGGTGTTAGATTCATAGATGAGCCTCCAATTATGAAGACATATGACTATAAGCCTATTTCTCCATCACATTTCTTCTACTATTTAGAAGGGTTGAATATAGCCGTTCTTGATCAGAATGATGCTATTAAGATAGCTAAGTTTTTAAGTGAATTTGATCTATATAAGACTAGATATGATTTCGTTGTATCCAATGAGAGACTATACGGTAAGTTAGATATAATCAATATCAGACATATTCCGATGTTTGACACGAAAGATGAGGAGACCTACAAGTCTATCAAGGACAAGAACAATGAGATCGAGAAGGAATATAAAGATCAGGTGGATAAATACAAGGAGAATACAAAAAAGATGGATGAAATCCGTGCCGAGATATGGTCAAAAGTAATTGATGTAAGGCGCAAAATTGATCACATGAATCATCTTAGAACTCTTTTTATGAAGGAATATCTTCCGTTGATAGATCATGATACGAATACGGCTATGATGTTTTTTAAGAAAGCTTATGACGTGGATGATGATACGGAAAGATATATTCGTGAAGGGATAAAAGATTATCCGTTGTTTAATAATAATATAGATTAAGATGCACAATTGGTTTAAATGTACGGTTTCTTACGAGACCGATGCCGAGAACGGCATGAAGAAGAAGGTAAAGGAAGAGTATTTAGTAGATGCCCTTTCTTATACCGAATGTGAGGCTAGAATCATAGAGGAAATGAGACCATTCATCTCCGGTGAGTTTAGCGTTGATATCAAACGATTCAGGATAGCGGAATTGTTTGCCATGGATGGAGACCGGTTCTATAAGGTCACGGCTGATTATATTACGATAGACGAGAAATCGGGCAATGAGAAACGCAAGGCGTTTAACTACATCGTTCGGGCCAATGACCTTGATCATGCCAAAAAGAATTTCGAGGAAGGCATGAAAGGAACCATATCAGATTTCGTTGTCACTTGTATCAAGGAAGAGAAGAAACTGATGGACTTCTATGAGTTTGATGGTAAGATCAGGAATCCGGAGAAACATGAGAATAGTAAGCAATAAAGCTAGCTATGAGACCACATCATCCGTCGCCGAGAAGTTGATGGAGATAAGCAAGATGGAGGGTACGATTTATCGTATCCTCACATTGTCTAACAAAACTTATCTAGCTTCTAAATTAGGATATAGCAGATCGGGGTTCTATAAGAAGATACAAAACAGGAGTTTTAATATCCGGGAACTAGCTCAGATATTCGACACGATCATCAATTTCAAGGATCAGGATTGGACGAAGGGCAAAATAGATAGGCTTAAGAGATATAGAGCCATGAGCCTCATGGAGTTTAATAAAAGTTATAAAAAGAAAAAAGCGTGAAGGGTAGGATGTTACCATGTGAGAGATGCGGCAGGATGGTAGCCATAAGGAGCAAGGGGTTGTGCCCTGCGTGCCGGGCTAGGGAACTACCGCCAAAGGGAAGGACGGCGATACGGGTGAAGGCCAAGCCAAAGGGGAAGAGCCTAGCCGTTTTCTTTGGCGCCCATGTGGCTAGATTGAGTATGACAAGGAGATCTGCTACTGGCGCATACATACCATGCCCGGGGGTAAGCAACATATGCCACTTATACCCTAAACGGAAATATAAATCGGTCGCCGAGGATAATGATAACATTATCTACTTGACGGCTGATGAGCATACAAGATTCGATTATCTATTAGATACGATGGATTTCAGCCGGCTCTTGGACGAGTTTGGCAACGTATGGCTGTTGGCAGCCAGAAGGATGAGGGATCTCGCACCTAGGGTCGAGGAGGATGGTAAATTAAAAACCAGATTATTATCATGGATAGAAGAAAACAAAGATTACTTTTAGACCTAGGATATAAGGCTATAAGTGACACAGTATATAGTTATGGGACGATCATAGAAGTCATAAGCGATCAAGAGCCGTTTGATGACATGAGAGTCCGTTTATCCGAGAGACACAATGTGGCTATTGCGGATGATGGAGAGATAGGATGTTCGGCTTTAGGCAAGATTTTAGGCAAGATAAAGGACGAGAATGCGTCGTCATATTATTGGCGATCATCATTACCAGTATTAAGATCATATCATACAGATCCTAAATTTACCGCTTTCTTTGGCATATTAGACGTTTTGTCAAAGATCCCAAAGAAAGATATGGATGAGGAGGAAGAGCCTAAAAACGAGCCTAAGGAGGAGATGGAAGTTGAGTATGATCTGGAGACAGAGCAACAGTATTATGCCGCTGAATGGATAAAGGATATCCCGACACCTGTGTTATATAGAATGACTGTCGCCGGCAAACGCGTGTATTATGAGATGGATGTTGATGGGTATCCTATCATATACGATGGAGCCACTAACAATATCGCCAATGGGTATTGTGATACGTCCGGAGCCTTGGAGAAGTGGAAGAATGAGATGAGGCTCAAGGGCAAGGATCCTGATGAGTACGCTAACTACAGGGCTGATTTAGGTACTATCATGCATTATCTATTTGGATTGTATCTGACCGGGGTTAAGATAAAGCTGATCCCGACGTGGATAAGAAAGGCTGTCAAGGAGGCTAAGCTGAGAATAGACAAGTATAGGATGGAGCGGATATTAGTGGATAACATTGATGAGCTGATAGAGGATCTAATATCATTTGCCATATTCTGCAAGGAAAGACATGTAAAACCTGTATTGATCGAGAAGATGTTGAGGTCAAGCAGATTGAAGGTAGCTTCTTCGGTGGACGCCGTGGTGGAGATGGATAGCGAGCCGGAGATGGTGGAGATAGAGGTCGAGACAGGAGAGCTTTATAAGGTGGGAGCCAAGAAAGGTCAGCCTAAGACGGAGAAAAAGAAGATAAAGAGATGCAGGAGGATATTCGCTATATTGGACTTCAAATCAAACAGGAAAGGCAATTTCTATGACGAGTATGCTTTCCAACTTGAGCTATATAGAAGAATGATACTGGAGAACTACGGAAAGATATTGGAGATAGAGGAGATATACAACTTCGCTCCGGGTGATCCTACCGCTAAGACAAGTCAATATAAGTTGAAGAGACAAACCGATAATCCTATACTTAATATGGCTACGGTTGTATATCTTCAAGGTAAGTATAAGTTTGAGAAAACCAATTATACGGTTACGTCAAGGATCGGGTCTTTAGATATAGAGGGTGATTTTGAGTTGAATGGTTTGATAAGAAAAGAGTCGCTGAGAGATTATATATATAGAGTGATGAGTGAGAGGAGAGGATGATGGAATTTAGGGAGTTCAATAAGAGCGTTCATCGGTATGAGCTGGATCATAGCAAGCCAAGAAGGAAGCTGACGTGCCCGCAATGCGGCAAGGATAAGTGTTTTACGCCGTACGTGGACGTAACCACCGGTCAGATCGTTGGAGAGCAGTTTGGGGTGTGTGATCATAAAAATAAATGTGGTTACTTTAAATATCCAACAGGGAGCGAACTTGGGAACAATGATCTTTTTACCGATTCAAACAAAGTATTAAGGAGGTACAGACCTCCTATGGATCCGGATATAGCCAACTGCATTCCGGTAAGCAAGATGTTTGAGACGCTTAATCCTTTCGAGACATCCGATCTTCAGGATTATCTATCCAATATCTTCGGATCGTATCATACCAATAGGGCATTTAGCTTGTATAAGGTGGGGATGATGAGATTCGGGGACTGGGGTAAGTGCTGTGTGTTCTGGCAACTGGATAAGAATTGGGTAGTGCGGACCGGGAAGATAATGGACTACGGGCCTGACGGGAAGAGGGTAAAGGTTCCCATGGATCATGTATGTTGGGTGCATATACTGGACGGTCAGGATTACCTGCTTAGGCAATGCCTGTTCGGGGAGTTTCTTATCAACTTCTATCCCAATGACGCTCCGGTGTATATAGTAGAGTCAGAGAAGACGGCTGTTATCTGCAATATTGTGTACCCTAGTAGGTTGTTTATGGCCTGTGGCGGTATCCATATGTTGAAGAGGGAGATGATAGAGACATTGGGTAGGAGGCGGATAGTCCTGTACCCTGATAAAGGCGACGCTTTCAACGAATGGAGAAAGAAGGTAGACAAGGATATGAGGGGGATGAATATAGAGATAAGTAATTTTCTAGAATCAAAACCCAATATAAATGAGGGAATGGATATAGCGGATTATTTTATTATTAAACAAATTTACAATGGCAAAGGTAGTTAACAATTACAAGAAATTCAAGGTGCTTGAAATAACAAGACAGGAGATGATGGATAAGCTCACCAGATATGGGTGCTTAGGTATTTGCGATATGTGTAACAGACCTACGTCCGTGGGCTATTATGTAGCGGTAATCAATCAATGGATATGCGAGGACTGTTATAATGATTTCATCAAATCGGTTGACAGGTATGAGGAGGATATGAGAATAGAGAACAGAAATTTTGATAGATTCTGCAATCTATTTAATGTTGAGATAGAAGAAAAGGTATGAAAGAACTGTCTTTAGCCCAGAAAGCTATGTTAAACGGATCCGTATGCCCGTATTGCAAGAACCCATCCACTATGATAAATACGGTAGAGGGGAAGCAAGTTGGGTGCGAGAAGTGTGGGGCTTGGATGAGATCCGATCCTTTTGGGAAGCCGATGGGGAGGCTGGCTAAGCCGGATCTTCTTAGGAGTATGGATATGGCAATGACTGAGATTAATATATTTGCGTATAGAACAAAACGGGATGTGCAGGATATTTACAAAAGCCTATCTGGTGAATTGGATATACCAATAGAACATGTATCCCCATATAAGATGTCTTTGCCATCACTGCTTAATACCATGAGATATATTGAAAAGTATGGCGATAATCATATACGGATATATGATAGAACCATGGTAAAGAAGGCTTGCCCTAGGCACGGAGCGGTGGCGATCGGGAGCAACGCCTGCCACGGATGTCCGGAGTTCCTGTTCCATGTGGTAAACGGCACGACCGATACGGTGGTGTGTGATATGGATATGAGTTATGGAGACTATATAAAGGAAGATAAATAAATTTGATAGATAATATTAATTGTATAAAAGATGAAAGTAATTTTTATTCATAAGCCTACTGGATATTATGTAGGAGGATCAGTATTTAACAAGACATGTGGTTTTTACAAATGTAGGGATAAGATGATAGAAAAAGGCATAAGCGAGGATAAGGCTAATATGCTGATTGATATAATAGGTCCACACGTATGTGTGTGGGAGATAAAGGATGGAGACGATCCTTATAAGAGCATGAGAGATAGACTCGGGGATAAAGCCTCGTATCTGGATGGAGAGGATATTATCGTAGAGAATTATGATTATGATGAGGAGGACGAAGAGGATGGGGAAATCGACTGAATATTATAGGACACATCCGGAAGCCAGAAAGAAGAAGGCTGAGACGGACAAGAAGATTAATGCTCGTCCTGAGCAGAAAGCCAAGAGACGGGAGTTGGGTCGTAAGAATTACAAGACCGATAAGCTGAAGGGTAAGGCTTATCGGAAGGGGAAGGATCTATGCCATACGGCTAAGGGATTAAGATATAAATCAAGATCAGCTAACAGAGGATCTAAATCCGATACGGCTGGCGATAGAAACGCAAGAGGATGAGTGAGGATAGGATATGGAGGTCATCCAAGGAGATCATCATGGATGCCTATGAGAGGATAAGAAAGTATCAGTCGGGAGAGCTTCTCCCGGCTCGTACTGGATACGCTTATCTTGACAAGGCGTTACTGGGCGGGTTCTACCCACAACATGCGGTGGCTATAGGCGCTAGGCCCGGAGTTGGCAAATCTTATCTGGCGCAAAAAATCATGAGCAATGTGATGAATGTCAATATCAATCCACAGGCAGATGATTATGTATGGTTAAGATGTGAGTTTGAGATGAACCCAGAAGATTTGATGTTACGTTCACTATCAAAAAAAATGGGGAAAGACATACAAGATATACTCCTTAACGAGATGTCAGAAGATGAGGTAAAAGAAATGCAGAGATGCCTTAGAGAAGAGAACTCTAGCAGAATAACATACATCCCTAAACCATCAACCGTAGATGAGCTTCAAAACTTTCTATGGAATGAGTATATGCCAATAAACAAGGATAAGAAAATGGTATTCGTGTCTATAGATCATACGGCTCTAGTACAAGGTTCAGGAGACGCCAAAAGAAATATCGACTCGTTGATAACCATGTGTAATATCGCTAAAAGAACTTTTCCTAATATTTTCTTTCTTATAATATCCCAACTCAATCGTGATATCGAAGGACGGCGGGATCCAAAGGATCATATGCCAAAGCAATCTGATTTTTATCAATCAGATACATTGGGACAGTTATGTACTGCTATGGTAGCGTTAAATATACCGAAAAGATACGGGTACTCCTCATACATGCAATTTCCGCAAGGATGGTATCCTAATCTGGAACGTTTCAAGAGCGAGTCAAGACGATCCTTCCGTGTGGATGGATTATTGTTCCATCATATCGTAAAGGTCCGTCAAAGATCATTGGAGGAGATTGACGCTATACATGTAGATATCATGAAAGGATATGAGCGATATTATCCTGATGGAGGGGTGGTGCGCCAAGAAAGACCGGGAGGCTCGGATGCCCCCGTGGGTAGCGGCAAGCCGGACACGACCGTAGTGACGCTTCCGCCCCCACCTCCCGGTGTTCCATTGGAGCAACAATATATACCGCCCAGTGATGATTTCAATGTAGTACATGACGAAACACCTTATTGACATGAGATTGAGACATAATTACTTGCTTGTAGTGATAAAGGTGCTGGAAATGTTCTTAAAGACCGTATTGTCGGTTGAGGATAAGATGGGGATAAAGGAAATTATATCCTCGTTAAAGGAAATGGCTAAATACAGCATCAGATATATCATAAATCGGAAACGGGAAAAGGAGATCATGAGTATCTGTGATGAGGTATCCAATAAGGTACAGGAGTATAAAAGGATAAATGACAACTCAATGATATTGGAATTGGAGAACCTGAAAAGGGAAGTTGTGGCGGTGGAGGATCTTCTTAGCTCATACAAGGGGGTTCTTGACGCCGAACTGGTGATAGCCGAGGATGATATCAGAATCATACGGGACAAGATCGCTATAAGCCTGAGGGAGGACGGAACATGTAAGAGCATGACTGATGCTGATAAAAGGGCTAGGGTGGACGTAAGATACGAGAGGGCGTTAGAGGATTATCGAATCCTTCTAAGATGCGCCAATACGGTTAGGGCTAAGATGTCGGTTGTAGGGCATCTTAACCAATCTATAAATCAATCTATATCAGTTGGTAGAGTTGGTATGGCTAATGAATCTTATACGGTAAAACAATATGAAAAAGGGAAAGAGATTATCGAAAGCAGACGCCCTTAGGGTGTTGACAAAGGCTTACAATTTAATAAAGAATGATAATTATGCATTTATATGCATAGCAATAGAAAGAACAGCGATTGAATTATCACTTGCTGAAAGATCATGTGTGGCGTGTTATCTTATACCAGAACTGAAGATGTTCAAACCTGTAAACAGAAAAAAAATGGAGATTTTTGGTTTCATTCATCAAAGAAAAACATAAGGTTACATATAATAGATACGCTAATAGATATATATAACGGAAATGATCATCCCGATATAGTCGAGAGGGTAGCCAGAAAGATCAGGTCAATATTTTAACTCATTAGCTTATGTATATAAATTTTGAACAGATGATGACATCAGGATTAACGATGTCTGATGTCGGGTATCTCTTGATGATCCGGCAGAAAGAGGAGATGGCTAGCGTCATTCCAAAGGAGAAAATAGATAGTTATAAAGCATCTGGTTATATCGAGCTTCAGAAGAATGGGAAGTGGAAGATAACGCCAAGGGGAGGGTCGCTGCTGATGCTGATAGAGACACCCGGCCTGACACCGGAGGTCGAGGGGATCCGGGACCGTATCGTTGGTGTGTATAACGATATGGGTAAGGATACAGGAGCTATCAAGGAGGTAGAGAAACGGCTCGTATGGTTCGTAGCTAATACCAACTTCAAGGAGGGGCCTATAGTAAGAGCCGTAATATCCCACATAGATCTTAAACGTGAGTATACGATGAGATTGGATAACTTGATCTGGAAACCATCAAATGTGTATAGCGTGCATATGAGTTTATCGGAATCAACGTTATTCGATACGATCATAAAAATGTATGGCATGACGTCTGACTTGTATCTTAGGGAGAACAAGAACAAGGAGCTGGCATGGTTGTTCGCCATAAGCCGGCTTCCGGATCCCCCAAAGAGAATGGATAAGGAATACGCTATCACAGGCGATGTTAAGATGGATATCGAAAGGATATCGGATATAAAAAAAGAATTAGGTAGAAGATTGAAAATGTCGATTTAGTATGGAAAGAAAAGAAGTTGAAAAAGTAGTCAAGGAGGCGATATTCGAGAAGATGGGTGAATTTAATGGCCTTGATCATGCCGCTCAGATAATGAACGAGGATAAGCTGGATACGGATATGGCTATGGATTCCCTTGATTTTATAGAAGTCATAATGGAAGTGGAAAAGAAAACGGGTAAATGTATACCCGATGAGGCACTTAACGTCAAGCCTTATCACGAATTGACGGTAGGAGAGCTTATGGGTATGTTGTGTGATTATCTAAAAGACAAATAAATGGATTTCGGATATGATGATTGGGAAGAGGGGCTAGAGACCCCTCTTGTCGATGATTGTGATGACGATCATGAGGAGGAAGAATATGATTTCAGTTAAGGAGTTAAGACCGGGCAATCTTGTAAAAGACAAAGCTGGTGATATATGGAGAGTAGGGTGCGTTACCGGTATGCGTAATGAAAGTAGATCATTAATCCTTGAACGTGAGGTTGATGATGGGATAATGAAATGGTATTCAGGGGAAGATGATGTCATGCCTATTGAGATAGACGATAACCTTCTTGACGCTATCGGTTTCAAGAGTGACAAGAATAGGGACGTATATCGTGGACACGGGATGACCATGGAGGTTTTTGGCGACGAGTATTATCTCGGACTTAGGGATATGGAGGATAACCTGAGCGAGCTTATCCAGATAAGGTATTTGCATAACCTACAGAATATTTCGATGGATTTATATGAGCGTGACATAAATACGGAGAGGCTTTATGATCATTCCGGAGAATAACTTGCTATGCAAGACGATAGGCGGAGAGAAGGTGCTTGCCGCATCCTACTCACAGATAGACACGTTTGTTCAGTGTCCGTATAAGTGGTATAAGACTTACGTGGAGGGTCATAGGTCCACGGAAAAGCATGAGGCTACGTCATATGGTACGGTTATCCACCAGACAATGGAGTATTTCTTCAAGAACGGATGCAGGCCTTCTTATGAGGACATGAGTAAGGCATTTAACTATTACGCCGATATAGAGAAGATACCTTTTGATAGCGTAAAATCTCAGATCGAGTCCATGCAACATGCGGCTAGGCTAATAAGATGGATTGTGGGGTTGTTTGAGAAGGATGCTGCTGGCAATTATAAGAAGGCATGGTCCGATCTTACGCCAATGGAGAAGGTGGTCCGGGGGTCGAGACCGGCCGGCGTGGAGGAGGGCTTCGTCCTGCCTTATAAGCTGCCCAAGCCTCTTACCTTGGATGGCGTGACGTACGATAAGGTACATATCATAGGATCGGTGGACTGGCGTGGAGAGTATAAGACAAAAGACAGGATAGCCATGTATACGATAGACTGGAAGTCCGGGAGAAAGTTATTCGATGAGGATAAGCTGCTTCACAATCTCCAGCATCCGATATACGCCTTCTACATACTGAGAAAGTACAAGGTATTGCCGGATATGTGCAGCTATTTCTTTACCCGCATGCTGGACAATCAGAACGTGAAGGTAGATAAGGAGAAAGTAGAGAGATCGGTCAAGGAACTTAACGATATTCTCCTTGACATGTATGATTTCGAGACAAATAAAATAGATAGCTATCAAGCTCACGTTTGGGACGACGCCAAACAGGGGTATAAGTACGAGAAGCGCTACCTCATGGGACGCCAGCCGGCCTGCCTTGAACCCCGCCCCAAGCCCTTGTGTTTTTGGTGCGATTTCTCGATCCACAAACAAAACACATGCAGGTACTCATCGGATTGGGATGAGTCAAAAAGAAAGAATAAAAAAGATTAACTTTATTAAAAAGCCTAGGTAAATATCTAGGCTTTAATTATATTTGTGTCAATAAATAAACGATTATGGATAAAAACGAAAGAGAAAAACAGGTATTGGATCTTCTGATGTCTAGAAAGGATATTAGGAAATTGGTAGAGAAATCAAATGAATGTTATTCTAAAATGGATTTCGTTGGTGCCATGAAATGCCGGCAGGAGATAAAGGATATCGTAGACCGGGAATCGAAGATCATGTTGACAAAAAGCGAGTCTTTGGTGAGTTTGATGAACAACGCTGATAATGAATATAAATTCAATATGCTGGTATGGCTACATTCCATGATGTGTATGGCGGATGTATTTAACGGGATATTGGAGGATTTCAAGGATGGAGTAAGAAAAGCCAATGGAAACTCCAAATTTATTAAATTCGATAATCTAGATCGATTGATGATGGAGTGCAAGAAGGAAATTGATTATCTGATGAAAGGCACAAGTAAATCATTTCAAATATCCTTTGCCGTAAGGAGCGATGAGATGAGGGAGATGATAGAGAGTATGGTTGGGAATAATATCCGGGAAGGGTACGACATGTTCAAGGAAGAGGCTGAGATGGTGAATGAGACAGACAGGAGCAAGATAGAGGAATTTAATAAAAAGCTTGACCATGATCAAATGTAATATAAAGCTAGGCGATATAGTCCATACCCAGATAGGAACAGGAGAGGTGATAGCCATAAGCAAGACCAAGGAAACTTTAATGGTGAAAATGGACGATGGTCGGGAGTGTGCGATAAGATTAGAGTACGTGAAAGACGTTTTTGATAACTACAGATCCAAATGACATATAAATTAAGACCATATCAAGAGGAGTGTGTCAAAAGCATCTCTGATTACATAAACTCCGACAGGAGCGATCCAGCAATTGTGGTGGGACCCGTTGGATGCCATGCTAAGGATTCTCTTATACCAATGTTTGATGCTACTTTTAAAAAAGTTCAAGATATAAATATAGGAGATATAATTATAGGTGGAGATGGGCATCCAAGAACGGTCGTAAATTTGGTAAATGGAATTGATGAAATGTATAGGATAACACCTATAAAAGGGAAACCATTCGTAGTTAATGGGCATCATATTTTATCATTATACAGAACCCCAGACGGCAAAGGATGGTCTAGATCTTGTGCGGGTATAGATGAAATATCTGTAAATGATTATATATTATCAAGCAAAAATTTTAAAAACAATCACAAGCTAAGAAGATCAGGGGAAATATATTTTAATGGGGAAGACAATCTTCCATTACCTCCATATTTTTTGGGTATATATCTTGGGGACGGATGTTCAACATCAAGTATAGGGATAACTACAAGATGGCAAGAGGTGGTTGATTATCTATATGAATTTGCTAAAAAATATGATCTACATATAAGAGTGGCGACGAAAAATAAAGGCGATAATAAAGCAAAATCATATTTTCTAACCACAGGAAAATGTAAGGGGCAAATTAAATCAAGGAATAAGATCATAAACATCATAAAAGAGATTGGTCTTTTTGGAAAAACAGCGAAGGATAAATTTATCCCAACGGAATACCTAAGGTCATCATTTGAGAATAGACTGGAATTACTAGCCGGATTTGTAGATACTGATACATATTATAATTCAAAAGGAAATATGTATGAATATTCATCTAAGTCATATAGGATGATATCACAAGTCCAATTCCTGTGTAAATCGCTCGGGCTTGGAGCTGAGATAGGAAAACCAAAAATAGTAAATGGTGAGACATATTATAGAATGCAAATAATTGGTAATCTTGATATTGTACCAAATAAAGTGATATGCAGAAAAGGTTTGCCAAGATCAGCAAAAAAAAGGATTAATGTAACAGGATTCAATATAGAGCATATTGGTAAAGGTGAATATTATGGATTTACAGTAAATGGAGATCATCTTTATTGCGACGATCAATTTTTTATTCATCATAATTGCGGTAAATCGATCCTCATAGCGGAAGCGGCCAGATTGATGGGAGATAAGACGCTGGTTCTCCAGCCGTCTCGCGAATTACTAATACAAAACCACGACAAGATCACATCTTACGGGATACCGGCTGCCATCTATTCCGCCTCCTGTGGCAAGAAAGAGCTATCTAACATGATATATGCCACGTTAGGGTCTATCAAGAAGGTTGTTGGTCAGCTTAAGGAGATGGGGATCAGGAACGTGTTGATAGATGAGGCTCATGCCGGGTATAGCCCGGAGGACGGCAGTGAGTTCATGACATTCATGAATGAACTGAAACCGAAAAAGGTGATAGGGTTTACCGCTACACCATGCAGGCTTAAAACGATGTCGATAGGGCAGGTGTCATATTCCCAGCTTAATTTCATCACTCGTATGAGACCGGTATATTTCAAGAACCTAATCCATGTCATACAGGTGGAGGAGATGATAAGGCAAGGATTTTGGACACCTCTTAAATATGAGACATGGGATTTCAATGGAGATGCCCTTAAACTTAATTCTAACGGCTCCGAATATACGGCCGAGTCTATTAGTGAGGCGGTGAGAAAAAACGGCTTAAACAACCTTATTTTACGTCGGTTGATGGTATTAAAAGACGTATGCAGATCTATACTGGTGTTTATGGATTCTGTTGAGAGCTGCAATACGGCCGCCGAATGGATGAACGCCAAGATATGCGCTGGCATGGCGGAGGTAGTTCACGGAGGCACGCCAAAGAGGCAGCGGGAGGCTATAGTCGAGAGGTTCAAGTCAGGTGGGACGCAGGTGGTGTTCAACTATTCCGCCCTCGGAACCGGATTCGATCATCCCGGACTGGACTGTGTGGTATTCGGCAGACCTACGTTCTCGTTCTCTACATGGTACCAAGCCATTGGTAGAGCCGTGAGAATCAAGGATGGAAAGGATAGTGCGATGGTGGTTGACTGCTGCGATAACTCTTCGAGATTCGGCGATATACGGGGTCTTAGCATAGAGAACTACAAAGGATATGGATGGGGGATGTTTATCGACGATAAACTAATCACTAATATCCCGATGGGGGATAAGGTAACGAAAACAGATCTGGATATCAAAGCCGCCAAGAAAGACCGAAGGAGGGGGCTGGCGCAGGGCGTAACCGCAGCTCCTATCCCGGGTAGACCGCCCCATCCTCTTGGTTCTACGGTAATGGCATTTGGAAAGTATAGTGGGTGGATGTTACATTCGGTCCCAGTATCGTACTTCAAATTCATAAACGAGACATTTGACTGGGATAATGATAGGAACAAGGATATAAAAGAATACATAGATTTTTTAATCAAAAACAACAGATTATGACAGGATGTATATATCATGAGGCTGATCTTGACGGAGTAATGTCAGCGGCTATAGTAAAAAAGTATTTCAAAGGGGAAGACATTGATCTTCTTCCTTACAATTACGGCAAGGAAATACCTGACGTGAATAAATATGATAAGGTATTTGTAGTTGACGTGTCATTTGGAAACAGAACAAGATTCCTTTTCGATGAGTGGAAGGATAAAGGTACAGATGTCATATGGATAGACCATCATAAGACAGCCATAGACGATATGAGGGATTACGAGGTAAAGGGCAAGAGGCGTATAGGGACGGCGACCTGTGAGCTTACGTGGGAATATCTTTTCGATGACATCAAAACTCCTAATGTGGTAGAATTATTGAGTGCTTATGATGTATGGGATCACGACCGGTTCGAGTGGAGTGACGTTCTTTCATTCCAATATGGGATGAGAGGATATTGTGGTCTTGACGTGGATATGGCGGCAAAGGTCATGGATGGCGATCATGACTTCATATATGACATGATAAGGAACGGGGAGGCGATACTGGAGTATATCGTTGAGAAAAACAGAGGAGAGATGAAGATGTTCTCATTCGAGGCAGATATATTTGGATACAAGTCGATATGTATGAATACTACGGAGTTTAACTCCACCACATTCGAGTCTATGTACAATCCTAGAAAACATGATTTGATGATGCCATTTTGCTGGAACGGCAGATTCTTCAGATGCTCGTTCTATACCACCAAGGAGGAGGTGGATGTCTCGGCGCTGGCACGCAAGGCCAACCCCGGTGGAGGAGGCCATAAGGCGGCTGCCGGCTTCCAGCTTAGCGTGGAGGATATGATGGAGTTCTTAAAAAGTAAGGAGATGTGATATGATATGGATATTGTTTATTGTGGCGATAATCATATTATCCATAATTGTAATAATGAAGGGTTGGAATAAACTACATTGCAGCATGTTCTACGAGGGACTAATTATGGCAATTGTAGGGGTAATGTCAATGGGGGCATCGATGTTTTATATGGATAAAGAAAATATGGAGGATATGAAAAACGTATATAAGTTCAAAAAACTTAGCAAAATGAAGCTAGACGATTACGGCTTCGGTTTATTCGAGTACAATGGCGTTCTTTATTTCAAGGAGGCAGATGAAGGGAGATGCTTTGATATAAGGAGCGGGAATGAGGCTATTATCGGGAAAGATAAGATTATAATGACTTTGGAGGATTAATATGAGGAAACTTGACAACACCAACAGGACGAGAAAGAAAAACGTACGACACTCGTGGATAAAGGCGGGTCCGGGGATCCAACGCTGCGCTATTTGTGGGATCACGAAGCGAAGTGAGTATATAGACGGGAAGACCGTTCATTGCGTGCACCTATCATCTGGTGAGCTTTACTCTATGACAGGTGAGACGCCAGAATGCAGGGATCTTAGTGAATTTTATTAATCTAAAAAGTATATAATTACCTAATAATAAAACAAAAAGGAGTTTGAAATGAAAGAGGGATTTAGCAAATACGACAAAGTCGTTTATGATGGTGAGGTATTTGAGGTACTTGAAACCGCCGACAATACGGGAATGATGAAAATAGAACCGTTATTTGATGAAACATATAAATCCATTTGGGCTGATGAGGAGATGGTTGTCTCGTTAAACAGGGCTATCAAGTTAAGGCTTATTGATGATGAGACGGCAGATGAGGCGATGAATTTCGGGAAGCCAAAAATAGGAGATGCGGTGGTGGAAAGCGGGCCGCTCGTAGGGAAAGACGGCAGCGGCAAGGATGACCGGGCCGACGGCAAGCTTCGATGGGACCTCCTTCCTTTGGCTGAGATAGAGGACATCGTGAGGGTATATACGGAAGGTGCCAAGAAGTATGCTGATAACTCATGGCAAGATATACCTGATGGGTTCAATCGTTATCTAGGTGCACTCATGAGACACTTGGTCGCTTATACGAAAGGGGAGAGATATGATAAGGATGGGTTCATGCATCTATCCGCCGTATGCTGGAACGCCATAGCGTTATTATATTACGATAAACATAACAAAGGGTTAATAGAATGGGAGAGTCAGGAGAAAGAACAGTAGATGAGAAATTAAAAGCTATCGACAAAAGGACTGGTAGATACATTAATGTGATCAAGCGCACTATTGATGATAGCCTATCCCCGACAGTTAAGTATCTCAGTTACAGTTATAATGAATTAAATTATGATTGTGTAAAGAATCTGAATTTTGATGTAGACGTAAATTGGGAGCAGCGTAGATATCAGATTGTTAAGGATTTATTATCTAACAATTTCGATGGGAGAAAGATGAGTATAGATGAGGTAGATAATGCTATATTTACCGCTGATTTGATTATTAACAGATTAATAACTATTTGAGATGGTAAGAATCGATTTTTTCACGAAGAAAGACGCTGAGTACAGCGATTACATGCGATATATTATCGCCAACACGTTACAGGAGTATGAGGGTGAGGTTACGTTGAACCAGATCCCGGAGAACAAGGCCACGGAGGAGGAGATATCCAAGTACGGTATAGAGGTATATCCTACTATCATCGTCAGTGGAGATAACATGGATGGCTTTAATAAACTTGAGGGGATGGCCAGAAAAGCTGATCTTATTAACGTCATGTCGTTATACGACAAGAAATAGGCTTATGACGATAAGGGATAAATATTTTGGTTGGAAAGATATATTCTTTGACAGGTTCGTGCATTGTTGTAATGAAAAAAGTGACCAACCACAAGGAAGTAATATACCTCTAGCCAAAATAAACTTCGATAACAAGACAGGATATGTAGAGGACGGGACTATTAATATAGCCGAGCTTCTTCAATATCTTTGGATAAATAATAAGGTCTATGGGTGTGAATATGCATCCATAGATATATCTTCTGTCTTACAAACATTGATTAGATTGACCGAGAACGCTAAACATATGTTTGAGGATCAACCGGGTATATATGATATGATCCCATATAGAGGATTTTTTCTTAGAGATGACTTTTCATCCGGGAAAGATTATTCACTTGATTTGGATAAAATAGTGAGCGGGATGGGTGGATGGTATGGAGAGGATGAAGACCCATGCTATTCGATGTTTGTTAGCCAAGATCAGATATGGAACTTAAATCCGATATTAAAGGTATTAGCTGATGAGGGATCTATTCTAGCCAAGGAACTTGGGTATGATATGAACTCATATGTCAGCGATAATGGATACACGATATACAACCCCTACCTCTCGTGGATTAATCATTACTATCATTATTGCCCGACATTTAATGAGGATAAGCTGAAACCTTGGGATAGGGTGGAAGACAGAAAGAATAAATTCAAGATGACGGATAAGGTTAAGAGAGGCGCCAATAATTGGTATTATTCAGGCGGGACTATATCTTGTGTGGATAATTTCTTGGGGAAAGAATACAGAAAAAATCTCCGAACCTTCATATATCGTGGAATAGTATTCTTTTTAGATCGGATATGGCATACACCATTGTTTGAGAAGATGGGCGTGAAAATGAAATACAACGCTTATTATTGTTATGCCGCTACTTCCGGGATATGGTATGATAAGAGATTCAAGGAAAGACTAGCCAAGAGGTTTAACAAGTCGCTGGGCGGCGATGGGGAACTGTTCGGGGCTAACCTAGCCTGCATGGTATGTGACCGTAAGGATATCGATTGGGAGGCGCTTCGTCTTTGGCTTGACAAATACGATGATCCTACTGATAAGGGCATGGTGAATAGCCCTATTCAATTTATGTATTTATATCTATATTACTCTTTTAACAAATAAGACATGGAGACTAAAATATGGTGTAAACTTGTATATAATTACCTAACATTATAATATAATTTAAAAGATAGCAAAGAAACAGTTAAAGATCCCGTTTAAAGACGGGAGACCATGCAAATGGGTTAAGGATGTTCATGATGAGGAACGTGATAATTATGAGTTTGATGAATGCCTTGAGATACACGGATTCCTTCGTGGATGCTCTTCGGCTGTAATGATATTAAGACCGGCAAATGATCATGGGGAGGATTTTAATTATGCCAAAAGTGTCTATTACCAAGTATTCTTGACAGACAGCAAGGAAGTAATACAGAACATGATGCATGGAACCATATATGGTAAATGGACTTTTGTTAAGAGGGGAGAAAATTTTGGCATTAAATTGGTTAAGGTCTTACCTAAGATACATAAACTTACCCTTGATATGTTCGCAAAAGATATTTTTAGGTCTGAGAATAAATAAACAATTATGATATGTGAAGGTAAACACGAGCAAAATGAGACCATACGGAAGAATCAAGACAGTTAAGGGATCTTCATGGAAAAAGGATATATATCCGCCGAAAGGGCACGAGAATTGGTGGGAGGATATATGTGATCCTATACCTAGAAGTACCATGAAACTCATATTTAAAGCACAATTACAGCGATATGATCATAAACAAGACATGGTCGATGCCGAATAAAGAGACATTCAGCATAAGACCGATAAGGGAACTTATAGACAAATATCGAGAAGAGGGTATGGTTATAGTGGATCCATTCGCCAGAAACAGCGATATAGGGACGATAACCAACGATCTTGATCCTGAGACTAAGGCTATGTATCATAAAGACGCCACGGACTTCTTGTGTCATCTTGATGATAATATAGCTGATATGGTATTATATGATCCACCATATTCTGCGAGACAGGTATCTGAGTCGTATAAAAGACTTGGAGGATCTGTTAATATGCAAACAACGCAATCTAGTTATTGGGCTAGGCAGAAGAAGGAGATAGCTAGGATCACCAAGAAGGGCGGGGTGGTCATTACCTGCGCGTGGAACTCCGGCGGTATAGGGGCAGGGCTTGGTTTCGAGCAGCAGGAGATTCTTCTAGTGGCTCATGGGGGATGGCATAATGATACGATTGTTACTGTAGAGAAAAAGATCAAAGGTTAGATGAAAGAAAGGATATTCACCACAAAAGAACAGGGGAGAGTGCTGGTTGAGGCCGGCCTCCCTATCTCCACCGCCATCGGTTTCAGAGACAAGTATCTGGATCAATTACATTCTATGGAGGATGACGCTGGTCGTATAGGACTGATCGAGGCCGTTACCCCGGATATATCCAACCCTGTTTGGGATGTAGGGACGTTACTGAATTTGCTCCCATATGAGATAGAGGGTTGTACATTAGAATGTTATAAGCTAAAACATGCATGGTCTGTAGCGTATAGAGATATAGACGAGATCCCTATATATTGGAGTAGCGAGAAACTTCTTGTAGACACATTGTTTTCGATGATGATGGAATTACTTAAACATAAGATTATATGAGCATAAAGCAAATAACAAAATTAAGGTACAAAACGAAAGATAAGCCTCCTATGGAAGGTGTTCCTCTTTTAGGATACAACAAAAGATATGACTGTCCGTGGACAGTAGTGTACAGAAGCAAAGACAAGTACTACACTTGTATGTTTATCGCGGCATGGAGATCGACAGGGATCTCAACGCCGCGATAAACATACAAGCCGTAGGAGTTGATGCGGCTATACGGACGCAGAGCAGCCGGGTTGCCAGTTGTGTTGAAGCGTCTAAAATGGAGTAGAATATCTTAATTATTTCTATGATTTTCTATGAAATTTACAACTATGGAGTGCGATGTTGAATACAAGACATCCCCTCCAGATGAGTACGAATACGTATATCCGTGAGAATTAGAAGGGATATATTTATATTTAAGCATGATCAATATTATTTTAATATTATTCATGCTTTTATTTTTGTTTAAATCATATCTTTGTATCAACATTAAAAACCAGATTATTATGGATGAAAACAAACAAAAAGTCAATGAACTTACGATGAGGACATTGGGTTCTCATTATGGCGGATATACCTATGTAAAGGTAAAAAATCGTAAAACTTATGTAACGATAGATTGGAAGTTGTTGAGGGCTATAGAAAAAGGGGAGGTGGAGATAGACAACGAAAAATATCATCTATCCGGAATAGAGTACGTAGCTAAAAGATATCAGGATATGTTTTATGAAGGTCGTGATATTTATTATTTCAAGGGTATAGGAGGGCATGGGATGACCGATCTTCTTAGAAACGCTATAGATGATTTACTGGATACCATAAGCAGCAGGGAGACTTATCGTAGCGCAGAGCACAGGGTGTACGCCCAAATGAATAAACTTACGGAAGCGGGAGCCATGATCAGCTTAGCTATTGAATTACTAACATCTAACATCCGTCATAGTTATGGAGAAATTAATTTTGAACGACATCCAAGACCTGTGGAGGTGGAGGGAGAAGATAAACATTGATGACCTCAAAGAGGATCCTATGGCTGAGGATATGCCACTCTATTTCCCATGCGCTGTTATTTGGCATGTTGATTATGGGGAGCATGATGCTGATAATTATATATGTTATGGATTTGTTTATGTAGCAGAAATATTAGGGATATGAGTGTTAAGAGACAGATATTTATTAATAACAAAGATATTGATGGGAAGATAGATAGTAATACGATATTTGATTTCGATTTCAATGTTGACAAGAATATTCTTGAAAAAATAAAAGCAAAGAAGGAGAGCAATAAACTAAATACAAAAGATTGGGCGCTGTTCTCGCTTATGGTTTTGTTTATTTTTGCGATGGGAGTTGTAAGTGGATGGTTGGCGTTTAATTGTTTAGGCATTGGAGAAGATTAAGGAACATTTTAAAAATCAATAGATATGAAATTACTATTTTTCGATTTAGAGACAACCGGGGTTAAGTTCTGGAGAAACGGGATACACCAAATAGGAGGGATCGTGGATATCGACGGGCAGGAGGTCGAGAGGTTCGACATCCGCCTAGCCCCGAACCCTGCCGCCACGATAGAGCAGGAGGCGCTGGACGTGGCCGGCGTTACCTTGGAGCAAGTGCAGTCTTATCAGCCTATGGAAGACGGATACAGGCAGTTAGTTGGTATATTATCCAAATACGTGAATAAGTTCGATAAGAGGGATAAAATGTATTTAGTGGGGTATAACAACGCTGGATTCGATAACAGCTTCCTACGGGCTTTATTCCAGCAATGTGGGGATAAGTATTTTGGATCATAGTTCTATCCTAATTGCATGGATGTGTATGTTATGGTAACACCATTCCTGATGGGCGTAAGGAACGATATGGAGAACTTTAAGTTGATGACCGTGGCCAGAACTATGGGTATTGAGATTAATGAGGATAAACTCCATGACGCTACTTATGATATTGAGCTGACTAGGGATATATTTTATAAGATAATCAACAAAATGGATGTTAAGTTATGAGGGAAATTTTAGAAGCTATACATGATTACCCGGATGAGGCGCTTGGGCTATTTTTCTTTCTGATAGTGATTGTCTGGTTATTGTCAGGTGTATTTGAGAAAAATGGATGATAAGATTGATGAGATACTGGATCTCCTGAAATCTCAAAATGAGATGATCAAGGATATCCATGACTATGTAAAGGAAGTTACCAGCGAGAAGTATATAGGGGAATCTAGAATGACAAACTTCTCTATCAACTTAGCCGCTGATATACTTACCGAGGCTATCAGTCCTAAGATAAAGGGGATGATGGTGGATCTATTGAAGAAACAAGGATGGAAAACTGAATGAAATATGGGGACTTACGAGAGAAAAGTAAATCAATTAAAGGATTTGATGATAAGGAAATACAAATCGGCTTACGATAAGTCTAAGGAAATGGACATAGATATAAGCTCGATGACATATCTTCCAATACCAGATGCATTTAACGTCATAAATATTGAAAAAATGCATGTTATTCTTGATCGGGTCAATAAGATCATAGATGATAACAAGGATAAGCTTAAGAATCCGACTTGCGCCACTTGTATACATCTACATGATCAGGAGTGGGCGAAAAGATACGGGAAAGTATGTTGCTCTATTTGGCAAGTGTGTGACCATTATATAAATCCTAACAGTAAATATAACGGGAAGCAAAAGACTTATGTTAGACGACCAAGCAACAAAGCTTGTCCTAATTATGAGTATGGTGATGATAATTTTGAAAATAGAAAAAGAAAATTAAAATCAGGTGAATGGTTAAAAGAAAATATTCGATAGATGATTACGCAGAGTTCAGGACCATCAAAGATTGGGAATGCAAATGCTGCGGGGAAAAGATGCCGGCAGGAAGTAAACGGATGTTGCCTAGAATAAGAAAATGGGCGGATTACGGTATATGTTTGTCATGTTTCGATAAATGGAAGTTAAATGGAGGGGATATTGTTTATATAAATAACACAAGTCCTAGGAAGCAAGCTCCCCGTATCAAGAAAGAGCATGTTATACATATGTCCAATATCCTAAAAGGGAATTGTGATATAATAAAAGGCCGAAAACTTTACGTGGCTTTAAAAAAGGTGATAAACAGCGGAAAAACGATTGTCCTCAAATTCGATACCGATCAACCGATATGCATGTCAACAAGAGTCATGAATCCTTCGTTCGGGGAGATCATGGACGAGTACGGCAAGGATATATTCCAAGGAAAACTTAAACTAACAGATGCCCCAAAAGGAGTTAAAGATTTTATAGTTAACTATATAGAAAAATATAATAAATTATGAACTTCAAGACATTTATATTCATGATCCTGACATTCAGGAGAGTAGATCCTATACCTAGGAATATGGGTCTTATGTTAAGTACAACGTTCTGGATATCTATAGTATGGATAATATCCAACTTTACTATATTGATAATGAGATTAATAAAATAGACAAGATGAAACAAGGAGACGTGATATACAAGAATGGTGTGGAGCTGCTTGTAGTATTAAGCTACGACCATAATGAACCATGTAAGGGTTGCTTCTTCTACGAGGATAAGGCGTGCGGATCAGAAAGACTGATAAAATGCTGGGATTGTAAAAAGGAATATATATTCACGGCTATACGTATCCTCCTCGACCTTGTTCTTGGCTTCTAGTGCCAACATAGCTTCCTTCTCGGCCTTCACCTTGGCCTCATACTCATCAGCCCATGCCCTTGCGGCTTCCGCTGGATTGGAAAAGTCGGGAATACGCAAATGACTTACTTGATCATTATTCGACTTTTCCAACTTCTTTAATTCTTTTTCTTTCTCGATAAAATACCTTCTAGCTTTCTTCCCTTTATCATTATTCTCTACCATACATAGCTCTTTGGCCATATCCATCAATAGCAGGTAATCAGTCTTTGCAACTACCTGAGTATCAGACTCACCAAAATGGGGGAGTCTGTCATTCAGTAAGTTACCTAAATAATCATATTTTATCAATACAAAGTCCTGATTTTCAATAAAACCGTATTTTGATATACGATCTTTTATCCATGATGTAAAATCTCTTCTTATTTGAAGAAACGCATGAAGAAGCCTGGCGTCTACAACCTTATGATTATTATTATCTACTACCGGTATTAATGTATTTAAATCCATTTCGTTGGATTCGGACGTCAAAATTCCATTACTATTGTTCGTGGAATCATGAAAAAGATCTACATTTGTATTCATAAAATAATTACCTATTCCCATCCGTCCGGGATGGATAGATGGGAATACAAAAATAGCCAATCAAATTGTCTTAAACAATTGACCGGCTATTTTTTTTTGTCATACTATATCAGCTATCTTCCTCTATCAAAATACCAATTAGCGTCCTCCCCAGACTCATCCTTATTCCTGCCTCCTAAGAAGAATCCCATCGTCATGCCGTTGGTCATCAACCAGTAGTCGGATGTCTGCTTAATATCCCTAGCCGTCTTGATATTATACCATTGCTTACCAAACGAGAACTTCATGAGCTGCCTCCATAGTTTGCTCTCGCCCTTATATACGCCGGTCTGGACAGTAGCGAACGGATCCCAGTTTCGAGGATCGGTGAGGTCGCCTAACTTCCGGGCGGTGACCAGCGGATCCTGTAGCATGTCTATGACGTTAAGCTCCATGAACGGGGATGTCTGGGAGGCGATCTCATTGATCGTCCTGAACCCGATGTAGGTAATGAACTGCCCGAACCAGCTATCCTCATTATCCTCCCTATATCCCATCAATGCCCGTCCTATGGCCATCATCGTAGCGAATACCGCCATGTTGATAATCGATCTCTTGATATTGATCTGCTCGTAGGGGGTAAGCTTATCATACTCTTCCTTAAGCACGTCATATGCCTCTCCCATCCTGCCCTCGGACATCGATCTATAGACATTACCGGCCAGTCTCCATAACGTTCTCATATATCCTTCCTCAAACTGGTTGGTTTGGAAATTGAAACCGGCTTTCTTATACGCCCGCTGTACGGCCAATATAAACCATCCACGGTGAGGCAGCACCATATTAAGGATAGCGTTCCGGCTAGCCCCCACCCGGTTCTGCTCGTTCAAGGCGCCGTCACAGATCTGCACCATACTCCTTACCCTACTGGACAAGGTGGGTATATATCGGTCTATAATATCCTTGTTAGCCTCGTTCTTAGCCACGATCTTTCCGTCCTTGACATCTACCATGTTCCACATAGAATAATCCCTTAAACGCTCCCAATCGCGTTTAGCCTCATTAGCGGACATATTCCTGTCCTTCATCATCATCTCCTTGAAATTAGAATATGACCAGAACTGACCCTCATACAGGCGGGTATCATCCATGACCGATATAATGACCTGCGGATCCAACGGGGAGTTAAGAACCTCCATCATCTTAAACGGCAGATCCCGGAATAAGGTTCTCCAGATCTTGTTATACGCCGCCGATCGTACACGGTTGCGGACATTGAATACGCCTAGAGCCTCTCCGACGACATATAGCTTGTTGGTACGGTTTATATCCCCGATCTCCGACACGTACGTACTTAACTGCTTCTGGGCTTCCCCATAGGCGTATTTCATGGAGTCCTTGCTTATATACTGCCCTACCATACCTTCCAAAAGGAAGTTGGCCTGCCCGGTAAGGGCGCCGGTAGCCGCGACGAACGGGGAGAAGCCTAAGTTGGATTTGGATACGAATTTGGTAAACATAAGAGCCAGCTTATTAAGATCGACCTTATAATTACCTATATTCCATTCTGCCCGCTTATTATTTATCCTAACATCATAGATACTGGCGTTAACCCAGTCCTGAAACATTCTATAGGCGTGAGTGGCCTCTGGGTTCTTACCGCCGTCGTATTGCGTCTCCAGCATCATGTTCCTGTATCCCATGACATCATCCAAGGCCGCCCTCTTATACTTGTAAGAGGTCGCTTGTAAGGATAACATGGAATAGGAGTAGGCGAAGTCATGGGACACGTCATCGGCGTTCTCCAACTTACTAAGATAGTATTTGGGGATCATACGATATTTGTTATCGTTCTCATCAAGCCCTCCTAGGTCTTGTCCCTGACCATGTATAGGGTCATCCACCCTCTCGCCAACGATATCACGTACGGCGTTGCCGATAGCCGCCTTCGGGTCAACCCCGGCCTGCACCATCCTCTCCACGCCGCCCTTGGATATTTGTGGTATCTGGTAGATATTCCTAAACCGCTCATCATAATCCTCCATAGCCTTACGGCTTATGTTAAGCAGCTCCTTCCTCATCTCCCACTTATCCTTATTGATCGTAGCTTCCTCCCCCTCGTTGGTAATACCGTATTTCTTGAAGAAAGCCTCGTTCTTGTACTTATCGAACCTAGGCGTATGATATCCATAACCCAGATCGGGATTATAATTAGGATTACGAAAAGAACTCTCGGCGTCAGCCTCATCAAGCCACTGGTTATTGATCGTCAGATCGATCATATTAATATCAAACCCGAAACGGGATACGCTCTCTTCCTTAGATATACCATTTTCTATGGCATCAAAGAACTCGGATACCTTATACGTACCGTTATTTATCTTCCTGACAAAGCCAGAATACCCCTTGGGAGAGTATCTCCTCATATAAGGATACAGCCGGGTCCTGGCGTACTCGACAAGGATCTTATCAGCCTTACCCATCGCTATGTCGTTAGCTAGCTTATTATTGAAGTCAGGACCGTATTTCCTTCTCAAAAACGATACCTCCACGGTCGTCCATGACGGGTTCTTCCTAGATAGCTTAGCGGCCATCCTATCCACCTGACTCCGGGAGCGGGCAGACATATGTTCCTTGGCGAATTTAATCTCATCCATACCCTTGTCGTATACCATGGCATCCCTTAAAGCGTTACGGTAAGAATCCGTGACTCCACTCTCCACCGTATCAGGCATATCCATCTCAATAGCCTCAGCGGAAGCGGCGGCGTTAATAACACTCTTGGCTTCGGCCAGACGATCGTATAGCTCGTTTATCTTCCTTAATGACGATGATCCACGAAGACGATCGAAATCATACTCGCCATATCTGGTGCTGTCCCGGTACTGAATAAGCAAAGGCCTTAGCTGGTCATTGATCTCGTTTATTGTCGCCATCGCCTCCTCTACCTTCTCTATCCTTGATGATGACCCAGATTGCTCCGTGATCTTATCAACCAGATTCTCGTAATAATCACCCTCCTCGGATCCCCACATATCTTTGGAGAAGCCAAGATGACCACCGGCTAGCAGGAACTCGAACGCCGCCTTACCGCCCTCAGACCGCTCTATCCCACGCAGTATCTCCTTAAACTCGGCTGAAGCCTTACGACCCTCGTTGGTATTCCCGAACACCTCTGCCCATGCCTCGTCCCATGCCTTGATCTCCTCGGACATCATCAACGCCTCGGACCCCTCTTCCTTTGGCGTCCCGTCAGAATACCACTCGCTCTTAGCTATGGCTCTATCGCGTAAGATATCCAAATAAGATCTCCATGCTATAGGATCGGATTGGAATGCCGACCAATCCACTTTCCCGTCTTTCACGAATTTATCCATAGCCACATATCTGCTTCTGCGAATACGGGACATGAAATCGGACGTGGCTTGTGATACCCTACGTCCTAGCCTCTCCTCGACCTTCTTATTGACATTCTCTATCTTATCATAATACGCTTGAACCATGGGCTTCTCACGATTCTCATCCAGCCACCTATTTATCGTATCCAGATATCGTTGCTGGTCCTCGAATGTCATGGCCGAGATATCAAAATTCTGGATACTTGGCTTGAATATATGATATACTTCCTTCGTAATAGGCTTATCCCCATCATACCCTACGATATCATCACGAGTCTTGACCTTAAGCCCCTTATCAGATAAAAGTGTGTCGATAAGTTGTTTCTCGGTTTTACTAGTAACCTTTTTAAGATCATATATATCAATAATAGCCTTAGCCTGCTCGGTTCTGTATAGTAAATCGTATTTAGCGAAATCACGAGACGAGTCAAGGTAATCCGAGTTCTTCCCATTTATCTTCTGTATAAGATCCTCATTATCCTTTATCCCCCATCCACGCTCTTTCATCATCCTAGTCATCTTATTGATATTAGATATACCTTCGATATGGGCTTCATTATGGGCCTTGGCTAGACGTTGGCCTAACATACCTAAAATAGCGTTACCACTATGCTCCAGTGTGCCAAAGAACCGGGACATGACATTGATATCCTTATGGATGTTATTCACCAACTTCTTTATCCCATCCCAATACCTTTCCGGAATATTAAACATCCGAAGCTGTCCATCCAGCCAGTCCTCATTACGATCACTTCGAAGGGCGTTTATATCGGACATGGATGTCTCAGCCATACGTAATATATCATCCATATCCTCTACCATACCAACCTTATTGCTGCCATAATAATCCGCCGCCTGATTATTGACGAATCCACGAAGATTCCTGATCAAAGGCACTATCTCCCCGTACACGTTATCGATAACCTGTATCGTCTCATAATCCAATCCTTTTCCGCTCTTACGCAAGCTACTGGCAACAGTGACCAAATACTCCACCTCAGCCTTGGCGGTCGCTATGACACTCTTGGTGGATAGCAGGTTGTTGTTTTTATTAAGCTCACCACCGACTTGTCTCACCTTCTCGCCTATATCACGAAGAAGGGAGATACTCTCACCGATCCTCTGGCTTTGGCTTGACCTCATCCTCTGCAATCTGGTATATAGTCTTTCCAATGACCTACCGTTCTTGATCAGCTTATTAGCCACATCAACATCCGATAACGAATACATGAGATGATTGCTATCCTTTAGCAGAAGCACGTCAAAGGCGCTTGGATCATCAGCTAACGCCGACTCCTTTATCCTATCAAGTACCTTATTTAAATCCGATCTTTGGCTAGAGAAGAAATTACGTATAGCTCGTACCATCCTGCCAAACAAGGAGAGCTGGGCGTCCTCAGACGAGGCCAGATCCTCTACCGCCTGTTCCATGCCCGGCACGAACCGCTGGGCCAACGTCTTGCCTAGGATCTCCCGCTTCACCATCCGATCCAACTCCTCTCCTTGGTATTCCTTCCCATACACCTCATAGTAACGACCGGCGAATTGATTCCATAATGGCGTGCCGACAACAGAGTCCAGCACCTCATCAATCTCCTGCTGGTTACGATAAGTATCGATCAAGAAGTGAGCCACCTCCTCATTAAGATCCTCTACCGTAGCTCCCTCGGCCAAAGCGATAACCCCATTAGCCATGTCAGACAAGGCCCTAGCCGAAGGATCCACGCCATTACGCATCTTATACTTATCCATATACTCAGACATACCCATCACACGGATGCCTAACGTGGATAAGATATTGGTGATATCAGTCCTATTCTGGAGATCTTCCGCCTTCTCATTCTCGATAACCCCACGGACGTTACTCCCGTACAAAGCGTTATCCTCCATCATCAACGACAAGGCTAGCTCCATGAATCCATCATACTTATTATTAAGCTCCTCGAACTTACCTTGCCTTAACATGCCCTTGATCTCCGATCTGCTTACCGTAACCTTCTCCCCGGACGTAGTGATAAGATCAAGATCATTACTTACCTCCGTATCAAAACCTATAGAACCCAATACGTTCATCTCAGAGGATTGACTTCCAAACCTATTCCTGAGGCTGGATAAGGCATTCATAGCGTTATAGATCTTAAGACCATCGGAGTTGCCGGCCCCTGTAAGATAATACCTATCCCCTAACCTTATACGTTCCCCACTCAACATACCTTTCTTGATAAGGTAATTAATAAACCCTCCACGAGTACTTATATTAGAATCTGAGCTGATGCCAAGGACCGGGATAAATGACTCACTGTTATTGAGGGTTATGGAGGACGAGCCAAAGGAGATGTCAGCCGTACCGGACGGGACGTCGCTCTCCTCGACACTGCCGGCCAAGAACCCGGCCTCGACCCGCCCTCCGGACGAGCCTTTTATGGCGTTGGCGTAAGAGTCGTGTATCTTGCCGTCATCCGATCTAAAGAACAGGCGAGGCTCACCGGAATCATATACCAGTCTTGAAGATGGAGGAGTATAATTCTCAATATTATTTAACGGCAAGACATTACCAGAAAATATGATCTCACCATCTATATTTCCACCCTTCACCCTGATATTAGGTCGTTGACCGGTAAAAGCGCTTTCCACGGCCTTCCATAACATACGGGCTGTTTCTTTAATATCTATATTCTCCCTGATAGCCCTTATATCATCCCATGACGCCTCTTTCAGTATCGTATCGCCAATATTATCCTCGTTTATGGAATCCAGATCCACCTCCTGTACCGTGGATGTATCTACCACAGCCATATCATTGACATCACCTACCTCTCCGGAGGTAAGATAAGCCACGACACTGTCGCTATTCCCAAGGTTTCTGGCCAACGCTGGGGCATCCATGTCGCTTATGGCGGACAGGACCTTGGCTGACATAAGTTGCCCCCACTCGCTGGCGCTAAGTCTGGCGCTTATGGATCTGGCCGCCTCCTTATTCCTTGGCACGGATCTCGTCCAGTCTCCGAACTTAGACCTGAACTTATCGTTATAAATAGTCATATAAGCCTCAGCGGCCTTATTAAGGTCACTTACGGCGGCTATACCCGCTATCTTGTCGAACAAGGTAGATACCTCTCCGGAAGGGGTCAAGACACGGGTTATCTTACCCTTACTATTTCTTTTAATTACGCAACTTGACATAACTTCATGTTTTTGACAAAGATAAACAAAAAGCCCCCACAAATAAGCGGAGGCTGATATTCTTATATTTCACAAATGGATCTATATCTATTCTGTACTATTACTATAGAGAAAATCATAAGCACAACCACCAGCGAAACCAGCTATATACGCTGCGTGCTCATCCTCTCCAACCTTAAATCCAAGCGACATATTACAAAACTGACATACACTCATGGCTACATGAAATGACTCATGGCAGGTATTTTTTATCGTTATATCATCATCGCTCGAAAAGTTCCAAAGTATAGCGAATCGACCATCATCATCCCTATCCTTTACCAAATTCACAAAAGACGCTTCCTTGTCCATATCCTCCTTATTTCCCCATTCCCCATTATGCTCAGGTTCCATATTCTCGAAACGATCACACAACGTCTTATAATCTAATCCAACCGTGATAATCAAATCCAACGGATATATCACGAAATCAAATTTCTTTTCTCTCACGTTACTAAAATTATTAATTTTATTTATCAAATTCACATTCGTATCACAAAATGTTTACTCTAACCGGGTTAAACGCCAACCCGCTACCGATTATCCTACTTACGTAAGAATCACCGAATACTTTTCTTCCGATTCCAATAGTTCCGTTAATATCAGCGTTAATCAATTTCCCGATAGAACTTTGGAACAATCCGCGTTTCTTTCTTTTGCCTAAGTAAACATCATGCTTTCCCAATTTTTCAAAAGCCAGATGATCCACTTTGGAGGTATAGGATTCCTCGTGGACTTGAAAGTCTATTCCAACCAACTTACACTTATAGGATATCTTTTCAACAAGTTTTGAGAATGGAATCTCAACGAACTTCTGGTTTATCCTCTTCCCTAGATTTACTCCATTCTTCCATCCTTTATTCAAACCCACAACAAGACTTCCGATATTGTTATCGATACAATGGTTAACAATATATCTACTGATCTTATGGATATGATCATCTATCCAAAAATTCCTATAATTATTTAGCTGTCTAAGTCTCCTTGAAGTTCCCTTATCTCCAATGTAAGACATCAATCTAGCTCTCTTCTTATTATACCACTGATTAAAGGACTTGATAATCTTGCCGTTTACAATGAAAGGCTTGATACCTACATCGCTTATACATGAACATAAATTATTCAATCCCAAATCAATCGAAAGAACATTATCCTTATTCAGGTTTAGATCCTGCTCCTTCTTCTCATAAATCACCGAGACCACATAGCATGTGGCTTGAGGGATTATCCTAACCTGACATAATTTGTTATCTCCTATTCTTGTTTTGATTGGTGAAATTATATTTTTGACAAAATGGATGTAACCATCACTCTTAAGCCTGCAAGCAGAAGTCGTAAAGACTACCATATTCTGCTTCTTGCCTCGTTTGTACTTCGGCAATTTTGGTCTTGATAAAAATTTAGAAGGATTCTTCTCATATTCCTTCTTTGATTTCATCCAAGACTTTGTTACCGAAAACACTTGAGCTACGACTTGTTGGGACACTACTGATGGTAGATTCCTAAAATCAACCTGATTCTCCTTACATAATTTAGTAGAAAACTCATATTCATTTATGTAATCTCCGGAAAATATACCTTGTCTGACGTTGAAAAGAACATAATTATACAACAACCCTGATTTGAGGCATACATCCTCAAATCGGTTGTCTTTTATGATATGTCTTTCAACTAATCTCATTTTTAATATCTTATGCCATAAACATAAACATTATTTATGAAATAAATAATTCATTCAACTATAATCCCCTTAATTTTTCTATAACCTCAAAACACATCTTACACTCAACTCTACGATACAACTGCCTTACGCCATCTACCGTAACCCAATAACGATCACCATCACGGTGCAGGAACTCACTCATAACCTTGGTATCAGCCACATCATGTAAATCGTATGAACTGAAACATAACTTACATATATCGTCAAGATCAAAATAAGTAACCTTATTATACGATATACAACTGATTTGTCTCCCATCAGGGATCTGAACATCGAAAACATCTATCTTATCCATATTAAAAAATAGAGGGATGCCGATCCCATCACAGACCGGTATCCCTTATAATAAATTAGCGACGAAAAGCATGGTGATGGACATGCGCCACAAATGTAATTACAAAATTCGTAAAAACAAAATATCAAGGGCAATCACCCGTGCATTCGCATGGAGCATCGCTTTTCAAAACCCCATATACCCGATTGTCGCTAGTCAGCCATCGTTTGCCGTCGCTCGTGATATAAGCCTGCCGGCATCCCTCCTGATTCACCGTGAGCGTCTTCTTAACACCTTTTGGAGTTGTTATCTCCAACTCAAGAGTTCGGTCAAGACCGTTGTTCATCACCGAGCCAAAGGAAACGGAGGCGTTCCCGGTCCCGGACCCCGGGCTGACGGTCAGAGGCTGGTCCGTTACCTCGCCTACCCCGTCCTTCCAATTAATATTCAAATCATTAGCCATAGTTGTATTATTTTTGTTCTATTGCAAAGATAGCAAAACAAATAAACCCCAACCGGGTTTAGTCGATCGGGGTCTGAGTAAGCGAAAAGAAACTGATTATCGTCCCATCATTCTCAATACGGTTCTGGCGGCTGCTTGCGCCCAAGTCCAGCTGTCGTTAGATGTTACGTTAACCGTCTGTTGAGTACCATTTACATCCAAGTTAATAGTCTCCTTGTCAAGCTCGATAGTAGAGTCTCCAGCGGCTTGCGTTACCGTCACGTTGGCTGTCTGGCCACCAGCGGCAGTTACCTTCAATGTAGCTGTCAGTTCCTCGATCGTGACGTTGGCCGGTACGTCCGAGATCGTGATGCTCCAAACGAACTCGCCAGCGGCTCCGGGATCGTCGGCGATAATCGCTCCGTTAGCCGTAGTCTTTCCAGCCGCCGTGTAGTCAGCCGGGAGCTGTAACGTAAGCCCGTTCTCCTCAGCCGGCGTGACCGCGAACGTAAGCTTAGTACTGTTGGACTTACCGGTGATGGTAACATTACCGCCTGTCTTTTGTACGGAAGCGTTAGGGCTGTCTGATCTTACCACCTCAGCAGCCGCTGCCTGATTAACTACCAACGCCTTCTTAGCCCCGCCGTTCGTGGTGACCGTAAGGTTGATAGTGCGTTGAAGACGACCGGTGTGTTTCTCACCGGAAAAATTAACCGCCTGATCTCCTGATCCCGATACCGGGTCGACGGTTACGAAACCGAATTTTTGTGATGCCATACTTAAATATATTTATAAATGTCCTTTTATTATGCCAAAAATAACTTATATAATGTTAGCCATAAAATATGGGGGGGGGATAGATAGCACTACGACTACACCCGCTCCACGTACAGACCTATTAAATCCTGTAGATTATGGCTGAGAGGAGTTCCGCTATCCCTAGTACACTTATACACATCAGCGTTCTGGATGTAATATTTATCCTTGAATATCTCCATTGGAGGGAAATACGGGATAGGATCCCCTATAGTACCGGCATGTTCCTTATCAATAACCTTATACAAGGAAGCCGTATTTAGTCCGGGTTCCCATTCCTCCGACAGCGTATGTTGTTGGATAACCTCATAAAGGATATCCGTATCCTCCTTAACCACCCTGAGGCAGAATCCGGCATCCACCGACAGCCCGAACTCCGCTCCCTCTTGTCCCCATATAGGGAATAGGACCTTAATATCCAATTTCTCGTTAGAAGATAAAGATATGGCCTTATTATTAACTACCATCCTAGAGAATTTGGCAGCTGCTTTCTGGGGATCAGAAGCGTCCTTCTCCTTCGCCTGTTGCTGGATGTACGCCGTGGTAACACTTACCTTATCAAGATAGCCGGACTGAGCGTCAATAGCCCTCACCTGCTCTACGGTAGTGGCTAAGCTTACTTCCCTCTGTTTGGCTCCTAACGCCGACATCAGGTCATTATCGTACCTATCCATCATCCCGATCAAGATCTTGCCTTCCGTCATATCAAACTTCAGACCCATGATCGTTATCTTACCAGCTATAGCCCCATCAGCCAAAGCGTTACGCCTATCATATTCAGGGATATAGATATTTTGGTCATCCAAGAAAAACTCATGAAGATTATTATTCTCATAAGTCCTGATCTCCTCATACTTAGCCGATTTCTCCTCATTAAGAAGCCTTGAGTCATCCAATTTAGCCTCGATAATCTCCTTAACCGTAGCTTTAGGATTAGCCTCCTTGAACGCCAATTGCTCCTCCCCAAGCTCTATCCATGGGGCGGGATTCCCGTTAATGTAATCATCATAACTATAGCCCTTGGCGTAATTATCATCAAGCGGATCGTCCTGAACTAATTGATTGGGATATATTTCCCTGTTTATATATACGTAGCTCATGTCTTATATCATTAATCTTGTTCTTTAACGGCGATGCTATACTTACCTGAAGCGTAACACCAGATATTTATCTCGAAAGGCTTGTTAGCCGTAGTGGTGATAGAAGTTCCGCTCATGCTGACATAATCCCCGGAGTTGGGTATCGCTTGGGTGAAAGCCGCTGAGGGGACACACCTGATCATCAGCTCCTCCCCTACCTGCATCCCTGACTGCACGGATAGGGTGGTAGCGGCTGATAACGTGGCCGTGATACTTCTCTTGCTAATAGGCAGGTTAGCTAATGTCGTGACCGTATTAACCCCTATAAGCCTGTTCATGGTCTTCTTATCGGCGGCCGCCATCAAACCGTTAGTAGACTCATTGGCTACGGCGTATGTCGTGTTAGGAGGTGTAGCCCATGTACCATCTCCACGCATAAAATTAGAGGTGCTACCATTAAGCTGTCTCAATAAGCCGTTGGCGGAAGTGGAGGCCAACCCGTACGTGGTATTGGTAGGCACGACCCATGTTCCATCGCCACGAAGAAAAGACGTCTGTTCCCCCGCTGCGGGAGCCGGGACCAATCCCGCAGCACCAGCCGCTGAAGCCGTAGCTGCCTTCATATTGGCGTAAGTGGTATTAGTGTCTTTATAATAAGGGACACCACTGACAATAGGACAGGCGGTATAGCCAGAAGCGCTGGTTACCGTACTCCCGTTCTTTACCAGACCTGTAGACCCGTTAGCTCCTACAACACCATACGTCGTATTAGTGTCTGTCCAAGGCACATTAACATACATCTTTCCGCTACTATCCAGCTCTACCGGATAATTCTTGCCATTCTCCGCATATCCGATCATTACCAGCCCAAGGGTCGATGTATTGGCCTTGGCGTATGTGGTATTAGTAGGGACAACCCACGTGCCATCACCACGTAAAAAAGAGGCTTGTTTACCCGCAGCTGGAGCGGGAACTAATCCGGATGTTCCTGCCGCCGATGACGTAGCTCCACCCATGTTATTATATGTGGCGTTTGGAGGTGTCTGCCACGTTCCATCGCCACGAAGATACTTACCTTGCGCTCCAGCGGCAGGAGCGGGAACCAAACCGGCCTTTCCCGCAGCCGAGGAGGTCGCCGCCCCCATATTGGAATATGTGGTGTTGGTGTCCGTCCACGGAACGTTCACGTACATCTTGCCGCTACCGTCAAGAACAACGGGATAGTTCTTGCCATTGGCAGAGTATCCGATCTTAACAAGACCCAGATTATCGCTCGTGGCTTGGGTGTAAGTCGTGTTATTGTCAGTCCAAGGGACATTCACATACATCTTACCATTAGCATCCAAGGATACGGCATAGTTCTTCCCACTAGAGGTATAACCGATCTTAACCAATCCTAAAGTGTCAGCCGTGGCCTGATTATAGGTCGTATTATTATCTGTCCATGGAACATTAACAAAAGCGTTACCAGAAGCGTCAACCTGTAACTTATAGTTCTTGCCAGAAGTCGTGTATCCTACCTTTACGCCACCTAAGGTGGAGGCCGCCGCCGTAGGTGGAGCGAAGGTGCTAGGTTTGCCGGTCACTCCAGACCATGGCACAGATGACGCCGAACTTGCCGTATAAGGCTCGTAACCATCCTCGGTATTCAACTTACTATCATCCTTGACCAGATACATCTTATTCGTGGCCGTCACCTTAACCGTGTCCCCGACCTGAGCCGTGGCTGTAGTAAGTTTAAACCTTGCCGTATCATCAGCCACCACGACCATTCTCTCTAAGGCCGCTTTAGGCAACCTATCTATATTGATAGTACCGGACGTGATCTTAGAGGCGTCGAAGTTTGCCAATGTCGTGGAGATAGTAATATTACTCCCGAAGTCCGATGAGGCGCTACCGGTCACGGCACCGGACAGCGCTATAGTCCTAGCTGCCTGTAATTTTGTGGCGGTAGGAGCGTTATCCGTCTTAAGAGCGTATTTGGAAAGATCAATATCATTAGCCTTATCCAAAAGCTGCTCTATCTGCTTGCCATTATATTTACCTTGAAAATCTTCCATATCATAATTATTTTTGCTCAAATATAATCATATACATAAACACCAAGAAATCTAGGGGGGGTAGATACGGGTAGGTGTTAGAAACTACCATCCCCATGCAGGAACCCTGTACGGAATATAATAGCCTTATCTTTAAGTTTTTGGACAGACTCCCATTCCCACTCGCCCTCGCAAGGCCTTATGACATACTTATTCCCCCATGTCTTAAACTTCCTCTCTATAACAAACATCTCTGGGTCTTTCAAGACATGGAAGATACTTCCGACAGGGAAATACTTATCAATTCTCAATATAACTCGATGATGTCTCTCGTCATATTCAGGATCGCCTACGATACGTGCCTTATAAAACTGGAAATCATTTAACGTCTGATCCACTGGCTCTATCCAATAATACCCCTTACCCATTGCAGTTTGCGATTTAATAATTATATTTGCGGTGTAGTAACTCATAATGTTTTAAGTGATTTTCAACCAAAGGGGAAGGGTGTCCGTGAGGATGCCTTTTTTCATTCCCGCCCGCCCTTCCTATGAACAAAAGATCCACCTCGAACAAATGTAATCATAATAAGGCTACGATCAAAAAGAAACCCTATCGGTATTCTATTGCCGACAGGGTTCTCCAACGTTGTATCAAATCATATCATATCACTCCATTTGATTGTGTCACCGACGAAGCACCGCACCGCCAGATACCTTACGAACGCCGTCCCTTCCGGGGCGTCAGGGTCTTCCAGATAAGCCAAGACAGCCTTGACTATTTTCTGGTCGCAATCCAATACCTTAGGAAAGTAGTCGCTATAGAACATAGCGAACAGATATTGGATATCTCCCCACGTAGCGTTATCAGGTTTCTTAGCCCCGCATTTATCGAACATCTGCTTAGCGTCCTCCATCGTCCATCTTCTCTTGGATCCGTCGGCGTTAAGCATCTTGTCAGCGGCTTCCCTAGCCAGCTCCTTGGAAAAGTGATATCCATGGGTGTCTATATACCGCTTATAATCCGGGTCATCGGCGTCTGCTCCTCAGTAGTAACGACTCCTGCGTCCCCTGCGCATATACGGTTCGGTACCTTCGTACTCGTCACGGATGCCGCGCTCACCGAACCATCCCCTGCGATACATCTCGTCCTCACGTTCATGGAGTCTCTCACGTTTCTCAAGCTCGCGCTCGTCACGTTCCAGTTCCCTCTCACGTCTTTCAAGATCACGCTCACGGCGTTCTAGCTCATCCATCCTACCGTCATGCTCCTTGCCATAATGGTCATATATTCCACCACCATAACCCATGTAAGTCCCATCCGAACGTCTGCTACGTCCACGGCCGCCTCTACGATCGTAGATCTCGTCATTGTAGTCCTCTTCGTGACCGCCGCCTAAATCTATAACTCTCATCTTAACCTAATTTTTTAATTAACAACTCTTTTAGCTCATTGAAAGAGGATCCCATCCTATCGACTTTCTCCTCAAGATTCTTGATCTTTCGGTCTTGATCCTTAGTCTGCTTAAAAGCTGGATTGATTTCCTCAAGGATCGAATCACAAGCCTCTAGCGTCCTCCTATGCTTATCGATACTATCGAGAATATCGGAGCTGGTTCTCTTAGCGGCGTTAAGCTGGTTCATGATCGGATCGACCGAGCAGGCCAAAGTTATGTTATTGGACATAGCGACATCCCTGCTCTCCGGCACGACGTAGGTCATGGAAGACCCGTTTATCTCCACGGTAAGGTCTATCACCCTATCCTGTAGTTGCTGATATTGCCCCATCTGACCCATCTGGGGTTGCTGGAACCTAGGCTCGGACACGTTAACCACATTCCCCATCCTGAACACCGGAACATCGGACGTATCCAGCGTATATACTTGAAATCCTTTCTTTAAGTCTCTAAACATATCTCGATTTTTAAGCGGGAGGAAATACCCTCCCATTAGACATCCAATCTAACCTATTCCTCATCAACAGTCGTCTCCGACGCCGAGGCGGAAGTTGTAGGCACACAGCAATCCATGAGCCTCAATACACCCCTTACCTTGTTGAAATAAACAAGGCGTTCGGTGTTGTTAACCATAGCCGCTCCGGTCACAGCCACGTTGATCGGATTCACCATAGCCACGCCGGTTACCGGGCAGCATGTGTCATCACCAACCGTGGATACGGTGCTGTTCGCTGGGATAGCTATCTGTACTGGCAATGTCTCGCCTGTTGTCGGAACCACCTGCCGGATTTTCAGCAGCAGAAGGCCCTCGCATGGCAAGGACAGCCATATCCTTGGGTTGATGCCGAAGATGGTGTTGGTAGTAGTCACTACCACGTTCTTCGTGACCAACTCATAAAGAGACCCTATTTTAGAAACACAAGCCATAATAGCCTCCTTCCTTTATAGAGTTAAATAGCGGCGTTTCCGTTGTTGCAGCATCCATTGTTGCACCCACATCCGTAATTACCTCCATAAAATGCTTGACCCCATCCATAAGTCTGGTAAGGAGAGCATGAAGGATAAGCCGGCACAGGGGTGGGTCTCAACTGGTTGATCAAATTCTGAGTCTGTTGCTGAGTCAACGCGGAGGCTTGGTAAGCCGACCTTTCATCACGCAACTGATTGATCGTATTCTGCATCTCACGCATTTCCAATTGACAGAATTTATCATTAATCAAGGTTGTTTGAGCATCAATCTTAGCGCTCAAGATATTGAACTGCGTAGTAGCCTGCTCACGATTGTTTGTCAATCCTTGATTAATAGTGTTCTGAAGCGTGTTAGTCTGATTCAATGTCTCAAGACGATTCTCATAACCTTGATTATTGATCATCTGCTGCGTAGCGCACGTGTTTTGATTGATCAATGAACTCAAATTGCAGCAACAAGAGCTAATTTGATTACCGATCTCACAACCTTGTTGCTGTACGGCGTTAATAACGGCCTGAGAAGTCATACCTACCTGACCAGCCACCTTATCAATAGCGCCTTGTACGTTACAGATAGCGTTTTGTAATTGAGAGGTAGAACAGTTAAGGGCGTTAGAGATCTGATCAATAGCGCTTCTATTACCTTGGATGGCCTGCATCAACAACTCACGACCATAGTCGTTATTCAATTGAGCGGGAAGACCATTAGCGCAATTATCTCCACCATTACCAAAACCATTGCCAAAGCCACGGCCGCCCCATAACCAGAATAGGACGATGATCCACAACCACCAACCGTTAGCCCCGCCGAACTGGTCTTGGTTGTTACGGCCGTTCATCAAGGCCGCCACCAAGTTCGGATCCATCTTATTTCCGCCTATTAAGTTGGCGAACATCCCCGGAATCATAGATAATAAACCGTTAGCGGCGCTACCGCTCCCGGAACCCATACCGTCTAACAAAACGATTTTGTCTCCACTTGTACCCATGTCTATTTATTTTTGAATTAATAATAACCCCACCTGATAGTGGGCGTTACAAAGTTCAAAAATTAATAATCCTAGGATCGTGATATATATCATCATCAAAGCACGTCATGTCATGTAATTGGTATTAATAAGAACCGGTACAAGACAAAAAATCCGAAACGTATCACTACGGCCCGGATTCATGCAAATCTATAAATTCAATGTTTCAATGCTCGAAAGAAAACGTCTCACGACGTCAAAGAGAGATTAACTACACGAAAAATCTCGCATTAAATTATTTGTATTAGCAGTGTATTCATTCATTATCTTACTGGATGAGGGATCATCCTCTATCCTTGATAGACGGTTATCGTCACTCCTTGCCGTAACATCACCTATCTTTCGTACCATACTATCCTGATATGATGATGGATCCGAATATATAAAATTGTCCACGAAACTATATATCCCGCCATTAACCGTCTCACCCACCTTCTCATACAGGTTAGATTGGGAAGACACGAAATCATCGTACCTCCCACGAGCCAAAAACAAACCGTCCGGCCTCGCCTCGACACCGCCGTTGACCTCCCGGAGCAGACCCGGATTCCTTTGGTACAGATACCTATAAAACCCGGCATCCATCATCCTATCCTGTCTATCCAGATAGAAAAGGTTTCTCATGCTACTGTCACCGGACTCGATAGCCACATTAAACAAGAGATCTCTTACTTGACCATCCGGCAACGACATCTCCATGCTTTTTAACGTACCTCTGTCATGGTGATTCAAAGATACATTATAAAATCCATTAAAATCAAGGAAACGTAAGACATTATTATATAAATCCGATTTTTTTAACCTTTCCTTGATCTGGATCTTCCTCAACGATGTACAGGATTTGATAAAATCCCGATCCTTTCCCTGCCTAGCCTCGTATCTCCTGAACTCCCGATCAATATCGACATCATCCATCTTAGGGGTTACGGGATGCTGGTATATCAATCTGGTAAGGATCATGTTCTCAGTATTCGAGGATGAGATGTTGGACATAACCAACTTCTTGATATTATCCTTGATCACGTCAATATCGGAACGGGAAGCCCCGGCGGGAACCACGCCAGCCGGCAAGTACGAAGGTCGCTCTATCCCGATATCAGCCAGCACCTCATAGGCCTGATCGGTGTCGGTTATCGGGGCCGTGTTATGGTACATATTCCTACCTACATACAACATGCTCCTATCATACATATCGGAAGGGGATGTATTCCCGGACCTTACATACACCATCCTATCCCCAGTAGAATAAGTATCCTGAACCTCGTATATCGGATTCCCTTTTCCTGTTATCCTATCAAGATCGGAGATAAAGCTATCGTATACCGAATTGCCTGCCTGTATGGAAGATAACATGACATCCAGCGACGCCATAAGATCACGGATATTTTCCGGTCTGGATATAACCATCTCATCGCTGATCGCCTCGCTTATATCCACGCCCATGTCGGCAAGATCCATAGCTATGTCATACAGACGTCCGGAAACGTCCTTGATGTCCTTAAAATCATCCATATCGATTATCTCCCCAACCTTATCCCTTAGACCCTTCATATCCTTAGGCATACTGATATACGGTATGGTGCTATTGGAATATGAGTCGGTAATCGTATTTCCGTTCTGACTCCGAACCTCCATACGGGTCATATTACGATACGTGTCATACATCCGATCTGCGTAATCCTGATCCTCCTGATACCGGAGTGCCAAGGAAGGGTATGGGACTGAGGCGAAAGCCTGATCGAACTCCCGGCGGTCGCTGATACCGCCTACCGCCCTCATGATCGTATCCCTTACCTCTATTGGATTCAAGCCCCTTCTCTTTCCTAACGAGTCATATGTATCCTCATATATCATATAATCATCACCAAGGCCTGACTCGGAGGATAGGAAATGCATATCCTTCTCATTAAGATCCCCGTCAGACATAAAATCGACAACCCTCCTCATCATATCCCTTACCCGCTCATACGCCGATCGGTTGGTCATGATATTATCAATCTCATCGGCGTCATACATCCCGGATCGCTCAAGATTGTACCTATTGAGAAATATATCACCACCGGAGAGGAAATTGGATATGATCATATCATTAAGATCGTTGATATTATCGATTCCCAAGGAAGTAAGGGTGTTGTTGATATCCTTAACCTCATCGGCCATGAAATTACCGACGAAATAGTTCTTCCGCTTGATAAAGGACATGACATCATCATACCTAGGTTCCCCGTTACTATCTAGGTCATATTCCGATGGCATGGACATCCAATCGCCAAAGAAAGACACGAAGTCGGGAGAGTAGGCCGTACCCCAGACCGATAAGGCCTGCTTCTGGTCGCCCAGCACCTCCATCGCCCTTTGGTATAATCCGGATGGTTGGTCGTTCGGGGCAAGGACATTATCTACCCCACCCTCCTTATTTTTTATTACATAACAAGATCTTCCCATTGCTAAATCGTTTTGACACAAAGATATAAAAATCCCGCCTACTCTCACGAGCGGACGGGAGCCAAATAACAATAATAACAAACCTTATGTTTACTCTGAAAAAGTACAAATCATTTTGCCGATCCTCACGGACAGGCAAAAAACTCAATCCTAAATAACAAAAAAAATGAAACTTATCGTTTAGCGAAAATATCTTTATCTGATCTACTCAGAACCCTGCCTTTCAATTCCAAGAACCTAGGCATCCATTCCTTAGATATCTTAGACACGATCCATTGAAATCCCTTAGGAGTCACATAAACAGTGTTAGTTCCATAAAACTCATCGTCATCACGATATCTGTAACGAGCATAACCACGATCTATCATCCTTTGGGATAACAACCATCTTTTACCGGTTTTAGCGAAGAACTTATTATCCTCAAGCAATATACGAAGATTCTTCTCCGCTATATCATACCCATGAGCCTCCAGCTTTTCCCGAACCTCTCTGATCAACATATCTGTCTCTTGGGCTATTTCGGCTGTCTTAGCAAACTCAACCATAGGAACCTGTTCTTTGATGATATTATCAGATATCCTTTTGGCTTCCTCTGCCGCTTTTTTCGCCTCAGCTAACGCACGCTTCTCCTTTTCCGATTTAAGTAAAGCCTCTAATGCCTCTATATAATCAGATGGAAGTTCATTCTTTGATGGCATAGAATAGGAGCCTGTTTTTCTAATAGAAGGAAGAACCTCCGATGTTACCCATCTTTTGAATTTCTTGGCAGATTCCATCTTAGATGACATAATCAAAGAATACATCCCTGATTCATTGATTAATTTGATCTCCCTAACAGCCTGATTTATAAGGGGGTTTATTTTAAACCCCATTGATTTACAATCACTTGTAAGAATGATAGAATCCTCATCATCAACAAACCTTTTTACAGCGTTCCCTAAGTTTTCATAACCAAGACATCTGGCTATGTCATTACCAACAAACCATGGATTGCTTTTCTCGTCTAATAATACTCTTACATCCCCAAAATCAGGATTCTCAAACAATTTTAAATTATCCATAATATAAAAAAACAACGAGAGCCATTGGCGTCCGTTATTCCACCAATGACTCTCATCTATCGCCTACGCTTAGGCGAGTTAATTTCTTCCTATGGCCCAATAACGGATGGACACCGCAAATATAGAGCCTTATTTTTAAACTACAAACAAACAGGAGATATTTTTACAAAAAAATGTAATCAATCGTATTCCTCTGTCATATATAAAGCGTAATCATACCCATCCTCCATCATCATCACCACCTTCTTGATATCAGATAAAGTTAATTTCTTTATCTCCATATTCCTACTATCCATCCTGACGAAAGAGTCCTTGAACTCCTGCTCGGTTATAGCCTCCAACCTAAATAGATTGTATTTTATAAGTAACTGGGTTACGTCAAATATCAAGATATTAAGATCAACATCATCTTTCAACTCATTAAGAAGATCACGCATCATTTCCTTAATGGCGTCAGTGTCAAGTTCCAGCTTCTCGGCCTCCTTCATCAGCTTCTTGATGATACCATTGTACTCGATTATGATATTAGCGTTATCGTCATCGGTAGGTAGAAGGATATCTATCGTACATTTTATACCCACCTTATCACTAAGCCTTTTGTTGAACTCAGTCATATAATCAAAAGCCTGATCCCTGCTTAAAGCGTATGTATGGTCAAACAACTGCCTTTGTCTGTTATTGACAAAATAATGGCTGGTGTATAACATCATCAAGACCTTCACTCGCTGGACGCGTAGGTCTTGCATGATCTTCCGGTGTAAAAAAGCATCTAATTGCATAATATAAAGAGTCCCCACCGGGGCCATCACACACCCGACAGGGACCAACTTTTAAATATCTTACTCGTCAGGTGATGGACTGACACCGCGAAGATAAGACGAATAAATTTACCTAGCAAGGATTTTCCGCTTCATTTTCCCCTGACACTACGTTCCCTTCGGAAACCAAAGACTTGTCCTCGGCCGCTTTCGTAGGCGAGGCGAACTCCGATTGGGAACCGGGCGGGTTGACGAACGGGGTCTCCGTATCCTCGAAGAACGTCTCATCCCTCCTAATACTCATCCTAAACTTAGGAGCTATGAAAGGATCGTTATTAAGATCGATGTTGATCGTAACGTCATTCATCAAAATATCCTCCTTGGTCCTAGAATCGCCTATCCATCCTCTTACGTCAGCGGTCATAGGCATCCTGCCAGCGGCTTCCTTGACAGCCTCTAGCCGTCCCTTGATAACATCCACGTCTCCCGTCAACGGAATCATATATGTCTTATTATCCAACCCGGATCTGGCTATAGCGTTATTAAGATCCATTATATCATCAATACCTACGCCTCCGCCTAGACCCTCCATAATCCTATCAGCCATCGATCCGATCATAGATGAAAATGATGATATATCCTGATTTTTCAATCTTACGGGGTACAGGTAATTTCTTCCATTTCCTGTCTTTATAGCTACGACCGGGATACGTGAATCTTTATAGTCACCATACTTGTCCCTGACGATAGCCGTACAGAACGGGAATATATTATACTTAATATTATCCCTCATCGTAACCTCCCCGTTCTCTATATACCCTACGCTCTCGACCTTACCAACCGTCTCGTTGGTAAAGTCATTCTCGGATACCATCAACGTGCCATTATCATCACTTACGCTAAAATTAGGTCTTCCCGGCAAAACACTGGTAACTGTACCTACAAACGGTATATCGATCTCGCCAGCGACAGATCCCACATTATCCCTATACAACTCAAAGGCCATACTCCTTAAATCAGCGTTACTCCCTTTTGAGTCTGGATCATTGGCTTTTAGCACCGAGACGAAATTTCCGTCGCTATCCACGATCTTAATAACCATATTATCAACCAGCTCTCGGTAAGCCGACTTAGTCTCATCAGAATTAGGGTCAACGGCGTTAAGGCTATTGTATTTATCATACAATTCCTTGGTATATGGATCTGACATATCCATCTTAAACCTTACCATATCACCCTTGCGGAGGCTAGCCGCTGCTTCCTGATTCACCGACTCGTTGTTAGACCCAAACGTATCACCCGTATAATAAGGGACAATAGACCCATCCTGCCCCTTGCGATACACCATGAACCAATTGGAGGTCGATAAGGCGGTCTGCCGCCCCAGTATGACACCGGTAGCGTTCTCGAAAGCCTGAGCGTCATCCTCGCTAATCATCCATCTTGAGTGGTTATTCGACTCTATAACAGTAAATATGTCGGTTCCGTTGGTGAAATCCATCACCCTTCCATCATCAGTATCAGTGGCATCAGATCTTTTAAGCCCAAGACCGTCCATAAACCTGTCAAGTCTCATTCCGCCAACCTCATGATACATGACCCCACCGATCTCTCTCTTTTGGGCCATCAACACTACCGGATTCTGGGCGGCATTGGCCTCCGTCCTGCCAGTGGATGTTCCGGGTTCGCTCTCCGTGAGAACATCACCCATAGGTATAGACTTATCGTAATCCTTGACAACCATACTTCCATTATCATACAGCCTCATCCATTCCACGAATTGAAGAAGAGGATCATCAGAATAGTTATTGATAATATCAACAGCCTCATTAAGTTTATCCTGATCAACCTCATTGCCATTGTCAGCCTCATTCATAAGGTCATTATAAGTCTTTATAGCTTCTTTGATCTGATCCTGATCAAGGCTATTAATATTTACATCTATAATATTATCAATAGCATTCTTGATATTATCTGAAACATCACCATTGATCTTTAACCTATCTATCATAGACCTGATCTTATTGAGTCTGGCAATAGGATTATCCCCAAATCCTTTAACGAGATCGTCAATACGATCCTTGTTATTATCATATATCTGGCGCTCCCTAGGAGACAGAATATCCTCATTGCCGTTCCAGATCTTTATAGCGATATCGGCAGCCCTATCGTACGAAGGATTTATAAGGTCCTCGTCATCAGGGATATTCTCAACAATATTATCACCAGATTGGATATCCGTTTCCATAGCCCTTGCTATCATATGATTATAAGTCTTGAACATAAATGCCTCATCCTCCCCTATAAGACCATCTTGGTAAGCCTTATCTACAGCTTGGTCGTTAGCGTAAAGAGCATTGGCATCAGGATGATCAGTATTCCTGAAATCATACTTGCTATCATCCTCCTCATAAGTCTTTCCCCATGCGTTTGACAAGATTTTCATAAATCCCCGTTCCTGCGACCGTATAAATCTCTTATCACGCATACGGCGAAGAGATTCATTGATATTCTTATAAGCCACTAGATTATGACGATACTCGCTAAGCAATGCCATTGCCTCCTTATGGTTCTCGACACCACGGATAGATACTACATTCTCAAAATCAGCTATAGTGTTATGCGCAGCCATTAAATCAGAAGCACTAATCTGGCTACCATATCGATCAGGGAATAATAAGGAGGATAGATCAACCTCCGAGTTAACCATCGTGGCCAATTTCCTCTCAAGGGCTATTTTATCCTCTGTCAGCTTAGCTAACTCATCAGTCTTTTTAGCCAATTTATCCTTGTTCCCCTCAAACCGTTCCTCACCCATCACCATCCGCTGAAGCCTTAAGATGCCTTTTTCAAGTGCCTGCATTCTTGACGTAAGCCCCATAAGCTCGCCAATAGCCTCGTAGGAATCAGGGTTAAGATGAGAATAAACATCAAGAGCTTCACCTATACCATTTTTATACAACCTATTTAACTGGTTAGCGATATCATTCAAATTACCCTTAGCCTCAAGACCGTTATAAGCCATGTTGGAGATATAGGTGTTAAATGATCTATTGGATATACCATCGGCAAGGGAGTCGGCAAATCTGCTGGCCATAGTAAAATTATCAACCTTCTTATTGAACTCACTGATAAGGTTGGACTTATACTCATTTACCTGCTCATCTGTCATATTCATATCGGAGGCTATATCGCTATTAGGTATAGACTCGATGACTGTCTTGAAATTCTCCTTAGTATCATCTAACATCCCCATTTCCTGATCATAACGAAGACGGTTGAATACGGCGTCACTAAAAGTCTTATCTACAATTCTAGAATTAGGTATATCATCAGCGTTATTATCCGTACTTAAGCCTGATAATTGAGCGTTAAGAGCCATACTGCCACGAATAGCACGGATAGCGGCGGTAGTCAAGGCGCCGGCATTGGTGTTGTAGGCCTCCACCATCCCCTTGTTCCGGGACATGTCTTGGCTCCATTCCTTTATACCACCAATAGTTTTTCCTCCCATAACCGATCCGATAATCATACCGATGCCGATTTCCTTCCATCCCTGATTAGATCCGTAAGTCTCCTTGAACCCGTTCTTTATAGCCTCCATATAGCCTATATTCTGCCGGATAGCCATAGGATTGTATCTTGATTCTACCCAATCCTTGGCGGATTTACTAGCCACTCCCTGAAGACCTTCCTCATACAGACCCTCAGATACCGGGCGTTTGATGATATTGAACGTATTCCCGGCTATTTTCTGCCATTTCTTAGGCGTTATGGCCCTTAATGTCCCGTTATCCATCCTCTCGGCGCCTACGCCAAATATATTGCGTTTTATGAACTTATCCACGCCAAGATCCATGCCGAACATATCGCCGAACATAGCTATATTGGATAATGACAATATACCGACATTAGCGGCAAATACGGCATTAGCGGCATCGGCGTTGTCAGCCCTGAACTTCATAAGCTCCTCATATGGGACTTCCCTTCCATAAGCGTTACGGTAAGACTGCCTGAAATTCTCCTCAGTCTCCATCAACATGCTTCTAGCTTCGACAGATGCCTCCCATGAGGTAGATGCACCAAGGAAAGCGAGGGTGTCCAGCCCCTTGCCTATCCTCTGTCCAGCACGGGCGGCCCTAAGGTAAACGCCGAACGCTTTCTTGGTATCCGAAGCCGCTTTGCCTATCCTAGCCAAAGCCACGCCTGCCCTAGCTCCCGTACGAGCTAAGTTCATCAATCCAGCGCCGGAATATACGGCTGACGATAACATGGCTCCAGCGGTAAAAGCAAGACCGGATAAAAAATCGTTAGACCAGAAATTAGCCGTGGTCATGCTTTGAAGGAAATTCATATCCCGCTCCTCACGATTGTAATAATGAGCAAGACCGTAATCCATCTTCTTGTCCTGATCATCCAACCATCTCGTGAAATCGTTATCAAAAACAGCGTTAAAATTACCTCTGGATACACCGGCGTAAATACCATAAAAAGGCTGAATAACACCACCTAATCCATACAAAGCGGTCTTACCTACAAATTTCCCCAAACCTCTCATCCATTTCTCAGTCCTACCTTGACTCCTAGATAAACGTGTGTCGTTATCTACACCGGGGATATAAGACTCGTATTTAGGTATCCAAGTACCGCTACTAAGTCGATACCTTGAATCCTCCAACGATATCTCCGGACCAGTAAGATTAAACCTGCCCTTATAGCTTTGATCAGAAGCCATATATCCTAATGGGGACATATGTTTCATATCATCATAATAATTTGTCTTAACAGTATTCTTGATCCTCTCCGACAATGATGGTATCTGGGACTTTGATCTCTCGGAAGCGGAATACGGATCCAATATCGGAGGCATGTCACGATCCGGTATACTATATGAATCTGTGCCAATAGCCTTTATATTATCTACGTTCATGGTAGGATATCTGTACTTCTCGGCAAGATTCTTCCCATTAGAGGTATTATTATAGATTTCCATTGTTTCCATTATTTCCACTATTTCCGTTATTCCTGTTTCTTATCTCCTGATCGATCATACTAGCTATAGGCGAGATGAAACTTTCAAAATCATCAGTAGTAGATCTACCTTCACTTCTCCAATACACCTCATTCTCCTTACTAAGTATCTGTTGCCATGCCATGACCAAATAATATTGAGGGCTGAAATCAATTTTCCTAGCTACCTCATCAGCATAATTAACGCCATCCAGATCAATTGAGTATAATGGAGTACCGCCATCCCTTGCTCCTCCCTTGCTGTATATATCAACATTTATCCCAGAGGAACCATTATTATACTTATATCCGGAAGCCCTTAACTCATACATAGAAACGTTATCAAATAACACATCGGTAGCGATCATCATCTGATTCTTCCTGATATTACCGTCATTTATATTCGTGAACATATCTATATAAGGCATTGTCATATCCTTGGCTCCGCTGGCATAAGCTACAGGAGCTACCTGCAATGCCTTGGCCATCTTCCCATAAGCGTTATCACTTGAATTGGCAAACGATATAGATACAACACCAGAGTCGTAGGTCTCGGATGGGATATTTACATCTTCTTTATAAAAAGTAAGGTCATTGGCGGCTAAATCAGCCTCACTTACCTCAACAACAGATCTGCCATCACCTCCATTATTACCAATGATCTGATAATTACCATCACCTATAGGAGATATAGTAAATGTTATCTTTGTATTGGCATTATCCTCATCCTTAGGAATAAAACCACCACCACGAGTAAATAAATCGCTGATCTTTTTATAATCCTCCTCCGCCTTACTTTTAGATGGATAATTACCAGAGTAGATATACTCACGCTCAGCGTACTCATGACGATATTGTCTTAGATAATCCTCACCGGCACGTTTAGCGTCGCTAGCAAGTCTTCCTAAATCGCCACGGCTCCATTTACGCCTAAGTACAGCCCCATTCTCTTTACTCATCTCATCATATATAGCTGTAGCAACAACGGCATTCCTCTTGTTATAATTACTCAACCCTTCTCTTAGATTCTTTTTAAATAAATCAGATGTAGAAAAACGACCAGCCCCCATATTAGCTAATAACTGTATATCATCCAATGTTAAGGAGGTTCCCATAAGATCATTTATTCTTCCTAGGACTACTGACGCTTCTCCAGAATTAACACTTCCAGGACTCACACTTTTATATGATACTGGATACGTAGGGCCATAATCCATCTTAAATTCTACACTATTACTAAGGATAGAGCTATATGCGGATAATTTGGCCCAATCTTTAAACGATATATCTTCTATGGCTTCATCATAAAAAGACCAATGCCCTCCTTCTACAATATCTCCAAGATCAAACGTCCCATATCCATAACTAATATCAATTCCAGATCCAGTAATAGATCTAGCTTCTCTCTCGACTATAGCATCAACTCCATCCAAGACAGCGTCCTCAGCCTTATTGAATCCCTCATTGATCCTATTATACTTATTCCTTTGGTTGTTTAACCCAAGAAGCTTTATATAGCTGTCCTTGCCATTGTAATCAAGAAGCGTATTCGTAGACCCGCCATTAGCCTTGAAATAAGTCATGATGACTTGATCATCACTCATATTCTTGACAACATTACTATTCTCAGGATCGGACGCCCATGCGTCGATCTTCCTTCTAGCGTCATCTGATAATGACTTAACGAAATTACCCATGCCAGTAGTCACCGCCTTCTCGTTGGCTATGAACCCGTTCATGAACTCATCGCTTATGTTCACATCGTCAAGGTTTGCGCTCTTGGTAACCACGGTAGGTCCTGTCATATCATCGTCTCCACCACCATTCTTTGACTTACCCGATTCGCTGGCTTTTATCAACGCAGCTTTCTCCATAGCCAGATTATGTCTCTTTGTCTCATTGAACTTAGCCCTCTCCATCATCTGCTGATTAGCCTTGAAATAATAATCGTCAACGCCCAACGTCTCATATGAGTTATTATAAGACCATCGTAACCCCACGCCACGAAGGAACTGCTGCCTCACCATGAACATGCCGGCCCGCTCCGGACTATAGTTGCTACCGATAACGCCCTCAGCCTCCTCCACGAAATCATTTTTCTGCTTGGTGATATCCGCCAGTTCCGACTCCAACTTAGCCCTCTTGGCCTTGTCATTGCCAACGCCCTTTAGCTTGGCTCGTATGGATTCTTCCTTGACACTGAAATCATCAATATACCCTTTAAGGAAATCTGAGGTGCTTTGAACATTAAATAAGTCAGGATTCGTTCTAGCCATATATCTTCCCTCTAATTGCATCTGAGCCTTACCGTTCTCAGATATAGAAGCCATGGCTATATCCCTGACCTGAGCGTAACTCATCTCATCTATATACATCTCACGCATCTCCCCCGTCCTGTTACCATTGGCATCAATCACCGGCACATTGACTTTCTTTCCCCTATTAAGGGAGATGAAGTTCTTCATCTTCTCATCAACCTCAGCGTGATAATCCGTATAAGGAGTATAATGTATAGGATTAAGACGTGTTCCTACCTGACCGTCATTCATCCATGCCACGGCATCGGCGAAAGCCTCAGCCTCGTTTATAGGACTATACATCTTGGGATTATTCAATTTCATATCCTCCATCTTCTCACTAAACGACCGGATCTCCCTAGTGCCGGCAATGGCATTCAACACACGGGTATCCAGAGCCTCCCCAAGACGAGCCTGTATACTTCTGGCTACACCATCAGAAGCCAAATTAGATTTACGATACACGTTATTCACATCCTGTATCAATCCATTTAACCTATTCTGAAGATATTCCCTATCCTGAGGTTTTATAATGTCAGAATTGATAATATAATCAGCATACTCGTTTATAGCCTGCCGATTAGTATCTATCTTCTGCTGCATGTATCCCATACCCTGCATCATGACATCCATGTTGTAGGGTGATACGTACTTTCCGTAATTCCTTAATATACTATATTGTGAAGCCATCCTTTATCCTTTCTTGCCTTTAGTTACTTCATGAGCGGGATATAATCTCCTATAGCTCAATATATCTCCTTGAGGATCAGCGATCAGCTGCCCATTAGGACCGATCTTTACATCCCCGAATATAGATCTTAATGTATTCATGGTCGTAGCCGTATTCCACTTCTGCTGAATCTCATCATTGACGCTATCGAAATACCTAGCCCAGTTCTCGTCATTTATAGCCAATCCCTGCAATATCCGTTGTTGATAAGCTTGACGTTGGGCTATGTTCTTGTCGTAAGTATTCGCCCATGATTGAGAATTGACATTATCAGCCCAAGTCCTTTGAGCCACATTCCCTTGTTCTACCTCATTTATATACTTACCTATATTGGAACTCATGATAGCCTGTAAATTGGAAGATAAAGCCCCTCTCTGGGAATCCGGGACATTACCCATCTGATCCAATTGTGATTGGAAAGCACGATTAGCCTCAATCATATACTGATCAGCCGATCTCAACACCGGGTCCACGGTAGGAGCGTAATGTCTTTCTAGACCTTCCGTTGTCACGGCTCCCGGAGTCATCCTGAACACCTCAGGAAAGTCAAGACCACCACCTACTATATTCCTGCCTCCATTGCCGCCGTTCGACTTACCGGCATTTGTGTTGGTCTTAGGAAGTGTATTGGGATCAATCAGCTCAGGCGTATCCAGTTTAACATCAGGATCCTCCACATCACCTATATCCATAGGACCGGGAGCCACCTTATGAGGGTCAAGTATAAAATCAAGACCTTCCATTCCTTTCATGGATCTCAATGCCTGCATCTTAAGCATATCCTCCCCAAGGATCTTATTAACAATATCTTTATTCTTGTCAGAAAACAGTTGACTGAAATGAGTAATACCAGCGTCGTTAAGAGCCTTATGCTGTTCCTCTGTAACAACATCTAGACCGATCATAGGGCGAGATGTGGTAAACAAACCTAATTTATTGTCTCTCATCCTATCATGATATGCGGCTTTCTTGTCTTCAGGGTAATTACCTTGACTATCCTCACCGCCAAAGGAAACGAGCGTCGTGTAATCCCGAAGCGCCTCGGCGTTGGCGATGATCGGGTTCTCAGCCGTAGCCAAGCCCATCCAGCTACTTGTCTGACCGTAGATAGCGTCTTGCAACGCCCTAGCCCTAGTACCCTCTGAAGCTCCCATATAAGCATCGTAAGCGACCGGATTGAATGTCTTATAATAATTCAACCTCTCATCCGTATTAATACCTCCATAAGAGCCATCAGTTCCTTGGCGCTGATAACCGAAATAGTTAGGATCATTGTTGAACCTATTCTCGATCGGGCGGAAAGTTAATTTACGACCGAACAAAGACGTGCCTCCTATCTCCATCTTCTGGCGAATACCAGCCACTTTCTTAAGCAGCTCTTTCTTAGCCTCAGCTATATCCTCCTCCGTAAGACCGTATTCTTTCATGGATCTGGATATGATATTATCTATCTCGCCTCCCTTGGCAAAATAAGTATCCTCATCCTTCTTCATCTTCCGATCTTCCTGCTCCTTGTATATGACATTAGCGAAGTCCGTAAATCTTCCCTCTAAGCCATTAACGGTATCGTTGTTATCATTTATAGCCTTAGATAATACGGAGGCGTTTAAACGCCTTGTATTCTCATCATCTATCTTATCGTTTTTCTTCAGCTTCTCCAACGCCTTCTTCTGGTCATCGTAAGCCGATTTAAGACCGATCTTAGCCTTATACCTGTCCATTAACGTAGCATACGTATCCTTAGGCGTGGCTTTGATCCCATACGTATCTCTGATGTATTTAGCGAAATCCGGCTCTATGGTTGTGTCGTCGGTAATAACCTTCGTTCCCTGCTCCAAGGAAACGGGGGTTCCACCATCGGCGTGCTTCTGCCCCATAGCCTCCATCGGCGCCTCTCCGGGCTGCGTAACGTACTCACCCCTCTCGACCTCTACGTTGGCTTGATCTTCCATCGACTTAGGTAACGGATACAGATACTCACCGGTAAGGCTTCCGCTATCGAACCTATTATTAGGTCCTAGATAAACACCCCCACCATCCTTATACTGCATCTGGGATTGTCTTCTTTGTCTGGCCTCACGCTCCTGAGCCAACCTGATATTAGTACGAGTACCTTTCTCTGACGCTATCCCAGAAACCACGTTACGAGCCAATCCCATGATACCACTAATTCCTGAGGCTATGGTGGTTATCGTATTAGCTGTTTTAGCCCCAGTGGATAAATCTCCATATCCCTCACTTCTCATACGCCCTATACCACGACCCATCTGAGTGAATCTAGACCCTATATCATCAGCGCCATAGTAAGGGATGGTGGTAAAATCAAAAACATCCGTCTCGCCTGAACCGGTCTTAGACTTATCAACATCATTAACAGTCACATTATTAAATGTAATAGCATTGTCCTGATAATTCTCAGCTATACGTTGCAAACTACCCTTGAAACTAGCCGGAAACATATCCTTCTGATCAAAAGCGGTATCATATTTATTCCTCAACCGGTCAGGCGTATCCATAGAATATATTCCTAACGGATTGACCGATGCGGGTAATCCTTGGTTGGTATTTACCAAAGGTTCTATACCTAACCCCTGTATACCATCCATATTGCCAAGCATATATGAACCGACTTCACCGGCTTCTTGATATTTAGGTATCTTCCTCTTGATTACATATTTGCCCATATCAAATTAATTTCGTTCTGACACAAAGATAATTTAAAAAAACAGAGACTCATCATTTCACAATGACGAGTCTCTTTAATACTAATCCTTTAAAGACATAACAGGATTGCCCCATTTCTTTTTCCACTCATGACCAAGATAATCTATAAGTTTATCATAAGTATCTATAAAACCACCATCTATAACCCCGGTGATAACATTCTCTACAGCTACTATGTCGTTTAACTGATTCTTTGTAGCCGTATTCCTTATTCCACTCTCATGCTTGTTAAAGACGATAAAATTAATAGCCTTAGCTACCCTTGATATCTTATCAGACAACTGACCCTTGTCACTAACCAACCTGGCGACGGCCGAACTCATCTTGATATAAGCCTCGCCAGCGGCATTCCTGTCCTCTATGAATCCATCATGCAACCATATTATCACCTTGGCGTATATCTCTGGATCCAATTCCAATGCTACCATAACAAAAAAATACGGATTTACATACCATTTCTGACCCTCCCCCTTTCCTCTTCGGTAAGCCATTCCGTATTTCTTGAGATCGGTTATCTTATTGATTTTCAATTCATGGTTTTGTACCGTAAGATTTCTTACATTACATATATCATTAATACTCAGCTCCCTAACAAGAGCTTTCATCTTTTCCTGAAATCCATTAGTAGCAAACAAATGATCAAGCCTTCTAGACTCCAACCCCATAGATTTACGTTTTTCATTCAAGGCTTCCATAACTTCCGTTATGCATACAAACCCGTCCTTGGACATAACAGAAATGTTCCTACCTAATAATTCCCTACTCTCTGATGATAAAATCAAATTACTTTTCATACCTTTACCAAAAGTTTTAAATTAATAAATGCGCCTATCCGCTCGTGATGAGTAGGTAGGCGCACAAATATAAGCAATACTAATATTATTACAAAATATAATAGCTTATATTATAGATAATAAAATCTTGAAATTTTACATATCTCAAATAATTACAAGATGCTAGATCCTTTTCACAAATAACGAACCTATCGCTTTCACCAAGTCATAGAAGCCAGCAGCGCTAAGCCCGACAGCCACCCCATACAACAGAGCTTCCCACCATTCACTCCCTACTAACAACGGGGATACCTGAAGAAACCAAGCCAGGATACATACCAGCATGCCGATAACTACAGCCGATAGGATCTTAGCCCACTTATGGGTGTCGATATACGGCACCACCTTAGCTAGCTGAGTAGCTGACATCGTAACGAAAGACATAATGCCGGTAAAGGTAGTCAGATCAATAGTAATAGACCCTTCTGATGGGATTACCTCTTGTGCCATCAAAGCGAATGGCGTCAATAACATAGCAAATAAAAACAACAATCTTTTCATATCAAAAACGTTTAATTACTTCACAAATATAGCATTAATTCTGGGTTCTGCTCATACCCTTTATATTCAGCATCAACCCCGGTATCATATTAAGCACCAACTGCCTTTTCGCCTGTTCCTTACGCATACGCTCGGCCTCCGCTATCTGCGCCTCTGATTGAGGATCATTCTTAATATTATTAGCGATGCCCTCTATAGCTTTCTTGTTAGCGCCGGATTGAGCTAGCATCTTATATAACAGGTCTTGACCTTCCTTCTCCCACCAGCTATCCATGGCAGGATGGGAAGCCAAAGAAGGATCGGCAGGGGCTACCGTCTCAGGCACGGGCTGCTGACCTCCGTCCCCCGTGCCTGAATCCCGCTGTCCGAACTCGTATCTCATTGGCTCGTTCTCAGGAACACCATACCTATTAGCGAACATATCAGCGAACTCAAATCTCTTCTCATTTCTTAAGGTCGATCCAAGAGGCCTACCGTATCCTTGATTCCATGCCACGGTAGCGTCCTTGTAGTTGACGGCGTTATCGAAATCGGATTTAGAATACATATAGTAATTATATACATTACCTTGAGCGTCCTTGTCAAAAAACTTTCCTTGATTGATGTAATTCCAACCTAACCCCGGGACCTTGCCTTGATACTCATCCACGAGATAATCCAACTGCTGTGTCAATGTCGGTTTCTTCCCATACCTGCGCTGTAGCTCCTTCTTCCTCGGTCCAAGCCATTGTTGGATGCCAAAATCACCGGCGGCTCCTAGGGCTTCGGTGTCCCCTCCGGACTCGGCGGCGATGTTCGATAGGATGCCGATAGCTTGAGTTTGTGGTATCCCTTTCTTTTCTGTCAGATAGTCCCATATCTCATCATACACAACCATCTTACTATCCTCTGATCTACTAGGATCAATAACGTATTTACCGGCACCATAATCCCATTCTGTATTTACCGGACCTCCATCCTCCTTATCCTCCAACTTATTCTTAGACATAATAGCGTTACGGATAAGAGCATCCTTCCCGCTTTCCAGAAGAGGATTATGATCCTCAAACGACCCTCTCTCCTCAAACTTATCGCCTATAGCGTCTAGTACATTTGTGGCTACGTTTACAGGAAATTCCTGATCGTCACCATGAAAATCGTATACGTCATAGACACCTAACCTTCCATCCGGACGCCTATAAATTGTAAAATTACCAAATCCTGACAATGGGGTAAGATCACCAGCAGCTTCGGGATAAAAATCGTATTCAGAAAAAACCGTAGGCTTTCCAGATCTTACCGAATTACGATTCTTCTCAAAAACATCTACCCATTCTCTAGACTTTTTCAAAAGCTTCAGCCTACCATAAGCATCATCTGTAGCCGGCTTATCAGAGCCATATGTTTCTTGCTCCGTATCATGTATTTTCTTATCTAACCTCTTTATCTCATCCTTAGTGTCACGATTGAACATCTTCTCAATATCAGTAATGACATTATCAGGAATCCGTATCTCCTTATTATTGCCATCTAGATTATTAGGTTGAGATAAAAATCTCGCCCATAGTTGATCGCTATATTCATCAACGTTAGCCTTCCCGTTTCTGCCATATATAAACTCATTGACCTTGTCAGGAAGGCTAGCATTTGAAGCCACCACATCGGGGGTGACATTCTCGTACAATCTTCTTCTTATGGCATTACCTAAGATATCTTTTAAATACGAAGCCTTATCAGATACATCCTGTCTTACATACAACGGATCATCACCAATAGGCCCACCATCCTTATATTTAACCTTGAAATCAAAATTGCCAATATATTTCTTTACATTATTGATATAATCATTATCATCAGGAGAAGCCTTGCCGTTATTCAATAACCTTCCCTTACCCATCCATTTATAAAGCAAGGCGTCGAATTTGTCTATATCATTACCTTTATTATCCTTAAAGCCACGACCGACAACCTCATTCTTGTATATAGACGCCAAACGCAACATGGTAGCTATACCTGAATTATATGGCTTTAGGATATTCTCCTTATCTATACCAAACTTATTATATATCTTCTTTGTCTCATCATTATCACCTTCTATCTTTATCTGTGTTATACCCTTCGAGTTATAAGACCTGTCATTCCATCCGTTACCATTTAACAACGACCTGAATCTCTTGGCTATATCAACGCCTTGATCACCGATAGCTTGTTTCCCTATATATCTTGCGGATACACCAAACTTAGTCTCCTGCTCGGCGATACCCATGGCAAGCATAGCCATCCTATCATAAGTGTAGCTATCGATATCGAACTCACTCATGATACGTTCCTTGTTATATGATATAGCGTCGCTATATTCCTTTATATTGCCCAGCTTATCCATTTTGGCTATATTATCAATGGCTGATATAACACCAAGGAAAGCGTTGCTAGAATTGACGCCATTCTTTGAGTCATAAGCGTTATAAATCCATTTAGGCAAGATATCAGGAGATATATCACTATTTTTTACGCTTATATTCAATGGCCTAAAATCCTTGTTTATATGAACATTATAATCATCCCAAAGTCTCTTCTCACCGGAATCCTCGCCATAAGGGTTATCCGCTATATAATTAAGCGACCCCTCACGAACGACAAACCTACTTCCCTCTTTCTCCGGAAGTGTATAAATAAAATCACCCTTCTTTATAAAATTATACAGCTCATTCCCCGTATTCCCAAGAAGCCTGATACACCCATTAGATCCTCTTCCAGTAGAAGCCTCATGATGCATAGATGACGATATATCATGATCCCACTTGCCTGTCTTAGGATCAAACCTGGCTCTCTGGAACGATTTCTGGCCATGATACTCGCCTATACCTGACACTCTTGTTATGCCGGCCGGAGTAGACATATTTCCAGCTCCGGCGATAAGTTTTTTATCCTTCGTCGTCTTGGTATAGGTATTATAATCATCGCCAGAAGCACCTACACCTATATTATTAGTGCTATAAAGAATATCCCCGCTCGGTGAATAAACCGTTAGTTTTTTATTCTTCTTATCTACAATAGCATAATTAGATTTATGATCGACGCTCTTGATTATATCCTCATCGCTCATCTTATTGATCTCAGCCTCCCTGGATATTATATCCATCAAATCATGATCCTCTTTCTCTATTGACAGCGATGGGTCTGAAACCTTTATCTTATCACCTATCTGTATCTTGTTGATATCAGGGATATCCCTATTCCACGATATAATATCGTCTAAAGATAATCCCAATCTTTTGGCTATACTCCAAAGAGTATCGCCTTTAGATACGGTATACATCTCTCCTCCATCAGCCTTCCGTTCAATCTTCTCTCCCCATAGCCCATATTTCTCCATGGGCCATATGCCGTCTATGGCATCCACATAACCAACGGGATACTCCCCGTCCAGACGCCGGTTTCGCCGCTCGTCCGCCGGGTACAGGGCGTTGGCCAACGGCTGCGTGATATGATCCAACCCCTTATCCTTGGAACTCGACATAGCATCCACCACAGTCCGATATACAGGTCTTAATTTCTCAGGTAAATATAGCCCCGCCTCATCAACCAACTCACCGATCTTCTTATTTATACCCCTGATACTGAAATTATAATTACCCATACCGTTATTCAACGGGGACAACGTACCTCTTATCCCATTCATACCTTTAACTGCGGCTCCTCCGCTAAGGATATCAAACTCCGGGGATACGTTTCTCAAAGGACTATCATCCATACCTCTAAAATACATAGGACGCTCACCTCTTACGACACGATCAAGATCCTCCTTATATAAATCCTTTATCCACGACGGAATCTCATCCTGTTTATTCTTCTTTGCCATAAATCATGTTTTTCACAAATATACACACAATCAAATGGATATTAAAACATAAGGCGGGAACATGATCCACGTCACATACCCGCCCTTAAGAATATAAGCATATTAACTAGCTATTATCCCACTCGGCGAAATCGCTATCCACACGGTCTTTCAACGCCTTCCTCTCGTTGAGAAACGTTTTATAAGACTCCACGTATGACAAGTCCAGTATGCCTAGCTGGGCGGCGTTGTAGTCGTTCAGCTTCTTCTGCTCCACGTCCTTGTCCCATAGGGCGTTGATACAGGCCTCCAATATCTTGTTGGCCGTCAACGTGGGCCATACCCTGACCTCGTTGTAACTATAGGAGATCACGGGGGACATATCGTCACCCATCTCCCTTGTCTCCTCTCTAACGTCCCACCGGTAAAGGTAGGATCCGTCACCGTCCTTTTCCATAGTGATCGGTATAGTGTCGCTATATGTTCTTTTCATGTCTTGTTATTTAATCGTTATACAAAAAAATTCCCGACGTGAGACGTGCGGCTACGCCGACGTTTTACGATATTCGGGGAAAAAGCAAAGGCGCGAACCGACGTTACGACCCGTAGCGGAAGGCGCAAGATTCGTACTCACGCAAGCGAGGCCCGCACCCTGCCCTTCGTCCGTAGCACCGCCAACCAGCACCGTCTGCATGCGGTTAGCCGATGTGTTGGTGTAATAGTAGTTGCACCAGTAGGTAGAACTACTACCGCCGATCTCCGTAGCTACGATATCACCATCCTCACCTAGGAGCATCTTCTTGGCATAACCATTGCGGCAGATGTTGCCTTTCTTGTCATAGCCGGTGTAAGAGGTGTCGCTGAAATTCGACGGGTCATCGGTAGTCCATAATATGGATAATCCCGCATCGCCCGTGGTGACCTGTATATTGCCCCCGTCAGTATATTTCCATATATGGCCGAACGGATTCTCTATACCACGATACCTGTTAGCCTTCAACGTGGCGTGAGTACCGCCGGAAGCGTTCTTCACCACATATGCCTTCTCTCCCGAGCCGTTCCCGAACTCGTTGGTATAGCCGCATGGGATAAGGGGGTTGGCGTTGTTGAAGTTAGTCCAATCCGTCATTTGTGTCGGTCCCGGACCTAATCCGCCTTGGGCGAAACCGTTAGCGTCCTTTTGAGCATTAAACGGTTTTTGACTATTTAATGTAGCATATTCTACTGCAAATAACCAGAATAAGGTTTTATGTGCTCCATACGTGTACATTTCCCAACCACTACCACGTTTTCTTGCAGCTTGGCGGAATTGGTCTCGGGTAAGGTTGGTAACAGGGCATCCTAGCAAGGAACGGTAGGTATCATCCCATTCAGCGGTGTTGTCACCACCTCTAAAATTAATTGAATTAGGATCACTTAATTTACTAGCTCCAGCCGCCGAACATAATAAATTATCGGTTCTATACATTCTGGCTTCATATGTTGAGATATAGAACTTATCTACATGTTTATACCCAGGTAATGGAATTTCGGACAACATCATCCTAAATTTAGTGCCATTAAAATACAATTTATACCAATGTTCAGGTATCTCTGTCATAACAGCATAATCCAAATAGCTTCCACCCCATGAAAGCTCATTATCCAAATATTCTTTAACTCCACCATCTCTATCCAAAAGACACCTTCTCATCTTACTCTGGACAGGTAGTTCTCTATGCAATTGCAGATTACCTACTCTAACACCATCTGGACTTGATGATGCAGTATCCCACTCAACACCATACGCATATCTTTCTTCTAGATCTGGTATATCTTCCCAAGCTGGAGACCATTCAGTAGAAATATCACCATATTCAAGTTTAATCTTATGGAGGGTGGAAATTGATGTGCCCGTTTTAGGAGAACTAAATACAGCCATATGTGTATTATCAGCTACTGCATCTCCGATATTAGTAATCCATTTAAAAGTCTTACTGGCCTTCCCATTCACAAAGTCAGCCTTACTGAACTGAGCCATAGAACCTACTGCACCAGTAGAGTTATATATAGTGAACATTTCCTTATCATCACCCAACTCTCCAAAAATAGTCAATGTTACTTGTGTTCCTTTAGATATCTGTTCAGTTAGCCAGTAATTAGCCGTCTCATACTCGGCATTACTTACCTCTGTACCAGATCCAAGCAATAAATTCTTTCCATATACTGGTAGTTTACGATATTTACCATCATCCATTAAAGATTTAGTTCCATCACCTGTAGTATGTATTGTTAACTGCTTAGTATTATTCTCAGAAAGACCACTTGTTAGATTTGTATATACATCAATCCCACCACTTACTGGCATTAAATAATTCATACCAGCATTTACATTTACAGATAAATCTTGATATATAGAGATTTGTGCAGAAAAATTCTGCAATATTCCCGCATCCTGTTTTATATAAAACCAAATAGAATTATCATCATTAACATTATATCCACCAAAAAGACTTGATATATACCTCCCATTATCTCTGACTGGAAATATATTAACAGCGTTGCTTGGAAGCTTCTCTAATAATTTATTATAATTTTCCTGAGATATAGATAGATTGTCACTTGATGTTATCTCCATAACAATGTCAAATACTGTATAATCTGATTTGACTACTACATCCTTCCACGTGCCATCTCCACAAAGAAACCCACCCTCATCTCCCTTCGCCGGAGCTGGTACCAATCCACCCTCCCCAGCCTGAGACGCCGTAGCGCCAACCATATCCTTGACCTTATCAAGTCTACTGTCTATTTGATTACCATCGTACTTACCAATAAAATCTTCCATATCATTTCAATATATAAGAGGAGGCGGTAAATACCCCCCCATATGTTAATAAATCAATAAATTTTCTCATCATTACTAAACCATCTTACTATCATCTTGAACCGGCTCTCAATGTCATTCACGAATCTTGCCAAGAACCAATCGCCACGAAGACGATCACGCCACCTCCGATGATAATCGACAGCCCTGGGGTCGATCTTCCGGTCAATATCATTCACGTCCTTGATCCATACCGGGAGGTTATTAGTATCGTCTTTGACCTCGTTAAAATAGTCATTTATATTTATCTTCTGATCAACCTCCGTCACCAGTATCTCACGGCTATCGTCATTGGTTACAGGATACCTTAACCGCTGGCTCATATCGTTCTTGTCGGCGATAACCATCCGAAGCTCACCGCTGTTGTTGGTATCGTTATAGAACCATGCCTTATTAAATCCAGTTGTTCTTCTAACCTGATAATTAACCTCATCCTGATACCTTCTGGCATCCATCCGATATTGGTAGTTCGTAAGGATCTTATTCACATACTGCTCACGGACAGGTACCTCTATGACGAACGGATATAGCTTACCATAAAATACCTGATACGATTGATTGGTTAAGCCATGAGACCACAATCCCACTTCTCGACTATCACTAGAATAGTTCTTACCAGACTGAAAATAATGCTGGTGCTCGATATAATAATCAGGGGTGTAGGATAAATATGATTTCCACTCACCCTTCAAACAATTATATCCAACGGTAAAGGAAACATCCGTGAAATGGCTGGTGTCCGAAAGCTCCACCGCCTGCCCGTTCCTGTAGAACCGGCCTCCCCTGAATTGGTACTCGCTTGGATTCCCTACCGGTATGTAATCCCTCTTGGTTATCAATACCCTCTTGAAACGATTATCCCAACCCATGGACAGACCTATACCAAAGAACTTGTTATCGATATCATAATAAGACAGCTCAGCATCCGTATCGGCGTTATATATCCGGCTACGGATGATCTTCATCTGAAGATGTTCCTTAAACCAGTTTCTAAGCCCCGGTGTGACCTCCGTAAGATCCCTGCCATTAGAATCTACCTTGAATACCTGACCACGCCTTAAATCGACCCAAAAATGCCCAAACTCGCAACTGATCATATCCCGGCTCTGGGTTCCGGAATATCCTAACGTCGTATTATTATACTCGATACCACGAGAGGCGAAAAGACCACCTGTACCTAGCTCACTATTCTCCGGGGATATTCTCTCCGCCAACACGTCTATAGCGTTGTACAGCCCTACCTGATTCTCAAAGCGGGCTAATATCTGATCCGACTCTATCCCCTTCATGCTTATGAGTTTCCCAAATGAGGTCTTGAACTCATGGTAATCCATAGGCTTGTACGACAGCCAAGGGTCGGTCATGCCGTTCTCCGAAACGTCGGCGGTGCTCCATATGACGCCGTTGGGTCTTTGGTAAGCGCAGTCCCAAAAATTGCTATCATACGTCTCTGGTAATGACCTTCCGCCTAGCGTAAAACGATTCTTGTACACAGGACTCATCTTAAACACATTATCCCTTGATATAGGGACATTACGCTCTTGGGTCCATGATATATAATCCCCTACTTCTGGATAGAAACCCTCATAAGGCTCAGACCCAGCTATACGGAAATTACAATTAATCTCAGACTCCACTAGAAACTGAGGTATGCCGTAAAAATACAGAAAGAAACGACCACTAAGATACATATCCCCGGTCTTGCAAGCCATCTCATAAGCACTCTTACGGCTAGGGAACGAATATAGCGATCCAGTATCCGTGTCAGTCTTATTAAGATAATCCTCCCCGGTATCATAATTAACAAAATAACGTGGATACCCGATATTCCTATAGTCATAGTAAGGGAATGGTATCATATCTCCCTGACCAAACTGGGTCAAGTAAAACATAGGCATTTTTCTTTTAAGCGAGAATCTGGATATAAACACATCACCTCCAAAAACAGGTTTACGCTTACCCTCATCCATCAACCCGCAACCACCTAACGATACCCATCTGATATCCTCTATCTGCCCGTATTGAGCCGGAGAATATTTCTTTATCCTCATATAGGGGCAGGATACGAAAGATTCACGTGTCATAAAATGAGGCGTCATACCAGCCACCTCGTCGTTACGAATATTACACTCATCCTGAATACGGCTGGTATCATAACTTGAAACCAACTCCGGATATTCAAGCATATACTTATCCATACCAAATGACATGAACAACGAATGCTCACGATCGAGGTTGTTTATGACAATAGGCTTACCGCCTACGGTCTCCCCTTGCGAAGAGATATCTGTTACCGGATATAACCCGCTCTTGATATATTTAGCCGTTGACAATCCACGTAACTCTGACTCCCCTATTTTTTGGTAAAATAAATTATAATGAGCGACAGAAGTATAGTAATAAGCATAGTTCCGTCTAGGTCCCCTATCTATCAATGCCGTTAACCACTGATACCTATACTTGCCTATATCCACCACGGACTGGGCTGTGGCCTTGGCGATACCTGTAGCCAGACGGATAGCCGTCAGCGCTATGCCGACAGGGTTGGCCAAAAACATCACGCCTCCACCGACATATTGCTGTGAAGCCGACTGATATGTATACTCAGCTATAGCGGATATTAAATTAGCCATAGCCTCCACCGTAGCCAATGACGTTGCCATACTATAAGCCTTACTTCCTAATATCGTCCATTTAGGGTGATCCTCCACCTCCCTGAATATACCAGAGGATTTACCTAATTGATAACCATCAACAAGGCACTCAGTGGGAGCGTCAGGCTTGTTGAAGGCAATATCAGGGCTTAAGAATGAATACCAGATATTACCCTTCCTATTAAACGGATGCGTTATAAAATTCTCACGATTAATATCCTTATAGATATACATATCATCAGACAAATCGTTGTAAGGATAATTAGGATAAAGGTTAGCCGATCCGTCGGGATCATCGTACTTAAACATATCATAAGCCAGACCCGTACCAATAACACTCTTATCCAAGGCCCTATCTCCACGATATAGCTCGTATCCGATTATAGAGTCACGTCTAGCCTTATCTATAAGACCATTCTCTACCGCTATATCCAGAAACTCATTAACGATATCGTCATCAAGCATCACCCCCATAGGATAAATATAGGAGTCAACTCCATATTGACCGGTCAGTTGAGACGGATTACCCATAAAAGGAGCGACAGAGTTATCAGGGAACTTGTAATGACGTATAGGTTTCTGACAAAATGTGGTTGACGTATTGGGGTACTCAGCGTTATCCCCATTACCGGTGAAATAAGACTTACCCTCAACGGATTTAGGAGACCCATAGTATTTCGTCAAAGAATCTATTATATCCTTCCTCTTTGATCCTCCCGATGATATCCCGATCTTACTTGAATCATACAACTCAAAATTAGCCGGATACTTATTGGTAGACTCCCAATATCCGAAATCACCATACTGATATGGTCTGGGAGCGCAATCAGCGGGTTTATCTCCACATGAGATACATTTCGCCTCATAGGTAACAAATCTTCTTAATTTCAATTCTTTCGTGAAGAAGAATACGTATTTCACCTCCAGTGGCCGAATGCCAAAACAGAACGGGGCGGGGAAGATGGCGGTGCCGGCCGTATAGAATCCGGCAAGCTCCTTCATGTCCCGCCTCATGGCGAAACCGGTGAAGAACACGCATACCGCAGGCTCGATGCAAACATATATCTTATGGAAAGTAATCTTGTCATCATTCCAGAACAAGTACTTTGGCATCATAAATATCTTATGATCCACGTAATTCACTATAACACCTTTCTTGGCATCATTAGCCAAAGGATTAGGAGCCACGGTACCTTCCTTGTCCGAGAAAAACGTTATACGAACCTTATTGTATGATGATGAGTCGCCGATCGGATAATTATAGTTACCCATCATCTCTATGTACATAATACCGTTATCAGGATCGGATAAACCACTTATGTATTTCTCGTAATCCAACTCCACCCATCTGGCGTATGAGGATACATGTGGATAGAACTTGAAATAAGTCAAGTTGCTTCTACCGAACCAATTGGTCTTGGCGTCAATATCATTCTGCATAGACACACGACCTTCCCAGTCAGTAGTTATACCGGTATTAAACTTAGAATTATCACCATCGCCAAAAAGACACATGGCGTTCTCGATACCAAACTGACTCTCATATTGGGGGAAATAAGCCTCCATCTTATCCATTAACTGATCAAGCATCGTCTCCGTATGCTTCTTTCCTTCCCATCCGGGATATTGATACAAATATGTGCACTTACCCAATGACCTACCTCCTTGGAACGTTGGTAGTTGCACATCGTTAATAGTAGGATTCACGTAAGGATCACCTACCGAACACCCATTAGCACATATACCCTCATCATATAACTGCCGGACATTAGACATATCCTGGCACAAGACCAAGGCGGAAGAATCTATGTCAGACGGGAATTTATCCTCATCCTGACCATCCAGCCATTCCTGAACCAGATCTATGATATTCTTGCCTCCACTAGAGTAATTATCAAAATCACACAATACAGAAAACTTCCTTTGAGACTCAGCATTACTTTGTATTAATGTAGTAGGCTCTGTCTCCGTATAATCACTAGCTAACTTATATGTAAAATCAATCCTAGAATCCACCAAAGAGTTTTTATCCAATATAGTCCTGGTCTCTATCCTCTCGATATCGTCACATCCACTAGGGAAATCGGGAGCCTTTATACCGTCTTGATCCTCTGGCAATGATATAGCAGCGCATAACTCGTCAGTAATACCTACATTGGATTCTATAAGATCACACAGATTCTCTATATTGTCAGCAATATAATCAATAGCATCATCTACCGTAACATCTTCCCCCATTGTGTTGATAACGAATTGGGTCTCTCCTACCGTGGCATATTCCTGCTCTACATATCCGAGTTGCTTAACATCTAGCTGATTCTTGCATTCTCCCCCAAAATCATCAAATCCCCAAGACGGGTCGTTTATGATCTTTGCCGTATTCTTAAACTGCCAAAGATAACGGCGGCTGTTCCCGGCGCACTGCGGGTTGTTCTCCAATACCGAAGCCGCTGATAGGTCTTCAGAGTTGCCGTCCTCATCAACGATAACCCCCATCTCCTCCCTTGTGGCCGGACGAGGGATAAGCGGGAATCTAGCTGTCCTGTATCCCGTATTGGTAAAGAATCTTATACCCAACGGATATACCTCGTCACGCATGAAAGAGGCGTATTTAGAGCAAGCCACACCGTCTTTATATAGATTCTCCGTGGCTATCGATGTCTGCCATTTAACGAAATGACCCAAGAAATTAACGACCGGTTGAAGATTCCATTCATTCTCCACGGTCAAGCCGTATTGAAGAAGACGATTCCCGACAGACGTCATGCCTCTGGCTGTCTTATATACCGGTATTTCCTTGGATAACTTCTCCATGGTCGTACGCTCGCTATACTGATCCGTAAGGTAATAGATGGTCCTTTCCGTTATCGGATGTATACCTTCTATGAAATACTCAAGAACCGGGCTTTGCTCACCATTAAACCCAACCGTGTTCTGTATAACACCTATCTTATAATGAGATACCTGCTTATCTATATTGGATACAGTAAGGCGGATACCCATATTGGTTGACCTACCCCATAAACCATCGCGGATAACCATATCTTGACGATCGAATAACATGATTGGGTTGGTCAATGAGCAATATCCGGTCTTCTCAATCCCGAACTCATCGCACAACGCCACGCAGAACTGGTAGGTCCCGGCACGCAGGCTCCCCCCGAACTCCACGACCTCAGGCTCCACGCACGGGGCCGTCAGCAACGGGAACACCAGCAGCTTCTCGCAGGCCAGCCTACACCTCTCTATTGGTTTGTCATCCCCACATGTCTTATACCCATGATAATGATACCAAAAGTCACCATCATCATCCGGATTAAGAGCCTTATCGACCATAACATATCGCTGGGGATTATATCCATCGGTCCAGTATATCACCTTCCCGCATTTCTCGTCCTTGATCTCTATATCGAAGATCGGATGATGAATGGAGAAATTAAGACAAGGGTCATCAACCCAGTCCTCTATCAGGACCTCCATCAAATCACATATCTCATCAAAACGACCATCCGACTCCTCAAGCCTCTCGCCAAGGATACGATGGATGTCCTTTCCCGATCCAGCCAATTGATCCTCCACGGTCTTGATATAATCCAATGACCGCATGAACGTGATCTTAGACGTATTATCATCCGGATTGGATAGAAAGAAATAAGTGTTATCACCAGCTATGTCATTCTTATACCCAATAACCTTATAGCCATCAAATCGCTTACATAAAAGGGTACTAGGCTCGTTCTGGATCTTAAGCTGGCTTCCATCGTCACCCTCTATGGTAGCGTTCAAGGCGAAACTATATTCAGATGGGGATAGATCCTGTGGATGCTTATCCCTGTTCATCCCGGAGTCGGGAACCGCTATGTTAGAGTTATTTTGCACGACATTATCTTTTTCGCAAATATAGTGAACTACCGCCAAACTAAAGATTTAGCGGCTTCGGAGATACCAATACCTCCTCTCTTTTCCTGCTTCTTCCTGTCATTGCTTTTTAGGACACGAGGTCGGTCATCCACAAGAGGACAGTCCACAGGCTTGACATCCCCTCGCTCCGAGGGTAGGGCTTTCAAGCCAAATTCCTTGATATTGCAAGCGGCATTGAAATCCCGGTCGTGATGTGTTCCACATTCCGGGCAAGTCCAACTGCGCTCGCTCAATTTCAATCCTTTATACACATAGCCACATTTGCCGCAGGTCTTGGAGCTTGGGGCAAAGCGGTCTATCTTTATAAGGTCCACGCCATACCAACTGCACTTGTATTCAAGCAGGGTGAGGATTGTTCCGAAAGAAGCGTCCCCTACAGCTTGTGCCAGATGATGGTTGCGCTGCATCCCCTTCACGTTCAAATCCTCCATGCAGATAGTACGCACTTGGCTGTCGTGCATGAGTGCATAGGTGATTTTATGAAGGTTATCCTTACGGCAGTTAGCAATACGCTCCCGCAACCGGGCTACATGGATGCGAGCCTTGTTGCGGTTGGTAGAACCTTTCTGTTTTCGGCTCAATCGCTTTTGTAACAGCTTCAAGCGGTCAAGGCTACGTTGCAGGTTCTTCGGGTTGTCAAACGTGCGTCCGTCAGAACATACGGCAAGAGATTTGATACCCAAGTCTATGCCCAAAGTCGTATCGCCCTGTATCGCTGATGCCGGAAGTTCTTGAATGGCCGTATCAACCAATACGGAAGCGAAGTATTTGCCCGAATGTGTCATGCTGACGGTGACGGTCTTCACCATACCCTTGAACTTGCGGTGCAGTACGGCAGGAATGTCTTTCGCCTTGGGGATTGTGATTGTTCCTTTCACAAAGTCCACGCTGCAATGTTGCGGGCACTGGAAACTCTGCTTACTTTTCCGGTTCTTGAATTTCGGGAAACCTACCGTATGAGTGTCACGGAAAAAGTTCTTGTAGGCAGTATCAAGGTTTCTCAACGCACTTTGCAAAGCTTGCGAATTTACCTCACCTAACCACTCATATTCCATTTTCAGTTCGCTCCTCATGCGATTGGTCATCTCAACATTCCCAATAGATTTCTTTTCCTGCTTGTAGGCTTCAATCTTCAGATTGAGTGCCCAGTTATAGACAAAGCGGCAGCAGCCGAAAGTCTTGGCAAACAAAACCTTCTGTTCTTCTGTCGGATAGATTCTATATTTATAGGCTCTCAACATGGCGATTTTATTTGATTTTCAACACTCAAAGATACGAAAAAAATATTGGAATGCACAACTATTTAATTGATTATAAGCTATCTAAAATTGTTCATACATCTTATATATACCTCTTTTACTATCGTTGTATTTAGATATGTGCATTGAAAGTCAAGGGTAACTGTACTACCCCGCATTTTTCATCCCCTAAACTGAAGATTTAGGGGTTTTCAAATGCGAGTCTCTATAAAAAAATCCTCCAGACTTTCACAAGTCAGGAGGAGAACTAAATACTTTTAAACGCTCGTGTAAAGTACAAAAACACAACAATTACAAATTTTTACCCATGTAGTTCGATTGCTTATCGGCATCCTCTACAGATATGTAAAAGAAACCGTTAGTCACGTATCTCTCATTGACATCCACAAAATCAGTAGATCCTTTATCCACTCCTTTCTTCGATCCCTCATCACACACAGCTACCAGACTATTAAAGTCATTGGAATAACCTACGACTACACCGTGTATATCCCGATTTCGAGGATCGAATACGTACCTCATCTTACATCTGTCATAAGCTAACTCTAAAGAGCTTTTGCTTAACCTCTCATCTAATCCAGCACCCGCTACCAAGGCCAAAACGCTCTTTGATATGTCACTCATGGTGGTATCCTTGGCCGGAGCCTTAGGCATAGAAACGCCTTCCATGACAAAATCCAACGCCTTATCTACAAGACCATCGAAATCATCATCTCTTATATAATCCTTAAGTACCTCCAGTATATATAACCGGACATGGAGTTCGTTATTTACATCATTCAATGTGACCATAATACTAGTTTTCGGCAAAGCTAGATTATTCCTGCGCAATAAAAGATCAAATATGTCATAAGTAAAGGACTAAAAAAACAAAAAAAACTCCCCCCCATCCTCACGGACGAGAGGGCTGATAGATATTTGTATTATGAAAAAGAATAATTACTCACCTATTCTTACAATACAGTCACGAGACTCCTTGTTGTAGATCATCGTGCCTACCTTAGAATACAAGGTCTTTATATTTTGCCAATTATCCTCACCATGAGCGGATACGTTAGTGGGAGCGTCACCGGTATAAACCTCCTCGCCTCCGATATTGACAAAATCATATCCACGTTTCTCCATAGAACCGCCCTTATATGCCGTGAACCTGATAGTGACATTACCTTTCTCACGACCACCATACCAGTTACCGTATATACTACACCTGATCTCAAGAGGTAATTTATCGTAATTATCGCCATCCAACAACGGTCCCATCTGGATCAAGGCGGCCTCATTACCTGATTCCATGTTATCACCACCGTGGATAAGATAATCACCTACCCGCTCCTGCGTGGTCTGGTACTGTTTACTCCAACCAACAAGCTTGCCGTCAACGTCCGGGAGGCCGGTGTTATCGAAACCGGTAGCCGTGTCAAAGTCAATGCCGTCCTCGTCAGCCCAGATATACCTAAGCACTAGGTAGTCGAACTCCGGGATAATAACCACCGGGACCGACTCCTGCCTGCACACGAACGTCTTCTCCTCCTTGGTGCCTTCTTTTATAACCTTGTACGTAGCCTGACGTATCTCTCCAGTCTCATTGATATCAGCGGTAACTCTAACCTCAGCAGGACCGGTACCACTTGTCTTATCTAAATGTATCCAATCAGCCATATCATCGTATTTTGTTAAACCAGTTTAATATACTTATCAAAAGCGTTGGGCCACATACGCTCATGAAACAGCATCCTCCTCCTATTATCCTCAGCCAGCTCCCGGTAATCATTCAAGGTAATCATCGACATCTTAAGCTCTTTCATGGCCCTAGCGAACTTACCCGGCTCCTGCTGGGCGTATAGTTTATAGGCATCACCAGCCCCTTGTATCAAACCGTTAACGGCGGCGTTCTCGAAGATCTTCATCTTGATATACGTCTCGACATAATCCTCAAGATAACCTAACGCCGTTTCAGGTATATACGGGAGACCATCATCGTCCTTAGGCGTAGCACGATATATGATATAAATAAATCCATCAAACCCGGTATACATAGTATTGCCGGATATAGTTATATCATAATTATCCCAATCATACTTATCCCGATACTTGTCAGCGGCGCAATCACGCCTCAACCCACGACCTATCGATAATCTTACAGGATGATGGTAATGGAAGCGAACCTCATGAGACCCGATATATATCTTCTCCGTGATCGTCTTCTCAAACTCCTCCTTACAGCACTCGGTGCAGGAGTTCCAACGGAAACCGCGCTCGGTGCGCTCGACCCAGCCGATCTCGTGTTGGAGGTCAGCCTTAGCCTTGTCGCCGCCCGGTATCTCGCAAACCAGAGGCTCACATCTATAAGCGTCAAGCATGTCGAAAAAATCGGAAGGCAATACCGCCTGTTTATTACTGGTCTTGACAACCGCCTCTGACATGACCGCTATAACACCCCCGAACCTTTTCAAGGCGATCTCAGCCCACCTATAAACAGACGAGGTATCTATAGCCCCGCTATCATCGTATTTATGTAAATCGGCCTTGATCTCGGCCAATAGCCCTTTTATAGTCATATTTAAGTCTTTTGCACAAAGATATGTATTTGAATCCGTGATACAAAAAAAATCCAGTCTACCCTCACGGGCTAACTGGATCACAAAAACTTCTACAGCTTATAAACCCATTTAACTCCAAATACCTTACTCTCCGACTCAACCTCCCGGTACAAGAACTTATACCTCCTACCTGATTCCATAGCCAATCTACACTCCTTATTCAACGCCGGAGAAATATAGAGATGGAAATACTTGTTCCGAGGCATAAAATCAATACACGTATGGACATAAGAATATCCACCAGTTCCACGTCTGTTAATAGTACCGGTAAGCTTATTTAGATATATCTTACGATTAGGATTGATCTTATGGCACAGATAACCGATGTTGTTTATATAAACCCCACCCTCATTATCCAGATACTTATCACGTATGACCTTCCATATCAAGGACTGACATTCGAGAATATCATTCTTGTCCACAATCGTATGTTTCCTTCTCTTGCCGTTCTTAGACATAATAGATCTATAAAAACGGAGAAAGTACTGATCAAGTATTTTAAATGACTTTGTTTTCATATCACAAATATAACGATTTCATCCTAATACAAGAAATTTATACACAAAAATACACCGCCTGCACCAAGGACGAGGCAAATAGGATAGCCGACAATAACCTACAATCCGATGGTATCTCTTACGCTAATGGCTTGGCGCAGGCCGATAGATGTGATTGCGTGGAGTCAACAAAGACGTGGAGCGCTTACGCTAGCGAAAGTTTTAATGGAAAATGCTTAAGTATATCCGTAAGCTATGATAATCCATGTGGTAAATCTAAATCAGCATCATTTGATGTGTATTATACTAGATCTGAACCATATGGAGATGTAGAATATTTCCTTACCACTAAAACAGTCATCATACCACCCGGATCGGGAACGATATCAGGCGGAAGTGATTGTGCTAGCAATGCTACAAACATGTATGTATCTGATCCAAGTCAAGGTGGAGGCTGTTAAAAACAAAAAGGAGAGGTTGATTATCCTCTCCTTTTTATATAAACCTAAGATCTTTTCTCTTAGTATGATTTAATATCCTACTAATATGTCTGGTACTTAATCCCGTTCTTTCCTTTATCTTATCATAGATATAACCCTTGGATACGTAAGCCGACATATCTCCCAGATCTTTTATAATCTTGTCATACATATCGTGCACCTCATTATATCTTATAATAGAGCTGTCTCTCATCCCTCTTTCGCCTATACCGTCAACTATGGCGTCATTGAAACCAAAGAAATTGATTATTGATCTTATTAGATTCATGTTATTGAATTTTTTGTGTTTTCTTATTAATATCCATATCCGGGTTCTCATCCGTAGGGATCTGCAATTTGGTTACAGTTTCCCTTAATGTTTCGGAAACCACATATTCAAGAAGTTTGTCTGGGCATATGAAATCATAATCCCATTGAGATGTACATGGCTTATCTTTTTCAGCTCCACATCCCCCTAGCTCTAACGCCGCTTTTCTGTCGAGAGTTATAAGATCAACATTTATAGCCTCTATGTTAATATCTGGTATATAGATATATCCATCATTGACATAATAATAGTATTGATCTATATTCCCGTATTTACGTTCCTTGTTGTTAGCGTATTTTCTTAACGATATGGAGGTAAATATAATATCATCCATGATATTTGATACTTTGATGATAGCCGGACCTATACGGGTATATATCATATCGGGCAATCTTTTCTTGGATCTCATAAGTATCCTGCATAGTTTAAACTCATCAAAACAACAATCAATTTTCCGAACCCTCTCCATCTCCATGCAATTGATATGAGTATACAGTGATTCCTCGCCGAACAAGGTTCCATCAGCATACTTCTGGGCTATATATGATCTTGCCTTTTGTCTTCCTATGGATAATATCCATCTCCTACTGACATGAGCGTCCTTATTGATGGAGTTCATATCATTTATGATTCTAGATACAAATTCTGAATTTTTCATATGCTAAATACTGAGGAGGGGATATACCCCTCCGGTTATTACTTCTTTTTCTTAACCTTGCCTCCACATTTCAGTTGAGGTTTCTTTTTCTCGGAGACCTTGCCTCCATTAGCCATTTTCTTTTTCTTATTGCAAGCCATAACTTAATGTATTAATATTAACGATACAATATTAATGATTTTAATTAATAGATAAACAATGCGCATTGAATAAGCTAAACTCACATCGATTCAGACGGTATCTCTTACGCTAATGGCTTGGCGCAGGCCGATAGATGTGATTGCGTGGAGTCAACAAAGACGTGG